ACCTTCTTATTAAATGTTAGAAAATGATTATACTGATATTTATAATACAAACAATCTACATTATACTGATTGGAACATTTTTCTGCTAATCTTTTAACATAATACTGATAGCAATTGTTTTTATAGCTCTTTTCGTCGTTATCTTTGCCATCTGCTTCAAATTCTAGTTTCACAGTTGTTCCTTTACGAACGTTGTCTACAATGTCAATTACAAGCGTTTCGATTGATTTCTGAATGTTCTTTAGAATTTGATACAGTTCAACTAACGAGAAATCTGTTAACGATTTGTGAGTTGACCCATTTACTGTGAAAATGAATTCTAGATGATCAAAAGCAGTGCAACTAGTTTTTAATTTTTCAACGTATATTTGGATTACTTTATCTTTAATTTTGAATGTGGTGTCAAATACAACAGGATTAGTGGTCTTTTTAGTGATCATGCAAAAGCTCTCGTTTAAAAAAATACGACGCTGAAACGAGCAAACAGCGTCGTATTTTTAGGTTTTTATTATAGTGAATTAGGAAACGTAGAATGAAGTGTTAGAGGTGTAGGTTGGAGTTACTGGTTCTGCAACTGGTTCTGGCGCTAGCTGGTCCAGCTTTGCTTCCAGCATAGCAGTTGAAACAGAAAGATCTTCTGTTACAAGAACAAGTTCAGCAGTTGAATCGGCTTTTGCCTTTTCGAGATCTGCTTGAAGTTTGTCAATTAGGTCTAATGCTCTTGAATTCACAAGAACTGCTCGTTCGACTTGGTCTTTTAGTTTATCGATTTCAGCTGTCATAAGATTAAGCCTTTCTGATGTTGTTTCTAACTTAATAAGAATGATATTCAGCTTCTTTGTCGTTTTAGTAAACCAAGAAAACATAATTGTCTCCTTTTGAAATGGAACGGTTTTGTTTGATCGTGGGTAACCGATAACCACTAGTACATTACGGATGTACCCGACTGATATGTTCTGTTTCGAGGTCAACCAGTAAACCCAATGAGATTACGCTGCGAGGCGTGTCTCAAATGGAGCATTATTATAAATAATTGCGGTTCACGAGTCGGCAAACTCTAACCACTCTATGTCTAACATTTATAGCAAGGAGACACAGCAATGTCAACAGATATTATTTATACTTCTTATGTTTACATTTGGTATGATACAAGAGCAAAACTTTTCTACATCGGTGGTCACAAAGGTAAAGTCGAAGACTCCTATATATGTTCAAACAAAATGATGTTGAATGCATATAAAAAAAGACCTGAAACATTCAAGTTTCGAGTATTGGAATATATAAATGGATCCAACGAAGAATTGCGCAATTGCGAACAAAAATGGTTAAACATGATAAAAGAAGAAGAATTATATTGGACTCCCAATATTTATAATAAAACGGTTAAATATTACAATCAAAAGAAACAGTCTTCTGGTGGAAATGGGCAAGCAAATAAAGGAAAAAGGAAAGGCGTTGCTCCTTGGAATAAAGGTAAAACTGGCGTTCAAAAATCTTGGAATAAAGGTAAAACTGGCGTTCAAAAACACTCTTTAGAAACTAGAAAAATAATGTCAGTTAAAAAAACCGAATATTGGGCATCTAAAGGTAAAGTTATCAGTGAACTTCATTGTAAGCATTGTAATAAAAAATTTAAACCAAAAGCCTCGACTCAATCTTTTTGTAGCCGTTCTTGTGCATCTTATGACAAGCAGAAAAGAAGGAGGTGTTTATTTTCTTAAGGACACCTCCAAAACCTTAAAAACTAGATCAAGCAGCTAGAGCATAACTTTGTGCTGAATGATTGTCGTTTGATGCTTTTAGTTTAGCATTTATAGTGTTCGGACTAATTGTCGGTCGTTCCTTACCGAATGACTTGAAATACATTACGCATCACGTCAATCCCTTTCATCCCCATCAAAGACACGTTCTAACTTATGTCGCCGTTCTGCTACACTGGTACGGCCAAGACCTCAAATCATAGTAACGTGTCTATGGTGGAGATGTCGGCATCCGAGAGCCGAGTCCGTTAATGTTTCATATATTTCCAATTAATTGTCAACCGCCATTTCATTGACAATGTTTTAAACTCAACAAACACGATATAAAATTCTACTGCGAATATGCCGAAACGCCTATAGAATCCGTCTTTCGGTCCACACGGTAGCGTGTTTGTTACTATCATTATATATAAAGCAAAAATCTTAGATGGTCAACTTCCCTTTATCCAGAATACAAAGTTCTCCATCACGATCGATCAGTGTAAATTCAACAACAGTTGGTTCAAATTGTTTAATCTTTTTGAACACTGTATCGATGTCTAGCTCTGAGCACGTATACACGTCCAATTGAATCACTGCAGGACTATCTTCGTCCCAGGTATGCAAAGCAATATGGCTGGTTTCAATAACACAAACACCAGTATAACCTCGATTGCCAACTACCTCACAATATACAGTATGAGGGCCTGAAAGAATCTTCATACCAATCGATTCAATCAAATCTTGAAACCAAAAGTTCATTTTGTCTAAGTCATTAGCAGATGGCGGATTGTTAATCTCTGCTCTTACAATTAGGTGTTTGTGCTTCAACATCAATTATTGTTCCTTATAGCTAATCGCAAACGCGAACTTTTTTCCGTACATATTTTGCTTTGGCGATTTGAAATCGTTTAGGCATTACTTGTTCCTTTTTTCTAACTCCGTCACATGTCTCATTATTTTGTCGTGTGATATTGGCCGTCCTTTACTATCTCTATGCATTTTGTATGTTGGACCTGAAGAAGCATCTCCATGTATCAAAACTCTTACTCCAGTTGGACCAATCTTGTTTAATCTGGTAACTTTGTAATATGGGCCAACAGCGATAAATCGTTTTGGCCTATAACCATGGTAGAGAATCAAGTCTCTAGCTGGTTGCACTCCCCATGAATAACCATAAAACGAGTATGGTTTTTCAGAATCAAAACGTCTCTTAAACTCAGAAATCGCTGGTTTTGTTTTCCATGATTTCATTATAACTGGTACACTATTGGTCACTTCAGCGTATTCAATAAATGCCTTCTTGTCAAAGATATAATTCATCCCAATAAATGCATATAGCACTTCTTGAGGTCTTAGTTCTCTAACACCAGCAACTGCATTATTACAACTCAATAACAAAACCAACGAACAAATGATTAGTTTGTTCATCGATTTATTGTCCCTTTAAGCTATCTTTAGCAACTTATCCGCCACAGATGAGGCGACCCATGAATTAGGTTTAATTAATGGAACGATATTGCACGTCCCTTTGATATAACCAATCGCCTGCTCGACGATTTGATTAGAGATATATTTATGCGATGGATTTAAGTCCAAATGAACCTGTACTTCTCTTGAACCAATGCAATCGTGAAGGTTCAAATACACCTCGGAAGCTTTGTATACTTCTTGCATCAATCGATACAATGGTCTACGTTTATCTGGACTGAAATCTTTTTCTGTTTCTCTACAACCAAAAATCTTACAGCCGTTGGATCCATTAATATGAACAACAATCACTTTATAATAATCTGCATAACGAATGTCGTTCTTCATGTATGAATCTGAATCACATCCAATATAAATCTTCGATTGTTCTGATTGGTTGCGTATGAATTGTTTTACTTGTTCATAATCGATTGTGTCTATATTACCTCCCATTAAAAGAGCAGCAATTTCTTGCTGCTCTTAATGTCCTATTTATTTCTTACGTGCTGCTCGAGATTTGCGTTTCTTCGAGCCAATTTTTCGACGACCAGTTCTTGGTCTATTTTTATGGGGATGGGCTATTTTGATTCTCCTTTGCTGTTATACTGGATCAAATGCGATCACCGAATCGACACGAAACGACCGCCACGCTCGCTTTTCCATATCCCACACTGAAACCGTATCAGCACTACGACTGACCTTTCGCTTTTCAGTTGTAGATTTAATTTCTGGTAAAACGGATTCCATCAACGTGCAACGCATCTTTCGTTGTTCACCATCTTTCTTTCGAAACACAACATCTACACGTTGTGTTTTTAGTGTGTCGATCATCTCGTCGCGATCCATCTAAATTCTCCTCAAAGATACATAACGATTAGACCAAGCTGCACTGCATTGCACAGTGCAATTACTCCAACTAGAAACAACAGAACGTCGTATCTTGTAATGTTGAAGGCCAATTTCACTAGCATGATATCCTCTTATTGAAACGTCACTCGCCAATCGAGCAACTTGATTAGTATAGACAAACGACGCAAGCTAGGCAACAGATAAATACTGAAAAACAAGCAATGGAGGCATTGATGGCAGTAAGAGAACTAAACATTCCTTGGTTAGAAACTGCAAAGCAACTAGTTGGTACTAAAGAGATTCCTGGCAGCAGATCAAACTCAGTAATCATTGGGTGGGCAAAGGATCTCGGCGGCTGGATCAAGAACTTCTACAAGAATGATGATATTCCTTGGTGCGGACTATTTGTTGCTCATTGCATGCAAGCAAATGATATTCGAATCACGATTGAAAACCCTCTGTCCGCCAGAGAATGGAATAAATTTGGCGAAAAGACAACTCCTCGTTACGGATGCATTATGGTGTTTTCTCGTGATGGCGGAGGGCATGTCGGGTTTTATATCTCGGAAGATAGCACATCATATCACATTCTTGGAGGAAACCAGTCTAACACCGTCAATGTTACAAGAGTTTCAAAGAACAGATTCCTTGGAGCAAGATGGCCAACTGGTTATGAGCAATTGGCCAATACCAAGCGTTATGTAAAGAAGTTTGACGGCGAACTAAGCGTCAACGAAGCTTAAATCATGTCGACCAAGCGGCCATCCTTATCAGTTACTCGCACTCTTGAATTAGGATGCTGCTGTTTGACTTGCTTCATCTCATTGACCAGCATTTGATGATTGAACGGAATTACCATTCGAACCGATAGCCAGTTGTTTGAAGGCTGTTGAATCTCAATGGAGTAATAATCATTCATTTTGACCATCCTGTTAAATAGGGGAGCCAATTGGCTCCCCTTTTACAATCAAGCATCCGCGTATTCAACTGCCTTCCTTAGAGCCTCAACCTTCTTCTGACGATTCTGGCCATACCACGCTGACGTCAAGCGAGTATCGTCGGAACGGCCAAGCAGGTGGTCAATAGTGAAAGTTGCGCTATTAAATGCCTGCCACCAAGTTCCTTTACCAAGTTCTGCGCCCGGCTGAGTGTCCAGCACTTCAAGTGCAGTCTGAGCAGGACGAGACAGCTTAGAAGGATCGCGGTCTTCCTTCTTTGACAGGGTTGGAAACACTTCGTTGTAGTACTCCATCAGCTTATCAACCGAGAACTTACGAGTGCCGATATACTCAGCCATCTCCTTATACGAAGCTGTGTTATTGGAAGCAAGGCCCAGCGTATTCTTAACCATCTCCGCATCAAACTTTCGACGATGGTTCAGACGAACCACCATGTCAGACTTTGCGTTGAGAGCAAGAGTCAGCGTGTTGTTGCAGACAACTCGGATCGCAGTAAACCGAATGTCGATGCACTTGCCATACTCATGAGGATTGGAGAACAACAGATACGAATCGACAACATCCTTGCCTTTGAACAGATCAAATGACCCGTCCTTAATCTTGGCAAGCGCCCATACCATGTTGCCGCCCTTGAGGCTGCCAGCAGTATTCATCTCCATGTTACCAGACATCACAAACTCAGTGAAGAAATCAAACGCTTCGTGGTTCTGCACTGGCTGCCAGTCCTCCGAAACATGCGTCAGAATCTTGTTGTCTGACGAACGAACCAACACTTCCTTACCAGTTGGCACTTCGACGTCACCAATCCGAGCGAATGTTGGAATCCGGTCAACTGTCCAGTTCAGCTGCGCCTTATCCATCATCTGCATCGGCGTCAGATCATTGGAAACTGGCGTTCCCAGCGAATGCCAGGGCGTCTGATAAGACGCAACGTTAGAACCGACTTTGTGAGCGTAAGCGATCGTTTCGATTTCGTGTGACATGATGTAGTTTTCCTATCAAAGATTGAGTTGATACGGTGGTTGATTACATTGATTAGTAGTTGCGAGTTGCTCCGAAAGGAGCAGTGTCCTTGAATTCAACTGAATACCGAGGATACTTCTGCTCAAGGTTCTCGGCAAGATAAAGAGCCATTTCATAGTCGATCATCTGATGACGTTCAACGACCTTGCGACCGTCGCGGATGATCACGTGATAACGAGCAATCGTAGCCATCTGTCTGTCTCCGTCTGTCTGTCGATTTTGTTAGACTACACCATTCAAACCAAAACGTCAACCACTTTTTTGAAAAAAGTTTCTGTTCATTTCAATCAGTTAGCAACCTCGTTGTTCGTATGCTGGAGAGCCGTATATCGTTCTCCAGAAAGCCCAGTACTGCAGATCGATCTTTCCAACATTGCGAATCTTTTGTAGTAACTTTTCAGCTTTATAACGATCGTCAAACGAATGCATTAACTGATAAATTTCTCCTTGTTCGGTAGAAGCAACTATTAACCATCGTTGAGTGGGATACTCGGTCGTATAATCATTATCGATAATACAAGCGCTGGTTATTTCCATTCTGACATTACCTTTGCTGTTGTTTTCATAAAAACAAAAATAGTTAAAAAAGGGGAAGAGAATAAATCTCTTCCCCTGACTGCTTAAGCAGCCTTAACAATCTGGTAACGAACCATTCGACGACCTTCGGAAACAAACGGAACGCGGTTGAACTGATATCCATTATCTTCCATATCGAGAATTCGTCGAGAAAGCGACTTTACTCCATACATCGTTTCAGCTTCCGTTGAAGTGATTGTCTTGCGACGACGGAAATGCTTGGCGAGCATGTCTAGCTGAGTTAGTGGCTTGTCTGTCATTATCTAGTCCTTTCGTCAAGTTGAAGTAGTTGCTCCATTACCGAAGCAACTTTGTGGTTATACAGTACTGCTTACAAATGGTCAACTGTTATTTTGTGCAAGGTGGTGATGGTACATTTCGTAAAGCCCAACCTCTCTTCCATACGCTTCAATCTCCCATGGATACTCCCAATAATTGGTAGCAGCACTGTCAATCATCTGATCGTGCCACCGAAGTCTGGATCCGATCAAAACTACGCCAAGTTCTTTGCGGGCATACTGCTTGACGTGAACCAGTTCATGAGCCAAGGTTTTTAGGATGTTCTGCCGAGACATCGTTTCTCTAATTTGAACATGAAACTCTCTCGGCTTAATATCACAGTCAATTGCTTCAGCCAGTCCCTTCAGACCACGTAGCTTCTTGAACGTGATTATTACGGTCAGGTGCCTCAATAGTTGTGCAGAGATTAATTTGCGACAGAAGAAGTTGGTTGCATATTCAACTTCTTTCAAAGTGATGTTTCGTGGCTGGCCTTCGATCAACAGGCGCATCTGCTCTCCTCAATTTCACCAACAGATCATATTACATTAAAATAACAAAAAGGTCAACTAGCCTTTTTAACTTTTTTCTCGAGGTTTGAATTTATCAAAATCGACAATCCCTTCAGCATCTTCAAATGCTGAGAGAATGCATGTGTTATTATCTTTTAATGAAGAAATTGTAACAATTACCATTCGCTTTGCATTTCCAGTTACCATATACAGAATATCATTTTTGGAATCGTAACTAATAATGATTGCCATCATTTTATTCTTGTCTATGAAATCGTTAGAGAACTTTTCTGTTGGCATACAGATTGCTGGAAATGGCTGGGCTTGCTGAGCATTAACTGAGTTAAAGGGTAATAAAAAACAACCAGCTGCAACTAATAGTTTTTTGAGCATTTTAATTATCCGCTATTGAAAATTGATTGGACCTGGGAATAGTAATCCCGAGCGTTTTTATGAAACACTAAAGGTTGATCGTGATCAACCGTCATCAAAATCACAATATCATTACAATCAATGTGATATAATTCTTTAACCATTAGGCTATACACACTTGCTTGAATAAAGTAATGCTGAATCTTCGATTGATCTTTTGGGTATCTAGAAGTTTTGAAATCGACAATTGATACATTGCCGTTCCAGTTACAGATTAAATCTGAAGTACCAGCACACTTGTATTGACGAGAATACATCATGTGCTCAATTCCATAAATCTGCTGGACGTTGTTATCTAACAACAGCTTCAATTTATTGAACTCTGCTAGATTAAATGGCATTGCTCTGTGTTTATAATCTGGGCAATTCAGTAGATATTTTTCACATAGATTATGAACAGCAGATCCTCTGATTCTCGCCTGAGTAGAAATTCTATCAGCGTTATAATCGCCAACCGATTGGCGCCATTTGTCAATTGCTGATTTGCTATAATCAGAAAGGATTGAAGTGACAGATCGAAACCTTTCACCAGATTCTATTTGGTAGAATCTTCCTTGATCAGTGTCGATTCGTTCGATCTGTACTTTTGGTAATGTCGTATGTTTGAACATCAATATCCTAAATTTTCACATTCGATAATAAATTGCTTAACAAACCCCGAACGGACGATGTCGTTTCGAGTCATTTGAATGAATTCGAACGTCTGCATGTTCTGACAAACTCGAATTAACTTCAACAGATCGCCTTTTCCATTGCGTTCACTCAAATCAGTCTGTTTGGTATCCCCACATAGAATTACCCGACAGTTATCGCCAATTCGTGTCATAATAGTTGATAATTCTCCCCACGCCATGTTCTGAATTTCGTCGACCACCACGACACTATTTTGAATAGTAACGCCGCGAATGAATGACGTTGAAATGAACTCGATCTTTTGTTTGAACTTCAATAGGTCGTAAGCATCACCTCTTCCAAACAATTCTGAACAGATTTGTTGATATGGCAGTTCATACACTTTAATCTTTTCTTCTTCGCTGCCCGGCAGAAACCCAATGTCTCGAGACGGAACGATCGAACGGACCAGTACCACTTTCTGGTACTGGTCCGCAAAAACTTGCTTTAGCCCTAGATAGATTGCCGAGAACGTCTTTCCAGTCCCGGCACTACCATACAACATTAAGTTTTTGTCGTCTGCATAAGCATCAAAGGCTAACTGTTGATTTTTAGTTAGCGGCACTATTCTTTTTAGTTGGAATTTATTCTCGACGGTGTCGGATTGCTGTCTTAATACTCGTCGTTGCCTTTTAGTTAGCCTTTTTTGTGTTTGCATTAAACCTCTTACCAAGTGTTAACAGTACTTCTGCGGTGCTTTGATTTAATTGTTTTCAAAACGTCTCTAAAGTTATCGTCTGGTTTACGAAGTCCCAATCTAGTCGGATCAGCTGTTCCAGGAAATCCATGGACTAGCTGCTCTAGATGGGGGTTTTCTTCTAGCAATTTGTCTCGCTCAGAAATTGTCATGAACTCAACAAACTCCTCATTAGTCTGGTGATTGAAAAACTTATATGTTGGCATTTCAATATCTCTCATCGCCATAATCAGCAACCGTCTGCCAATCTTTGCCTCGAAGAGCATTCTTCATTCGCTTTAGTTTTCGGCGATTGATATTGTCCTTAACCTTCTTACGATCTGAGTCATCAAAATCGTAGCTATCATCATTCCAATGGTTGACGTCTCGACGGTGTGATTTACCCATTGTAGTCTCCAAAAGCCTCCTTGATTAGTTGTTCGGTAATTCCCTTATACGGCAGTTTCTTATTCTTGACACCAAGAATAAGTTTCGCATCTTTGGGATCGATGCTTTCTAGTAATTGAATGAACAAGGTCTCTCGTCTCATTTGCGACAGATCAGGCCTTCCTCCTTCAAGAAAAAGATATAGTTTACGAGCCTCTGTATACAACATTCCCTGCCCTTCCCCTGTGGGCATTGGAGTGTATGGAGGATCGGTTTCTGGTAGAAGAAATTTTATTCGAGGGTCAAATACGTGCATTAATACAAAATGAAGTTGCTTTGAATAATGCTGACGAAGAAAATCAATCCGCTGTTGCTTTGACTTAATCTCCGATGCTTGCTCAAGAATTTCTGACATCATCAATCTCATAATACTCTCCTAAAAATCATTTATTTGCTCACAAAGCTGTTTCAATCTATTCTTTGAAAAGTAATCCAATAGATTTGATTTGTCTTTTGAGTTGCTGTTGTTATATTGTTCGATAATTTGCTGCTTAATATCATTTGGAACTTCAGTTAAGTCAATCAACGTCTTGTTCCGAATGTAATTACGATAGTATTTATTATTCGAGTCGATTTGATCAGGCGTCAACTGCTCGATCAGCTTCTGAGTAACCTTTTTCTGGCGCTGATTGATCACGAAACAATTGTCTGGCGATGCAATGTTTGGAATTCCATCTCCAACATCGCCTTTCAGAATATGAAGATGTAGATATTGTTGCGGAGACGTTTCGTCGATCATTTTGCTATTAACTGGATCATATTGTTTAACACCAGCACGGTGTAGCTGCCTATAATCCTTATCACCGGATACAATCAGGATTGGTTGGTCGAATACAGTGTTGCAAATTGTTCCAATAATATCATCAGCCTCAGCCATTTCAACTTCGATGAACTTGTATGGAAATACAGTCTTCAGTTCTTGCTTGATTGTATTCATCGATTCAAAAATAGCAGTCCAGTCCAACTCAGATTGCTCACGAGACTTCTTTCGAGCTGCTTTATAAAACGGAAATATGTTCTTTCGCCAATTGCGTTTCGAATCGTTACAGATGATCATCTGGCCGTACTGATTACGAAACTTAACATTAACGGCTCTGATTACATTAAGTACCATATGTCGAATTAGTGACTGCTCAATTGTAATGTTCGTATGCTTACCAATTGAAGCAAAAAAAGAAGCATAAACTACTTGATTAACATCCAACAGTATCATCGGGATTAGGTTCCATTTCATTTGTTGTAGCGGCAAGTTTAATCTTCGGAGCAAGAAAGACAAACGACCCATCATCATCTAGCACTTCAAAACTATGCTCGGCTAGATTATGAAATGCATGTTCCTCGTCGTGGTACTTACATATCATCGATCGAATCGATTCGATTACCAGAAAGAAGTCTTTCTCTGCTTTCGTTCCAACTGGGAAATCGTATCCCAGTTGGATTAACATCTGCACCACTTCATCCGCCAATGCACTGGTAACGTCAACGATTTGATTAATTCGTTGCAGTTCTAAACTTTCTTGTACCTGTTCAAATGTTGGCGCATTGAGGTTTGGAGTGAATTGTTTTGGGTATTTAATTACGTTTGAATCTGTCATTTAAATGTCCTTAGCAACAGCGTTTTGTTGGTGATACGACCGGTCGGTTGGTCGTGCTTTGCCTTGATCTGCTTGATCAGTACTTCCAAACGCTTACGTGGCTCGCTCAGCACTTTCGGAAGCACTTCTGCAGCCTTACGGATTCGCTTGGTGAACGACTTGGCCGGATCAAAGTTGGTGATCGTCGACCCCTTAATCTCTAACGGCCGTCCATCAGCTGTCTGATATACAGTGATCTTATTAAACGTCTCGTTGTATGTATACAACACCGAATTGCCAACAATTTGAGTGCGGTCAATCGACGTGCAGTTGACCTTTTTTGAGTGCTGCAAGCACTTGACCTTTGCAGTCACTTGCTTCGCCGTCTTCTGCTTCTTCTTACGAGGTTTACGAACAACAACTCGCTTGGTTGGCTTTGCCTGCAGAAGATCGACAATCTGCTGAACAAACGCAACGTAGTTACGAATCTGCTTCGCGCTCAGGTGGCTATAAGCCTGCTTGATCTGCTCGTCAGTCTTGACCAGCTTCAACTCTTCTAGCAGATTAGTGTAATAAACGATTGCCGGCTGAATCTGAGCACGGTTGTACTTATCCAGCTGCAGATTCAGTTCGGCAGGCTTATACGTTTGACAGAACCGATCGACAACGTCATCAACGTCGGCAATCAACTGGTTTTCAACAGGCTTGACAGCAGCAGCTTGCTGCTTCGGTGCCGTGTCGATTACCTGCTGAATATGCTGATCCAGCTTGTTTTCAAACTGAGCACCACGCAACAGCATACGGGCAACATTGCAGAAATGCTGAGTGGTTTTCGAGTTGTTGGAAGTATACGTTTTGATCTGGCTTGCGGTATAGCCATTTGCTTTCATATACTTAATCACCCACTGGCGATCTTCCTTAACATCGCCAAAGTGGTTATACCAGTTGAAAGCATGAATCAGAGCAAGACGGTCAACCGGACCGTTGAACGTCGGCTCATCTCCATACACCGTGTGCTCGATAGAAGGGCGGCGTGCCATTAGAGCATCCCGTGGTTGCTTGACATTGATAGTATCATATCACCTTTGTTGTAATAAGGCAACAGGTTTTTTTCTTTGAAAAATCAAATGGTTGGTGCGGAACATCGGACTCGAACCGATACGACCGAAGTCGGAACATTTTAAGTGTTCTGCGTCTACCATTTCGCCAGATCCGCTTTGTTGTCTATTATTTACTACCAATAGATAAAACTGTCAACAGCGTTTTCATAGTGTTTTATATGAAAAATATTCTGTTGTTGGTTGTTCTATTTGGGTTGGTAAACTACGAATAGAATCTAGAAAATCTGACCACTCTTCAATTCGATGAGGCCAATTATAATAACCATCAATAAAGTTCTTCTGATTAATGATATTGTTTTTGAATTGATCGGTGTTATTAATTACTACGTTAATTACCCCATCAAGGAAATTATAAAAGAACTGAGCATGATCATTTGGAGTTTCAATCCAATTATACATAAACGTCCAATTGGATGATGTTTCGTATAATGCTCCAAGATTTGGATGAACACATGCTAATCCAGCAGACATTGCTTCCATTAATGAAATGCAAGAGGTTTCTTTCCAGATAGATGGATAAGCAAAAATATCCATATCCTTTAGATATTCTCTTAGCTTCTCGTTTGGACAATACCCATAATAACTCATTTGTGTATGGTCATTGATTCGATTAAATAGTTTTTGATATGGCTGATCTCTTTGTTCCCATCCATAAATCTGAAACGAAGAGAATACGTGTAAATGAATGTTATCATACTTTTCCGCTAGTTTCTCGAAAACAGGAACCAGCAATTCTAAACCTCGATGGGGAGTTGTATGATAAACGATATTGATTTTGTTGTTTTGACGATCTAGTTTTTTAGAAAGATCGACTGCAATTGGTTCAATTGCATTTTTCAATACAATTGTTCTTGACCAGGGAATCGAATATCTTTCAATATACTGCTGCTGTTGCCAATGAGAACAGAATACGATTCGGTGATATTGTTTCCATCCTTCATTTGCTAGATGGTGAGATTCTGGATCTTCGGGAAGGTCATGCGCATAAAAGATTCTGATTCGATCATCTCTTAGAGGAAACTTTAATCGAGAAACAACTACCTGAAATCCAACTAGCTTATCGCCCAGATATTCAACTAGCTTCTCCGAAACGTATTCCGAACCACCTTTTGCATTTTTTGTAATATCACTTCTTTCAAGCAATCCATCGATAATATGCATTGTCTCTCCTCAAATTGGAATGTAAATAAAATCGCTAAATGATTGGTCTTGATATTTATAACCTAACGATTGTAAGAACTGTTCATCTTGTTTCTTCTCAGTAATGATAACCGGCTTAAACCGAGCAATTGATTGTAATGCACCGTTAATGCACGGCAATTCATATCCTTCAACGTCTAACTGGATACAATCTAACGCTTCAAGATTCAAACTATCAATTGTCAGCATTTGAATGTATAACTTCGAATCAATGTCTGATTTAATCGAATGAGTTCCAACATTACTCTTACTAGAATTGTTTAAACCAACTGTTCCATTTTTATCACCAAGTGCGCAATTGAACTTAATCACATTATCGAATTGGTTGTTGTTAACCATGCAATGGAAATTCAATGGATCTGGTTCAAATGCATATACATGTTTGAATAGCTGACTATAGAATCTAGTATACATTCCACAATTAGCGCCGGCTGTAACAATTGTATCAAACTGTTTGACGTGTGTGAAATACTTATTCTTGTGCCCTTCTAACCAATCACGCATTGGACCATCTTTTGCAGAACCGAAAGCACCTTGATCAGACTTTGGCCAGGTCCAATTAGAAACGCCATCCACTTCAACATTTCGTTGTTCAACTAATAACTGATAACTCATTAGATCATTTCCACTAATTGTTGATGACCACAAATATACTTGCCGTCAATTGTAATGATTGGTAATGTTTTAACTGCGGGAAACGTTTCTACAACCATGTCACGAGTAACATCAACGCCAATCTTATACTCGGTATAATTCAATTGCTTCAACTGAAGATGTTTCTTGGCCATCTCACAAAATGTACAACCATCTCTTGTATAGATTTCAATGTTCATTTTTTCGTTGTCTTTCTCTTCTGCTTGGATTTCTCAAACCGCTTCTCGTAATATATTTCATCCCATGTCTTGTCGTCTTTGTCGGTAATAATTGTCACTCCATATTCAGTCTGACCAAATTGGTGTTCGAGGAAGTACGCATAACTAATTGCTTGATTGTAATCTTCGAACACCGGAGCCTTGTCAAAATATGCTTTCATATAACGATCGCTCAATCGACAATTCTCTATCGCTGTTGCCCATATTACTCTATACTCAACAGCATTTGAATCCGGATAGATCTTCGTTGATAGTATTGCGATGCAGTCATCTGAACTCATTTATCTCTCCTATTAGTAACTAGTATTTTGTGGTTACATACCAATTATACAGCTGTTATTTTAGCTGTCAACGGTTATTTGGCCTGCACAGAGTTCAATTCCAAAGGACCATTGTATCCAAGGAACTGGTTGTCGACGATCGTCTTGTTTGCAATCTGCCACTTCGTTTGATCAACAAACTCAACGACAAACACCTTCTTGTTACGAGCCGTCCACTGTTTTAATTTAGCAACTTGGTCAGTAACATTTTTATTTGCAATCCCAAATAGATTGTATGTTAGACCTTGTTTGATTACACCGTCGATCTTATCAAACAATTGATCGGACAAATAGTCTTGAACAAACACCTTGAAGTTTTCGTTATCTTTTTTTGCAAACTCAGCAACTCTGGTTAGATAAAGATCCGCTTGACCATTAGTGCCATTTACACCAGCAACAACGATTCCATCGAAGCCCAACTGCTTAGCCTGGCTGATTAGCGCCTTGGAAACTTCTGTCCATTGCTTGGACATCAGGTCTTTAACAACGTAGTTGCCCTTCCATACAGTCGATTGCTTACCTAACCATTCAGGATTGCCGGGTTTCCACTGTTCGTCCCAATAACCACGATAGTCTTCTGCTTCTCCCAGCGATAGATACGCAATAACTACCTTTCCAGAGTCTTTTAGCTTCTGTACCTGAACTTTGGTAATTGGAGCTGTTTTTGTCTCTAAATCTATCACAACCATGTCAACTTTTGCTTCAACTACCTTGTCGACATCAACATCTTTGATATAATATAGCCATGATGTGATTGGCTTGGAAACTGGTACAGTTGGGACGATTGCATTGCGAATTGCAATCTCCACTTTTTGCTTTGCTTGCAGTTTAACTTGTTCGGTTTTTTGCTCTACAGCTTGAATAACAAGCTTTTCGGCAATTTGGTTCTTTGATGGGACGATTAACCATACAACACCAATCGTTGCATAAATAAACGCCATTATAATCAGAAATAATTTATAAGCTGAATGTGTCATTTAACACTCCTTTAATTGTGCCATCGGCCACGGTTGTCATCTATATGTATATGGTTGAAACACCCGGAATATGTTCCCACACCCCCAGACCAAGTTGATTTGAGGAAATTGGCTACTTGGGAATATTTACCACGAGGAGGATTGAAGTCGATAGCTCGGCAGTAGCTGTGCATCGAAGGTCTGCCTGAATTCTTAACAGTTGCACCGGGACGGCAACTAGAGATGATTGTAATTGGGCCAAAAGTTCTTTCTACTTCCATCAATTTTTCGGCAACAACTGCAGGCATTCGATGGCCTTTCCATCTAATCAAATGGCTTCGAGAAGTTGGATAGAAAGATTTGATCGATTTTATTGATGGGGCAGGGCGGGGTTTGTAGGCTTTTGTTGGCTTTTTTGACCGCGATCGACGAACAGGCTTATCGTCGTCATTATTGGAAGAAGATTCTGTAACTACTAAATTGCCATTATCAAAATATACGTCGGCAAAGGCAGTAGTCGAACTGCCAATTATTATAGCCAACATAATCACAAAAAGTTGATAGAACACTGGATTCTCCTATTGAGTTTTGTTTCCAATAGGAGTATTTATAAGTTGGAGCAGGGTACGGGAATCAAACCCGTATCATCGGCTTGGAAGGCCGAGGCACTATCAATATACCAACCCTGCAGCTTGTTATTTAGGCATCAATTTCAAATCCATTGCCACTTTGTTTAGAACAATAGCAGCAGCAGACGAGACGTTTAATGATCGTAGAACGCCAACTTGAGGAATAGAGAAAATTTCTCCACCATACAAATCGTTGTGCATCATCATCGACTGTGGGATTCCACAAGACTCTTCGCCAAAAACAAGACATTGCTTTGGTGAATAGTAGAAGTTTGCACAGTTAATGTCTGTACCGTATTGCTCGATAAACGATGGAGTATAACCATCGCAAAAGATGGTGTCAAGGATTTGTTGCTGATGCTTTTGGTCGTCAACGTCTTTTTCAATGAACTTCAAATCAACGTAATTTTGAGCCCCCACACAACTACGACGGTCAAATCTTTTCTTACCAATGATATACACTCGTTCTGCACCAAATATAACAGCAGAACGAATGATATTACCAATATTCAACCCACCTTTTAGATTGAGAAGGGCAATTGAATATGGCAGACAATTTTTCTTTTGAAACTGTTGGACTTCTGATAGAGACAGAGACTTAAATTCGTCTGCCACATTAAAGTCCATGCAGGTATTCAGTTGATTTTCAGTAATGTTCATTATGAAGTTCCTGTGCTAGTTACCACACATCTAATGCCAGTTGGGCAATTGATGTTGTTGCAAACATAACCCATAGGCATATTGTTAAACACCATACCACATACAGCACACTTGTATTCAATTCCAATTATAGGACTGATTGGAACTGGTGTTGATAGAAGATTTGAAATTCTATCTAACTTTTTAGAGATTTCAATCATATCCTTTTGCATATTGATAATAACAGTCTTCAAATTATTTACAGATTCAACGAGTTCATCGTGTGTCATGGTTATAACCTCAAAAATTATCGTCTAATGGTGAATCGGAAGGTTTGTCTGTATCTGGTGGAAATGACTTTTGATAAGCATCACGAGCAATCTGCATATGTTCCAGATACAGATGCTGAACCTTTTCATGTGAAAATTCTACATAGTCAAACCCTATCTTTTTTAGAGCAGCACGAAGCCTTTGGATTTCTTCAATTGCATCATATACACAATTAGCCTCTATGTAAAGTCCACATGCATCATTTGCAACAGCATATGCTTGGAGTCTATCAACAATGTCACTCATTGTCCCATCCTTTCAGGCGATGCAATCCAACCAAGTTCAGTAATTCGTTCTTTTAGTTTTCGGTTTTCTTCACGAAGTCTTTCAATCTCATGTGCGGCCTCCATCTTCATATCACAATCTGCGTGCCACCATTGAGTCGATGACTTTAATTTTTCTATAATGTCAGTCATATTCTCATCCTTAACTGGTTCTTTTAGTTTTCGGTTTTCTTCACGGAGCCTTTCAATTTCAACAACAGCCTCCTTAATGTCTTCGACCGTGCAATGTGCAAATACACCAGGAAATAGTGGTTCATTGGTTTCTATGTCAATGATCGATTCGTTAAGTCTATCAACAATATCAGTCATATCACCACTCCGTTCCAACAGTTTTTTCGGTTCGTTCATACATATACGAAAAATCTACACCATAAGATGGAACAACAAGTAATTTTTCTGGCATGTTGTTCCTGTCACGAGAACCCATCTCAGCATGGATGAAGATTGTACCTGGATATTTGTCTGGTGTCAACTGCCGAAGTATCTTGGCTTGCATGTTACACTTCTCACGGAGTCTTTCAATTTCAGCAACAGCTTCTTTAGACACTTCAATGGCATGTGCTAGTAAATCATCTTTTGGAGGATACCCGACAGAATTGGCCCATCCAATGCCATTAAGTTTTTCTGTAATATCAACCATTCGTCAAAGCCTCTTTTGCTGTATATGTTGCATTATTAGCACATTTTTTGAAATAATCGAATGCATTTTTATAAAATTCTAATTCGTCATGCCCGTAATCTTCAACTATTCCTTGATATCCATAATTTGACCGGCTAATTTTTAATAGAGCACTTTCGTATAATGCACACTTCTCCCGAAGTCTTTCAATTTCAGCAACGGCTTCTTTAGACACTTCAATAGAATAACCAATAGAATTAGACCAACCAACACGATTAAGTTTGTCGATAATGTCTACATCGTCAGCCATTTGTCACAGTCCTTCAATTTTGATTACATCAGTTGTATTTTTTAATTTAGATCCCCCAAGAACCGCATTACCACAAGTTACAAGACCGTCTTCTTCATCAATTGAAGGCACGAATACCAATACATCAAAACCTACTTTCTTTAATGCTTCTTCGACCTCTTGATATGGAGCATAACTATCATATCCTCCAACAGTCTTGATGTCATTTTCTCTACAAGCATTGTTGTTGTGGATAGGAGTAATTTTACACATAAACATTTCTGGATCAAACAACGATACTAGATACTCTGCATCAATTTTATAATCTGTAGAATATGCAAAATTCAAACAATATTTACGAGAGAGAGGTGGTGGCAAATACTTACAAATATGTGAAAAATCTTTCAAATGAAGTTGTTGATCTCCAAACATAACCGATCTTTGAGCTTCATCTGTAGAATTGATGGAAAACTGCAATCCTGCTTGACCGTAATAGTACTCGTTTTTGATCACGCACCACTGCCTGATTCTTTCTTCTAGTTTCTTAAACTTCTTAGGCAATGAAGTTGTTAGTACAGGATGGATAACTTCGACTCTTAGATTATGGGTATCCTTCAAATATCTCTTTCCATCATCACGAGATATTAATCTAGAAAATACAAACACATCATCATTGAAGATAGGATCGCCCATTCGAGCAAAATGAATGTTCATTCTCTCCGTATATCTAACTGAGGGAAACAGAGAAATTGCATTGTCCAATTGCTTGAACAAATCTTCGTGAGTGGCGTTACCTCGAAATTTGACGTTCGGAACATCACAAAAATTGCATTTCATCGGACAACCATACTGAGTGGATAAAGTGATTACCCATTTCTCTGAAAGAGGCATACAGTAAGTGTTTGGAACTCCTTCAATTGGTTTTGTATATCCCAAGAAATCTGCCTTGACATTATACTTTTTTCCATAATCTCCAATAGAAAGAGTTTCTAGTTTTCCTTTACTGTAATCATCAGTAAACAGATAGCCAGTAGGAATTGGAAATTTATTCATCTTTCTTCTCCCAATGAGCACAGAAAAATTCTGCTCTTGTATATAGAGATGCTGCATAACTTGAGCCATCTTGAGTAAACATCAACTGGTCTTTATATTCAGGAATGATTTCTAATTGAGTTTCGCCATCAATTTCAACCCAATCTTCGGCATCAAATAACTGAACTGCTTTGTCACACCGACGAACTGCTCGGTTACTATTATATCGAGGATTTAAAGTGTTCCAATGTTTGCAAGTCTTACATTTCTTACATTTCTTATATTTCATTTAACAATCCTTTTTCTTTAAGGAGTTTAATTCTCTTTTCTCGGATTAATTCAGATTTGCTTTTCTTACTTTCTGCTTGTTTTTGTGCTATTTCTTGATATGTTAACCGTCCATTAGATTTCCAATATTCTCGGAGTTTTTGTTTGTCATCATCTTTAATAGTATTGTAAATCATCATCGCACAACTACAGTATGGATCATCTTTATTCTCTGGTCCAACACAAGCACAAGGATAACCAGTTTGTAGATCAAGACTTTTAATAAAATCATCGAAACTTATTTTGGTCATTTATTAAATTCCTTCATAAATTCTGGCGTCATTAGTTCCAATGCATTTTGATAGATAATGTCATCAAGAAGATGTTCCGAAATCAATCCTTCTTCGGTCATGAACTTGATATCAAGAAGCACTCTTTCCAATGATCCACGAAGTCTACTGATTTCAGTAATGGCAGCAGTTGTGCGATTCATTTCAGCTGTCATTCCTGCAATCTGGCAACACTCTGCATATTCACGAAGTTGTGTCACAATATCCTTGGTCATTTTGTATCCACCCTTCCGATTACACAATTTCCAGAAACATACTGCATCTTGGCTTCAATACACGCCATATATTTTCTATCATGAAGATATGTACTTATCAACAATGAAGTGATCAATATAATAGCAAAAGTTATTGTCACTATAAATGGATAATGATCATCAATAAACTGTTTCATGCTGTATCCTTTCATCATCATAGACACAGTATAGCAAAATGCTGCTGGGTTGTCAACTGAAAAAAATCAGTTGTCCCATGCAGCATTGTAATAGCCTTCTTTCCAGGCTTCCCACTGATGATCTTCATTCACACCAGTATACGGATTGTCTGAACTGCTTTTACCATCATAAAAGGCTTTTTTACCTTCTTCATATGCAATATCAACCAGTTGTTGGAGGTACATTCTTTACGATCCTATACCCATGTTTTTCTAGATGTTGAATCACTTGTCTTGTTTCGTCGGAGAAATATGATGTATGTTTCAGTCTTAAAAGATTACCAAATTTTTCCAACAAACATCGTCGCAACAATTCAAACTCGGGTCTTGATTTCATTTCTTCAATTTGTTCTTTGTTCATACTAATTTTCTCCTAGACCTTCCATTACAGAATCCCAAACACCAAGTTCTTTCATTCTTCATCTTCTTCACACCATCTACCTTCTTTATAATTCCAGTGTCTGTTATCACAAAAGTTAACAATCACAGCATAATTGAACAATTCTAGTTCAATCTCAACGCCAGAATGTGATCTGTACCAAGAAGGGATCATTGTAATACCAAGTAGAGTCCAAGAATGCCCCTATTTAGATATTTGAAGCTCTAGCGATTTATTTTTGCTGATTGACCATGTTTTTTCTAGATAGTCAACTTGTTCCTTACGTTTCTTGTATGGAAAAGAGATACTAAAACTGAGGTACATTTGACACTCCTAGACCTTCCATTACAGAATCCCAAACACCAAGTTCTTTCATCAGTTTAATTACTGGTTCTTGTGGTTTCTTGTTTCTTTGAATACAGCACCATTTTGCCGGACCCCATTCAGGATCAGCTTTCCACATTTCATATAAAGTTTTTATTTGATGGTGTGGTAAGAGTTCCGCATCAGAACATGCCCAATAAAAAATATCATTGCAATTTACAAAAATTGCAATATATCTACTTTCTTCTTTTGTCCACCTAGCATCTTTGAGTGGAACAGTTTCTAGCTTTTTGGTATCTGGATTTGTTCTAAAATCTTCATACATCCACCAAAAAGAATTTGTGTAAACCACTTCATTGATTAATAGATGTGCAAGGGCAATTTCTTTCTCAAAAACGAGTTCGCCGTTATCAAATTCCCATTCGATATCTTCTTCAGAAATTGTGTTTTTAATTTCCATCATAAAATCCCATTCTATAAGAGTTCATTAATTCATTCAATTGGTATTCTGTCAAGTTTTTATGAAGAATACCATTGTGCCTATTTTTATGAAAACTATATGTGCCGTCGTCCTTTTTAAGAATTACAAAGTCAAACATACGAATGGTAGACAAACGAATATATTTGTATCGGTTAGCATCAATAATCATGCAGTTATCGAGATACATTTTTCAGTCCTCAATAATCCCAGGTTTTTATGATTGCACCCTTGGGTAAAGGTATCTTACCCAACTCACAATCTATCGCATCTTGACCATGGTACATCTTCACGCACTTATTGTCAACCCAAACTTCGGCAATATGTTTTGTGAAATTTTCACGGTGATATCTTGTCCGCTTAATTGTCTCTTTTTGTAAATCTGGGCCAAAAAGCAAATTACCATAAGTGCTGACTGTTCCTTTTAGATGATGAAGCTCATTCTTTAACTTATTAAGACAAGTTGGACAAATTAAAGGCTTCGACCAGTTTTCTTCTGGAATATCATAAGTTTCACAAAGATGGTCACGAATATTATCATGACCATCATAAATCAATTTACAATCGCATTCCATACAATGAATATAATCACGATATGTCATTATTCATTCTTTCCTAAATTTCTCCAAGTTTCAAGTTGCCATTCACCACACCCATCATTCACAGAAACTTCTGGTTGTGACCATTTACCGCCAACAAACCATTTGAAAGGAGGATAACGTCGGCATGTGCCTTTATCTCCTTTAGTCTTATGAAAAAATTTACAATTTGAACAAGCCATTTTTCGCCTCAAGTCCAGAGTGATCCATAATACTTGGCAAACAGATTCAAACCATTTTGAACCTTGTCATAATAAATCTTAGCTCTTTCTTCGTTATACTTACCTTTGGTTTTCCAAACAAGCTCTTTATTATCTGTTCCGTCATCTGTATCTTTAAATTCTGCAATTTCAGGAAACTCATCCCAAAACTGAAAGTCGTTTTCGTCTGCATTAAGATAATGCTCGAAAGAGAAAATCATCTGGTCGATGACCCATTCCCAACGAGCATGAAACTTATCGTCAATATCGCCCGACGAAAGAAATGTCTCACAATCTTCTTCCGTGCGACGAAGTTCTTCGGGCACATCTTCAGAGTCCACAAAAGGAGAACCCTGCTTCTTCTCCTTTACCATCTTCAACATAGGAACAATAATTAGAGCAAGTGAGTGATATGCTCCCCATGCATCATGAGGGTCAATACGAACTGAAACCTTTCTATCATCGCCGTTCTTGGGGTACTTTCCCATCTTTACAAGCATCTTGTTTCCTCATCCTGTTGTACTTGTTCAATGCGTATAATAGCTGATCGTTTGAAAAGGTCAACTTGTTTTTTTGATTTCTAGGAGCAACGTAACACTGTGATCCATAACAAAAATCCAGGGAAATATCCATCAAATCGATGACAGATACCCCTGGATTCATTTTAATAATAGTCTCTAATTCACTCAGAAGTTGTTTTGTAGTCTTTTGATCCATTGTAAAATTCCTTCGTCAATTCTTCAAATGATACCCATAACATATCAAACTTTGCTTGATATACATTCTTAATAGAACTGAGAAGCATCTTAGTTTTATGTGGATCTGAATTAGTAAGATCAATCAAATCCATATCCGCTAGAATGTTTGAAAAATCAAAAAGTTTTTGTTCTACATCCTGTATTTTATTCATTCAAAAGAACCTTTGTGTCTTTGGTTGTATCTTCATTTGTCGCTTTTCCACAATCACACGTGGTTACGTCTGGTGACATTACTTTATTGCATACTGGACAAATCCAGCCTTTTCTTTCTTTGGTTTCTTCCATTTTGTTTACCTCGAATCTGTTAGTTTTACCGTCTGGTACGCCATATTTATCTTCATAATGCTTATCGCAAAGAGTTACAAGCCAACCTGTATCTCTAAGTTTTGCTGGACCGCTACAAACTTCACATATACTGCCTGACACATTTTCAGCAAATGCTACCATTCCTGAAATGTATTCATCTCCGCCGTCATAATAAAATCTTAAAGTTCCAAATTTTTCTTTAATTTGTGTCACGTGTACTTGTGGTGCTTTGTTGTATTTAATATGACTTGCAATTGCTTTACATAGCGTCTCAATTAGAGTATTCCAGCCATCACCAGATGTTTCGATACCAAAAAGAGAGATAGAATATTTACTATCTTTTCCGACAAAACCAAACAGTTCAGGATATTTGGTCATCAAATGCTTTTGAAAATTTGAGTTCATTTCATTACTTTCTCTTTCCAATTCAAATCTAGTTCTTTCATAACATGAGGGCCAAAAAGCAACTCGCCTTTGTATGGCGTCACTTTTGATAAATCTACGTCTGGATCTTTATATGTGATCGAAACATGAGGTTGGTATGATTCCCAATCCCAAGATGCTCCATTAGAAATATAGTAATTCCATTCCCTTGTCAACGTAGGAGATTCAAACTTTAGAACAATAGCTCCTTCATTTCCAAGAGGGACTACTGATCGCTTTCCGCCTTTAATTCTTACTTTGTTTAGAAAGTGTTCTGGTGTCAGATTGTTCCAATCAAGTTTTTTTTTGAAAAGGCAATCGTTGCATGAAGATCATTTGGTTCTAATGTTTTAGTAAATCCTTGGGAATTTGCCCACTCAATAAATTCGTCGCCATTGATAAGTTTGCGATCGACATATAATGTTTTTTTCAAGTTTCATCTCCTGACTTTGTATAATCTACTTTCATTGAATTGGCATGATCTTTCATAATCTCTTTGGCATCGAGACCTTCGAATATTAGGTTATGCAAAGACATGTAGCCACACTGCATTCCAATCACATACGAATCGCTTTCAAAGTTGAATGTATCATATAGAACACCACGATATGAACGACGGTCCTTTACATCACCTTGATAGATACGTTTGCATACAGAGAAGAATGCTTTTAATTGATCGTCATATGAAAGATTGCTCCAGAATTGATCACATTCTGCCTCATATTCTCGTTCAAATTGTTCCTGCATTTCAGAAAACTTTGATAATTCATTCAGTGCTTTATTTGTGTTAGTCATTATCAAGCCCTCACGAATTTACCATTATCGTCTAGTTTATATGGTACATTTGGTTCAATACCATCTTCACCAACATAAGCAATAGAAATTCTGGTTCTTTTACCATCATACCATTCAAGCGATAGGATTGAACCATCACCACCAGTTACGGTTGAATACTCACCACCAGTTACATTTGAATAATCGCCCCCAGTTACGCTTGAATAATTACGACCAGTTAAAGTTGACCAATGACCACCCTTTAAAGTTGACCCATTACCACCCGTTAAAGTTGAATATTCGCCCCCAGTTACGGTTGAATATTTACCACCAGTTACATTTGAATAATCCCCACCAGTTACGCTTGAATAATTACCATCAGTTACAGTTGACCAATGACCACCCTTTAAAGTTGACCAATTACCACCCGTTAAAGTTGAATATTCACCACCAGTTACGCTTGAATAATTACCCCCAGTTAAAGTTGACCAATTACCACCAGTTATGATTGAATTATCATCACCGGTTACAGTTGACCAACGACCACCAGTTAAAGTTGACCAACGACCACCAGTTATGATTGAATCATCACCACCAGTTAAAGTTGACCAATCAGCCCCTATTATTTTTGAACTATCCCCACCAGTAATAAAAGCTCCAACAACTTCTGCTGAATTACAACCAGATGCAATCAAGAAATCAGTTGCACCTTTAAGGTCTCCAACAAACAAGGTCTTGGCTTTAGAGGTTTTAATCTTATGGTCAATATCAACGATTGGTCCTAGTGCTTCACAAACCATCCATAAGGAATCTTTAGAATGATCTAAATTTTCTCCATCACCTTTGCCATGAAGAAGGCCATGAAGACCACCTCCACATTCTGGTTCTGGATTCCAATCTGGTGCTTCAGTGATTCCACCAACTTCTAGATTCCATTGGAACCCTTCATAAGAGGTGCCATCTTGATTGCAAGTTCTTAGAAATAGCTTGTTCATCGCGCAAAATACCTTTCATATAGCCATCTAATACCGTGTAAGTCTGGATGTTTGTGAATCCACATTCCAGTGTCTGGCTCAAACTGAGTCTTGAAGAACTTATCACACTTAGCATGACCTGTCAACACAGAAGGATTGATCTTTCGTGACAAAGCATCATACTCTGAATCTGAGATTATTGAGTGGTTTTCAAACTCATATGCATAAGCGAAAATAGAGAGACGGATTCGGTTCCGTCTCTCTTGTTCAATCTTTGGATTTGATTTCATCGTCAATCACCTTAACAATAATCACCCGAAGATTTTGTATTAAATGATGAAGATAGTTCACTCTGTTAATATTCTGTTCTTTAGCATATAAAGTAACAAGGACTACAAAGACCTCTTCAAGAATTGACAATTTTTCATCTTTAGTCATCTGTATTTACTTTCATGCTATTATATTCTTCAATAAAGGCTTCAACTTCCTCTACAAAATCATCATCTCCTGCATAATACTTATAGACATGAATCATACATTCAACATCTTTTCTCCACATATCCAAATCTTCACGTTGGAATCGTTGTAGAGTTGTTCGTCCTTCATAATTCTTAATGTCACGAATGGTATATTCCATCGTCTTCTTCAGACGATACGAAATAACCTGATCCATAAAATCTGAATGGATAAATTGTTTCAAGAAATCTGGTTCAGTCATTTTCTGTCCACTCCACCCATTTGCCATCTTCTTTGACTTCTACCTTAATATATCGAGGATTCATCATCCTGTCAACTTCTTCTTCAATCTCTTGTAATTTGCCGGTTTTACGGGAAAATTCAAGTCTGAGCCACTTCTGCATTTCTGGTGAATTTGCCATTCGTGTAAATGCTGTTCTTTCATTTGCAAGTTTTTCTCTGTAGTCTTGGCAATTACCACGAGCACCAGATGGAGGATGATGAACTCTGACACAATTACGATGCTTGTTTCGGTGTTGTCCTCCTGCACCAGACCCAGAATAATAGTCCCATTCAAAGTCTTTTTTTGTTAGGGAAAACACTACTTTCTTTTCAGTCATTATCAAATTCCTTTAGTTGCTCTTTAAGAGATGATATCTGATCTTCTAATTTTTTAATTTGACTGATTATGCTGTTTTGTTTGACTTTTAAATATTCCTCCTTGGTTATGTATGCAAATTTAGAAACACACATAGGTGCTGCTCTGTTCCAAAGCAAATTTCTGTCTAATGATGGAACACTCATATCCATGTATGTTCTAGTATCTGAATTAAAGGTGTTAATAATTTTAACATATCCCGTTTCTGGCATATCTGGCATTTTACCAGTTTCGTCTTTTTTCCAATAATCAATCCATACAGGTTCATCCATGATAGATTCCCCAACCATAACCTTTTTCCTTCAGTGCATCAAGAATCTTTCGTGCAACTTCATCTGAATTATTCACATACATATCTTCACCGTATTCATAATGAATTGTTGATTCCTCTAAAATAACATCAGCAATTGTCATCATCATGTCTGCTTCGATTTGCTGTTCAACGGTTACTGGTTTCATTCTTTTTCCTTTCTGCAATTTCGTCATTAATCAATCAAACAAAAATAAAACTTATGGTTTAGAACTAAGTAATGTACTATCTTTACGAATCCATTCCACCTTAAACCCAACCTCTTTTAATTTCATAGGAACAAAAATTTCACAATAAAACCCATGTTGATTTGCTTGTGCGTACTGATATCCGTTTTCAATAACACCAACAGCTAGAATTATCTGTTGTAACACAACATTTTTCATTTCAGCAACCGTTGGTGGTTTTGTAGGGTCTTCACTAAACTGCCATGTCTGATTCATTCCTTCCATTGCCATATAGATTTGTTTATAGTCCATACTTTCCATTAGATCAACAAGGTCTTTAAATAGTTCTGAATACTTTTGATTTGACATTATTATTACTCCCATGTTTCATAATATTACGATGAACACAAATGTTCCATCAAACTAACAATTAATGATTCTTTTTCCTTTCTGCAATTTCTTCATTAATCAATGTAAATTCATAAGCAAGTTTCTCAAGAATTTCATATGTAAATAGATCGCCTGGATCTTTTTTTTCCTGATACGAAAGTCTTGCTTTACCAGATGCCCTACGAATTGCAAGTTCTACAAATTCTAAGTCTGTCATATCTCACCTATCAATGTCTATTCCACAGTCTTTACTCATTTTATAAATGTAGGAGACACATAAATTATCAAATAATATAATACTAAGAGTAATTAAGATATGAACGACTGTCACTTGTGGAAGATGATACAAGAAACTTCCGTGAGAAATAAGAGCAACGCCCATACAAAAGTGATAGACAAATTTATATGAAAGAATTGTTGTCTTCAAATCTTCATCTGTCATATCTCACCATACTACCTTGTCAATTGGATCAAGTTTGCTATTCATGTTTTGAATAATAACGTCTCTCTCACCACACCATTGTTTGTACTCTTTAGGAGATGAATAGTGCTCAATAAGGGTATCGATTGCTCGAAGCAATTTTATGTCTGGTGGAATAATTTCATTTGAATGATCGATAGTGTCAATTACACAATTAATATCAAATTCAAATTGCAGAGTTTTTCTCATAGTTTCGTCTTGTGGAAAATCAAGCATCTCAGTCGCCTTTCACCTTATTCATCTTTGCAGCTTTAACCAATTCCATGTTAAACAGTTGGAATCTTACGTGATAGTTTTGACAGACAAGGGTTCCTTCTTTATTGAAACATGAAGGATGGTGAGAAGTATCAACGAAACCAATACACTCTGAACCATCCCAAATCTTATCATATCCTGCTGCCATTGTTCCTGACAGAGTAAAATCACCGAAATCGCACTTCCGATAATTACCATCATCATCAAATTCAATAGTAATCTTCTTCATTTGATCCTCTTGTTTTGCCACTTTTCAACAGCCACACGTACTTGATCAAAAAGAACATCATGATCCATTGTGTCAAATTCTTCTTCAAAATCATAATCTGCATACGTTAAAACATCTTCCGCAACAATATCAGAATCGATGTTAGTCATATCATATCCATTATCCAGTGCATTGTCAAGATTATCAAATACACGTTGCTCAATAGAATCTTTCATCGTCAATTCCTCGCAGTTATGATCTCATCAAACCCTTCACTCAAGGAAGGATTCTCATACATTTTCTTCATCCTGTCAAGCACATTTATAGGAATTGCTTTTCCGGGACGATCCAATCGTTTTTCCCAATCAGATGGAATTGGAAAATCCACACAAATCTTCTTGTATGAAGAAGGAATCATATCCAATTTCTTGGCACGAGATTTTACTGTAAGATTAGTCTGATCCCAAATAATATTATCACCACGTTCGATTGCCAACTTTGCAATCCTATACATCATTTTTTCACAGAAAGAATATGTCACGTCATCAAACAATTGATTATAAGTGAATCCATACTTATAAGCAATATCCATCATAATATCATCTGATGAAACGATTGTGCAATTACCAATCAAATGTTTGTTCTCTTGACAATAAGTAGATTTGCCGGTTCCTGGCAAACCTACCAACATAATGAATACTTTATTAATATCAGACATTCCAAGACACTCCCAAATAATCTCGAATTGAGTCAACGTCAGATTGTGAGCCAGTTTTCTTTAGAATCTTCTTTACCCATTCATCCTTTAACTTTGAAGGATCATCATAACAAGAAAAGATGATAGAACGAGTAAACTCTGGCACTACCGACATAACATGCTCTGCCAACTGCTTACGATTATACTGCTGTTGCTTACACCAGTCAATAACAGACTGACACTCATTCGATAGTTTTTCAATAGACTGAATCAATCCATCCTTATAAGCATTCAATTGGTCAGCATCCTTTTTTGGTAGGTCTGGAATAATGTCATCCAACTTTTCCTCAAGGATTAGTTTAATAACATTCTTCTCAAATAGAATATTCTCCTTTGCTTTGTGAATTGCAACATACCAGTCGGTCTTAACTTTAACCATATGACCGTCTTCAAACTGAACAATCACACCTTCAATGTCAGTCTGTTCTTTCAGTTGGTCCAAAGAGCCTTTGTATTTTTGGACAATTGGAATATTATCCAAATATGCCAATCCATTAACATAATCACGTTTTAAGTATTCTCCAGATTGATTATATCTGATAGCAAGAAGAATCAAATCTTCTTGATTATATTCGATTACGATTCGATTTTTAGGTCCGACATATTCAAAGATTGGAGTGGTATTATTGGCAATACAGAAAGCAGCAAACCGATTATACTTTGGATTATTACGAACAAACTTTTCACAATCCAAAGCAATATCAGTGATACCCATTTTAGTGGCCCAACGAACTTCATCATTCAACATAAATGGAGTGATCATGGACCCGTCTAACTTATCCAACACAATATGAGGAACATCCCAATCAATATTATCCTGCAAAGTTTCTTCACGTTCGTTCATGTTGAAGAATTTATGAAGCCTACGAGCAAGAACTTTGCCGGTTTGATTACAGAAGATCAATCCCCGGCACTCCCTACGAATATGACAATCGAACGAGTCTTCCTTTGACAGATTGTAATTGAAAACAGTGTAACCATCACGAACTGCTTCCACAAATTCAGGACGGTCTTTAATTGCAAGTCGTGCTTGATCGATGTTAGTGATCACCGGGAATTGATATTTCATTTCATCGTCCTTTCAGAATATCCTCGATATGAACCGGAGTGTAGTTTGTATGTTCTACACACATATTCACCCATCGTGGATCGCCAATTGTCTTGTCATGAATATGACCATGAAGATTGATTCCATTGTCACCCACTCTATACTGAAACGAAGAAAGATGCAAGGGAAAGTGACACATCACAACAGGAACACGTAGTTTCTTCATCTCATGAAACGACATTACCTTTTCAAAATGTTCAACATAGTCTTTGGCATCATAATCATGATTACCAAGAATCAGTCTCTTTCGTCCAATAAGGCGAGAAGCAAACTTGGCAATATTTTGTTTACCGCCAAATGTGAAGTCGCCAAGATGATAGACAATATCATTTGGCTTAACTGTTTTATTCCAGTTATCAATTATCGTTTCATTCATTTCATCCAGACAAGTGAAAGGACGAATCTTTTCACCATCCTTGTTCGTGAAAACAAGGATGTTTTTATGAGAGAAATGTGTATCTGAGATTACGAACATTTATGTTGCTACCTTCCAATTATAAAATAAATTCGAAACTTCAATACGTTCCCAGCCATCATGTTCTTTAATTCTAAAAACAGTTCCTTTACTAAGTTCTTCTACTACTAATTTTGCACAGTTTCCAGATGCTTTTTCTGACCCCAGTTGTTCCACTACTTGCACTAGAATAGGGTCATCTCGTTGAATTGAATCATGAATATATCCATAATCATAATCCACAATAACACCGTCAGGGTAACGATCCCCTTTGATATAAACTTCTCTCCAAGCAGGATCATCAGTCAAACTACGTGCCAACAAAACCGCTTCACGAGAAAGTGAGAAACCCCCATAACAATTATTGATTACAAGTTTCATTGTCAAGCCCTCACGAATTTACCATTTTCGTCCAACATATAAGCAACATTAGGTTCAATTCCATCTTCACCAACATAGGCAATAGAAATTCTGAGCGTGTTGCCATCATACCATGATATAGACAACGATGAGTTGTCACCACCAGTTACAAATGAACGATATCCACCAGTTATGATTGAATTATCACCACCAGTTACGATTGAATTATCGCCACCATTAACAGTTGAATAATCACCACCCGTTACAGTTGAATAATCGCCACCAGTTACAGTTGAATAATCGCCACCAGTTACAGTTGAATAATCACCACCAGTTACAGTTGAGCAACTACCACCCGTTAAAGTTGACCAATGACCACCAGTTACAGTTGAGTTGTCATCATGAGTAATGATAGCATTGTCTTGACCGTTCATGTTCAAATCCTCTCGATTTCCGATCTTGACTACATCTTACCACACCCTTCCGAGCATGTCAACAACGATTTTATGAAAAAAGTTCGATGATCAGCAGCACACAGAGGAGTATAATCATGACAAAAAAGACGTAACCTTCTGGAGTTACGTCTTTAAGTTGATTCAACATATCTTTTATCAGTTCAAACATCTTCCCACAAAGAACCTTTTTCAATCTGTTCTACATATTCTAATTTCACCTTTACAATTCCACACTCCTCCCAACAATCAGTCAGTTCTTTCATTTCTTCTAATGAATTATAAATTTCAGGTGGTGGGCCTCGTGAAGCCATCAAAAATAGATAATCTGTTTTACACATATAACCATATTTTGTTTGTTTACGTTTGTCCATCTTCATACCCAACGATGTTGCAAATATCTTCAATAAATTCTAATGAATTTTCAGAAATTTCGTCTGTTTGGTAAATATCTTCGGGACAATATATTTTGTTTTGTACAACAAACTTTAGACAAACAGTATATAGTTCCATCAATTCACGTTCTGTTAAGGCTACGATCTTTTTAGTCATGACTGTATTCTTCTACCTCAAAACCATCTTTGGTTGCAATAACATATACATGATCACCAAAAATATGCTCATAAACGTCTTCGGGAATGCCAGATAGAAAATGTTTGAAATCTTTAATTTTGTCAAAATCTTCTACTGTCAGTCCCACATGATAAACTTCTTCATAACATGACTTATCTCCTGCTGCATATTCTTCTGCATATCCTCCCCCATCTTCAATAAAGTCTTCCAGTCCCTTTTCAGTTAGAAAACACACATCTCCTACACTGAATACACAAGCCTCACCATCATTAAAATAAGGAGTGTATTGAGTCCAAGAAACTGCCTTAATCAATGGCACTTGCTCAAAAAAAGCAGAGAAACCTTCTTTGAAAATCTTTTGTGATTTCTCCCGATAATCTTTTTGAATTGCTTCAAATTCTTCTTTCATCTTCTTTTGATTTAGTCTGATCTGTTTCATATCAAGCATTTTGTGTCTCCATTGAGATAAATTTACGTTTCTCTCGTTCGTTCTTGTTAGCAGGACCACCCATCCACTGTTGAATCTTCATGTTACCAAGCCAATGTTCAACTGTTGGGATGAATCCAAGGTCTTCCATACAATGATCTTCAGCAACATCTCTCGTTGAATATTCCTTTCCATCAGAATTGATACGAACATTTCCAAACATTTGCTGAACGATATAACAGCCGAAAGTAGAATGTAGAATTGCTCTGTGTCTTACATCTCCAAGAGTTGCTTTGGAAGAATCCATAAACTCATGGATGTCCAAATAGTCTTCATACTTTCCGCCATACTTACGAGCAGAAGATTTTGCATGAATGTATGGTTTCACTGTTTAATCTCCGAATAAACGATTGGAACAACCTTGGCATATTTCCAAGATTCGTATGGTTGAGAAAATAAAATTATTACTTTGGTTGGATAGTAGTCGCCGCCCTCTCTATCATCATATTCATAATCATGTTCATAGCATAGCCAAGCAAGTTTCATTTGTCAACCTCTCAATAATACCGACTGTTAGGAAAAGTCTTTATAAACTCAAGATAATCGTTGTACAATGATGGCCAATGAGTTTGCACATAGTCGTACAATGAGCCATATGACCACTCGATGTCTCTGAATACTCTACCATCTCCATCCCAATCGTCAATTGCATTTTGAATATTTTTAATGATTCGATCATCCATTTCATTTTCAACGAGAACACAGAACTTGTCTAATCCGTCCTGAGCATATTCATACCCATCAGACCAGTCAAGTCTATTCTTCTCCAAACTTCTTGCAAGAGCAAGATACTTGTTGTTTTTCATGAAGAAATCAAAAAGATTAGAGGCAGAAGTATTTGGTGCCAAGTCATACTTTTTGATCATCTGAATCAAGAAAACCTGACGGTTTTCCTCAGCCGCCATTTCATCCAATTCTTTCTGCTTTTCCTCTTTTAGTTTTTTCTCATTCTCAACAATCTGTGCTCTAATGGTATTAATCGTTTCTTCAAATCCTTTGATTTTTTTAATCACATTGTTTCGACCATCATCGGTTTTGACATGCATCTGCAAATCAACAACCCAACCAGAAGTCTTTTCAATACTTTTAGGAAATCGAGCACGAGACTTGGAATCAAGCACTCTATATGTTTTAGGAATACCATAAAAAGTCATCAATTCAGTGATTGATGCCACGATCTTACGGTTATTCTCTAGGATAACATCATTGTGCTTAGACACTTGTTCGACATGCTTATATGCCTGGGCAATCAATTCTAAAGCTCGGTTATACTGGTATTCTCCAGTATAACCAGACAAGATTTTCCTGGCACTGTCTTGATAAGAATACATATTGGAAAGTTCTTTGATCTGCTTACAATCATACTCTTGCAAAGCAGGTTGTTTAGGAATCACGTTGGTAAGATTAGCAAGCTTCGTCTCCAGCTTGCTAATCTCTGATTTAACAAAGTCGAATGCTTCGTCCACATTGTTCACATACTTCATTGCAAGGCTCCATTCGTTGATTTAAAAGTACCATACCTCACACCAACGAGGATGTCAACTGCCAATCTCAAAACTCTTTGTGCCCTCAAAATGTCGAGCACATGCTTCAAACGAATATCCACGTTGGTTGCTCAAAATACGGCACTGTCCAATTGGATAGTCGATAGTATGATGAGTGTGACCATGCACCCAGAACTTGATATTTGGTGAATCAAGAATCACCGAAGATAAGTCTGAAGCATAAGCACCATTTAGAGAATCATAACCATATGGACCACCAGAAACATGATCAGGGTCTACAGACTGAAAACTAGGTGCATGATGAGTAAGAACCACTACTGGCAAATCAGTATCATGTGCCTTCTCATAGATATACGATACCGACTCCAAATGAACGTCAAGCAAAAACTGTGGATTAATCTTACGGTTATGCCTACGATTAAAATAGTTCATGTCAGAAACATCATGAAGACCAATCATTTTATAATCATTCATTCCCCTCTCAACGATCTCCATTGTTAGAGGATTGCCCTTATTATAATCAGTCCATAGAGTAGCCCCAATAAAACGAACACCATCAATATCAATATAATCATTTTCCATCACAAAAACATTGTTAAAACCATTAGATTGCAGAAATTTCATAATACCAAGATGAGTATTTTTGTAGATGGAATTATAATGCTCATGGTTCCCAAATACATAAAGAACCTGATCGTACTTAGAAGTAAACTCCTTGAATGGTCCATTCAGCCACTTCTTCAGCTTCTTAGAATCTGCATCTGTACGATGAGGTGCAACCATATTGGCAGTGAAAATATCACCAGCCAACAAAAGAATATCACCACCCTTATCAGCATGAAGATTAGGATAGTTCAAAAACTCCGCATGTATGTCTGAGAGATATGCAACTTTCATGACGATTCTCCTTTGATTCTGGAGTCATTATACCCCAGAATCATGTTGTTGTCAAGAACTTTTTTAATTCATCTAAAGTTCCTTCATGAATATAAGTGGCCTTTTTACCACAATTATCACAATACCAAGGAACTCCAAGTTCTCGCAATTCTTCTCTGTTTAAAGGATTAGATTTCCATTTACAATGTTTGCATTGAATTACTGTGTAAATTTCATTTTCTACAGTAGATGATTTCTTTTTCATGTAAAAATTTTCCGAAAATACTAATTATATGTTTATCTGTCACTCCTTGTTTCAAATCAACATTCTCTAAATGTTTACCACATTTTAATGGAATGTCATCAACAACAATCCATTTGCATTCCTGATTTTCAGGGACATTATTCATCAACCAATCTCTGATTGCATATAGTCTATCAGGAATAATCGATGGAAACTTTGTTTTATAGTTTGGATGAATCAGATTTGGATTCAGACCATTTTTAATGGCACAATGCTTAACATCAATAACTCCTTGGTTATCATTATGTGCAGTATTAAAAACAATCTGAATATTTTGTGGGGGACAATGCTCATTCAATTCCTTGATAAAATTTTTATCGTATACATATGACATATCATCATATCTATCATAATCATACACAAATTCACTAGATTTGACATGAATCCTTAATGGTATTAGTGGTCCATCCACATCAAGAAATAATATTTTCATACCAAATACCTATGCTTTTCAGCAACAGATGCAATATTATATTTTGCAATATCTTCGTTCAACTTGACAATATCATTTTTGTCCATATCAAGAGAATATGCAAAATGTCCACCAAAATATACACACAAAACAAGATGGAAACGAGAACCAATGATAATAGTGTATGCCTTAGTCATTGCCGAACCGCCCATTCCCCCAAAACCAAGAGCAGTAGAACCCCACATTTGAAGGGTCATAGAATGGACGTACATTTCATTTTCAAAATGATTTCGTTCAAATGTTTCATATGCAGATTCTTTCCATTTATTATAACTTTCAGTATTCATTCTGTCCCCAGAGAATGATTTACTATCTACTTTCCGTCTGGAATCTTTTACCTTCGGTAAGTCCTGATATTGAGCAGAAGCCAAAGACTTGGCTAGAGTTGAGATTGGATCATCATACATTAGAAACACTTCCTTTCACGAAATATTACTTTGCCTTGCATCACACCAAGAGGTGATGATTGTTGATAAACAATTTGCTCATCAAATGTTTCATCTGGTTTTGCAGGTCTGTGTGAAAACCAGATGGAATTGTCTTGGTCCTTCCAAGAAGCATGAATAAACTTATTTCCACATGGAATTTCAATATAAGCAGTTCCTAATCCTGATCTTGCCAACCAATTTTCACATCCTGCAAGAAACAGTGTAGAAATGGTAGTGATAAAAATAAGTGTCTTCTTCATCTTCAAGCCCTCACGAATTTACCGTTATCGTCTAGTTTATATGGTACATTTGGTTCAATACCATCTTCACCGACATAGGCAGTGACAATTCTGGTTCTTTTGCCATCAAACCATTTGAGTGATAGAATTGAACCATCGCCACCAGTTACAGTTGAACGATCGCCACCAGTTACAGTTGAATAATCACCACCAGTTACAGTTGAATATTCACCACCAGTTACAGTTGACCAATGACCACCCTTTAAAGTTGACCAATTACCACCCGTTATAATTGAATAATCACCACCAGTTACGATTGAATAATCACCACCCTTTAAAGTTGACCAATTACCACCTGTTAAAGTTGAATGAACACCACCAGTTACAGTTGACCAATAACCAGCAGTTACAGTTGAACTATGCCCACCAGTTACAGTTGAGCAATTACCACAATTCACTATTGTATAATTACCACCAGTTACAGTTGAGTAATCACCACCATTCACGAATGTATAATTGTCTGCAATAATAATCGACCAATTTCCACCAGTGACAGTTGAACCATCACCACAAGTAATAAAAGCACCAACAACTTCTGATGGGTTGCAGCCAGCAGCAATCAAGAAATCAGTTGCACCTTTACGATCACCAACAAACAAGGTCTTGGCTTTAGATGTTTTAATCTTATGGTCAATATCAACGATTGGCCCCAATGCTTCACAAACCATCCATAAAACATCTCTACGCCAATCAAAGTATGATCCATCACCTTTACCATGAAGAAGGCCATGAAGACCACCACCACAGACTGGTTCTGGATTCCAATCTGGTGCTTCAGTGATTCCACCAATTTCTATATTCCATTGGAACCCCCCATAAGATTTCCCATTTGGTTTACAAGTTCTCAGAAACAGATTGTTCATCTCATTCTCCATAAATCACGTTTGCTGCTACACGAGCATCATCAACAGAAGTGAATGTGCCATAACTTTCGACAGAAATCATATCTTTTTCAAACCTAATCTTTTTATCACCATAGACCAGATAACACCCAGACTTCTTATGGCAAGCATGATACAGACCAGCATTAAACATCATCTCTGTTGCACGATTCTTGAGCACTTCAGAGTTTGGCATATTCTGGTTCTGAATAAAGAATTGATGAAACTCAATGAACGCCATCTTTTGTTTATTCAGATGGTATTCAGTTTCCGAATGAATAAATGGTTCTTGACGAACCACCTTAAATGAACAACCAGCAAGAGCAAGTGAAAGAATAATAGCAATTGTTTTCATAGCACGTATCCATGACTAAGGAGAATCATTACAGTGACAAGTCCAAAGAAACCTAGAATATAAACAGCATATGCTAGGTATCCAATTAGTGTAGCGATTTCTCGAAACATCACAACCTCTTTTCTAGTCTATCGTAGATATGTTCTTCAATAATCACACGAGCCAATCTTAGCAGGTCTTTTTGCTCTTTGTCAAGCGTATGATTTTCAATGTCCTTGAGAAGTTTCACAGCCTTGTCATACTTTTCTAGATTCATGTAATAACCATAGCAAGTAGAATAAACAAAAGAACGACCAATGTCAACATTTGGATGACAGTGATCGTTCGAAGCAACGCTATGATAGTATATAACAGATTGACTATGGGAACGATTAGCAGTTGATAAAGCTTAGCTAGCATTTTTACCTCGACAACGGAATGATTATTGTATTGCTAACGCATGTCTGATATGCGACAAGAGTGCCGTTTTTATTTCGGCATTCAATATCTAGCTTGGAGATATTTCCAGCATGTTCTGAAGCTATTACTGAGAAAAGAAAGATCCCTGCAGCGGTTAACATTACTCCAATTAAATCGCGGGTGATAATGAAGAAAACAAGACCAATACAACAAAGGATGAAGGGGATCAGAAGCATCGTGACCTCGATTGGTTGGTGGTAGACCTGGAGGGACTCGAACCCCCATCTGAGCCGTTATGAGCGACTGGCATTCACCATTATGCTACAGGTCTATTTTTGATTATAGATGATACCTGATTGTATCAAGGATTAGAGAGATCGTCAACATTACAATCAAAATTCTTAGTACAATTAGCTCGTTGAATTTCATAGGAACACCATGCAAATTTGAATTAGGTTGGATAGAATGATAACGCCGATTAGTAGATGCATTAAACTTCTCCAATTTTTGGCTGGGGATCTTGGATTCGAACCAAGACTACCGGATCCAAAGTCCAGCGTTCTGCCAATTAAACTAATCCCCAATTTTGGTCTAGGTGAGAGGATTCGAACCTCCAGCCTCTTGGTCCCAAACCAAGCGCTCTACGCAAATTGAGCTACACCCAGAAACTTTGGCTCCAGCGGCAGGACTCGAACCTACAACCAACCGGTTAACAGCCGGTTGCTCTACCATTGAGCTACGCTGGAAAAGATCACTTACTGTTTATATAAGTTTTAATAAACGCTTCTGCTTTTGCAGTAAAATGTTGACGGACATCTTCTTCAAGAGACCCAACAACACTGTCCATTGTATCTAGAAATTCCTCACGCTTACAAATATGCGCATTGATAAACTCTGGCGAAACAAGTTTCTCAATTTCAGAAGATAAATAATGCATTCTTGTGTTACGGTCCATTCTCATCATCTCGTACATATGAAGATCAGCAAACCGTTTCATCGATTCTAAGTATTGTTCATATACAATAGAGTCTCGAAGATCAATAGCTATCATTATATATCCTTTCAAGTTAGTGGCGATCACGGCAGGACTCGAACCTGCGACCATCTGCTTAGAAGGCAGATGCTCTATCCAGCTGAGCTACGTGACCAATTACAACCCAATCGCCCGATGTTTGTATTCCAAGTAACTGCCCCGAAAATCTTCGAGCAAGTACTGACGAAAAATCTCAAACCGATCTGCTGATTCTTGCTCTCCTGAATCCCGCAGTTCCTTTTCAGCCTTATCTAGGAATCTAATCAAAGAGACAAGCGAAATCTGATCAGAAGGGTCACGAAGAGTAGCGGGTTTCATTTTTCCGGGACGTTGCATCATACACCTCAGTCGCTGTAGACATCGCCTTTACGCATCACCAGATTCCATGGCTGCAATCTGATTTCAGCTGGACCAGTATACCACCGATTCAACCGACAGTCATCTGAATTCCATCCTCTTGCTCTACTCGTCGTTCCATAACCAAGAGACTCAATATCTCCCCTGGTCCACCGTTCGCCTTTACCATTAGACGACTCATCACAGATCGTTGGCTGATAATGCTCAACGATTAAACGATTCAGCTGCTTCAAACGGTCATCGAACATTGCAATCTCCTGGGTCTACGCCGATCGGCTCAATGCCATTTTCAATCGCTCGAATGCCAGCAGTCAACATATCATAGTGTTCAGTAAAACTAGCGACGCTCATGTGCATTCTCGCATTACCACCACGCAAAAGTGTCCGAACTATAGTTTCAAGCGCTCCTGCCTTGTACGCGTATGCCTGACTATTAGTCATCTCGCGCTCCTTGCAAAGAACATCTATTGATTTGATCAAAGAGTCAACCACATCATCGGTATTCATTGCAGATCTCCAAAGTCAGAGTTCACAACAAACCATTGCAACGCAACTCCGCAGCAATGGCCAATGATTTCCTTGTCTTTGTATACGATGAATTCATACCCCTTCGAACGACCAAAGTCAACAGCTTCTTTTACTGAGTTGAACTGCCCTTCAAGAAACCAACCAAAGTTCGCCAGATAGCATCGATACATCGTTGGTCTCCTTGTTGTTTTAGTGGTAAGAGCGAAGAAAGTCAATACGGTTTTTTGCTAGCTCAGACAGAATTCGAATGTTCTCTGCTTTAATTTCTTCTAGCTGGGCAATTGAACAGGAGGTAATGCACTGTCGAATTGTCTGATAAAACTGAGAATTTAGATCAACAGCTTCGACATGGTCGAAGAAATCACGAATGTATTCAATCTTTTGTTCAATGGTCATTGGGCATCTCCATCGTCCGGATGGATCGTGACAAACACGTCAAACCGTGACATGTTGTCAATGATAAATCCCGGCGAACAACCACAAGAGCAACCAGCAGACTGCCGCCACTTGACTTTAGTGTCTGTTGGTAGCCCAGCCTTAGCGAAGACAGAAGGCAGAAGCTTGCGATACTCGGTCATCGGACGAGACCGACGATTGATCAAATTATCGAGGATAGATTCGTCCTTAACGAAGAAGTAGATTCGAGCATTCGACCAGTATTCCTTCGAGCCATTACGGTAAGAGTAGTCCAATTCCCGATCACGACGTTCGATTTCAAGCTTAGCCATCTGAGCTCTCCATATCCAACTGTTTAAGGATCATCTTCTACTTATTTGATAAGGTCAACTAGCTTTTTTACCATCGAAGAAAAAAAATAGAGGAGCAATCTGCAGCAGATTTCCTGCGATGATGATCAAGGCAACTGTGGCTGGGTCCATTTATCTCTCCATTGTTAGCTGCACCTTAATGCCAACTGGCAGCAAGGTCAACAGCTTATTTGACTACATCGAACACAAGCGCTGTAATAAAACAAAGGCTTGAAATAAGCATGATAACTGAAACAAACTTTACGATTGTATCGATCATTTGTCTTTAATCCTCAGTTGTTTACGATTTACTCTTGTTCCAATATAACTATTGTAATACCGTTCTGGTTGAAATAAAACATCAAATTGTACTTGATATTTCAATTCCATGTAATTCAGTTCAGATTTAGATTTACACAACAACAAGATTTCTTTTTTTACTAAATCGCCTTTTTTAATATCATCGTTTAATTGATCATTTGATCCTGTATAATCTACCCAATCTGATAAAACTCTTTTTCGTTTTTTCTTTTTGTTTTTTTGAAAAGACTTAGACTTAGTAAATAACTTCTTTCCAATATACTGTTTGTTATTAACAAGATTGGTGATAATGTACACAAAACCAACACTATCACCAATCATATCTTCGGTAAATTGTTCGCCATTATATATCCACATACTAGCACCCCTTTGTCTGGAATGCTAGTATTTATTTAATCATCTTCGTCTTCAAACAATTTCAAAGTCTGATCGAAGCATTCATCCATTCCTTTTAGTTCATACAGCGTATCACAATCATTGTCAATAAACGTTTCAATTAGATGTTGATAGATCTCTATTCTTTGGTTTTTTGAAACATCAGCATCTAAAAGTGCTTCGATAATCTGCTCGAAGATTGATGAGCCTCTATTCCAACTCATTGGTCGTCTACTCCGTAAATGTATTGGTTGTCTACTTTTAACTTTCTCTTATTTTCCACTGAGTATACTGTCGTGTCGATCAAGTATCCGGGATTCTTACTAATTCTATTTTCAATCCACGCATCATCAAACCAGATGATTTGATTGTTTGGATAACAATAGTAATTGCCATTGTCCATCTTAAAGAAATGCCCGCACTTATGTTCTGGCGTTTCTGAAAAATTGCAATCGAGAATTGCTTTATTCTCCCACGACCAATCAAGCGTGAACATATACGTTCCTTTATGCTTTTCGTTTGATGGAGTTATAAGTTCTGCTTGCAATCCAACTAACCGATTACGAATTTGCACATCGATATATGGCGAGAAACAGTCCCAGTACATCGCTTGTTCTAATTGAACTGGTTCGCTATCAGTTTTCCAACAAAATGCAGTAATTGGTCTACGGGTCCAATTAACTCCATTATCTAGCAGAGCTTCAAACAATGGAACGCGTTTTTCGATTGACGCAACCGCATGGACGTCGCAGGGGGTGAAATCCCCCTGCCCTTTCGTGTGATTATATAGGTATTGATTACGAATAAAACAAGTAAACGTTGGTAAGTTATGATTGAGATATGCCATATTACACCATACAAGCGGATTCGCCAGTCTCTGATACGCCAATACAAGCAGCAGCTCCGAGAGTATCGACGTCAATGTACTTCTTTTCTTTCAGCTGCGATGCCCAGTCGATGTCCACTAGGTTCTGCTGAATCTTCTCCCACTTATGCAGCAAGTAAACATATTTCAGACAATACTCAGTCTTCTTTCTGTCACCTTCAAAATAGTTGACTGCAAACGAATTGAACCTCCGAACCCAGTCTTTTTTCAACAACTTACCGTGATCATCTCCGCTGAGATCTTCTCCATAGCCGTTTGCTGTTGCACATGCTTCCCATAGTGTATCAAATGCTTGAAGACCGTCAACGACAAGACCTGATGCAAACACTGCCCCTGTTCCATACGTTTGAACAATTTGTTCAGCATCAATAACTTTGGTGTTTGGTGCTTGATTAAAGTCTTTATCGCCAGTCATTGGCAAGAATGAAATTCCAGCAAAGTACTGTTTGTTATCAAACACATACTGTTCAATGGCATCCCAATCATCAGCGATAATAGTGTTAGAAACATTATGACGAACGGTCTTATTAACGCATAGATCGAGATCAGTTCCTGCATTGACCCAGTGTTGCTGAGCCTTTTTTACTAGTTCCAGATGCTTGATTCCCAATAGATAATCTTTAAACAGAGAATCTTTATTTGGAATCACAGGGAACGAAACAACGTAATCTGTCCGTCCAGCAGACCATACAGACTCTTCAACCATGTAAGGATTCAGTCGTTTAATTAGCTGAGCAACTTCCGTTTCTTTGTTTAGCTGAATGTTGCGAATGTACATTGGTGAATGGTCTGCATGAATACCTGAAGCAGTCATTAGAATTACCGATGCATTACCTGATGGTTTAACACAGGTAGTTCTTGCTGCAGGATTGATTCCCAGTAGCTTTGCAATTCGCTTGTTGGTTTCCTTTACCAGCTTTGCACCATTTTCTAAAATTGCTGAATCAAACAGAACTGTTGGATTGTTCATCCATCCAGTAATTGATACACCAAGTAGAGCTTCTCTGTCGAAGATTTCCTTGGTTGTTTGATTCAAGAATTTGAAATTGGTGTATCCGGCCTGTAGAGTTCCGAGAATAGCAGCTGCTTCACAAGCAGCATAAAACGTCTGCTCGTCGTTGCACATTCCGCCATTAATTTCAGTTAGATTGCACCCTTGCCAACCAGATTTGCCATCTAGCTGAGGAAACATTCCAATTTCAACACAAGGATTAGTAGTAACATCTTTATCGTCAACAAAGAAGAATCCTGGCTCACCAAACTGTTTAATCGATGTCATTAGTTCGCTGAACTGCTGCTTAGTAATCTTCGTCCGATCAATTACTGCAGAATTGTTTGACCTTGCACGTTGAGGATTATCGATAAACCAGTTGCCAGTCTTCGCACTAGCCATTTCACTGTCCTCAGGAGAGAATAGACAAATTGTTGCAGAACGACGAACGCCTCCAGCAAGAACTGCATCCGCGGTGTGCATACAAATATCATAAACATGGATTGGGCGAAGACGATTGCTTTGATCTTTAAGAACCAGACCCTGCAGTAGATACTCAATTCGATCCAATGATCTACGAAGAGCATCTGGCCCAGGAGCCTTAAATCCTCCGAAGATCATTGCGCCCTTTGGACGAATCTGCGACAAGTCAAAATACACTTTTCTTCCCTGGTATTCAGGATACTTACCGCCAGTAGCAAAGTAAGAAGACATCAATACGTCCAGAGCAGTTGCCCACCCCTCAATTGAGTCCTCAACAACGTGAGTCTTTGGCTGCTTGTTTCGAGGACCAACATTTGGCAATTTGTCGATGTGATGATATTGAACAGAAAACCCAGCTCCAGCACCGCAAAGCAGAATGTAGAAGAACTCTCCAAAAAATTCAGCACGGTCGGCATAAGAAGATGTGCAGTTATACATCTTCATTTCGTGCTTCAATAGTTGCTGACCGCCAAATTGCAATGCGCGCTGAGCGCCAAGCACTAGTTTGTTCTTATACGCTTCAGTTGCAATTTGTAAAGCAGCTGCTAGCTGATCGCTGTGCTTTTCCTTATAGTATTGACGATGCATGTCCATCACACGATCAACTGCTTCGTCCCATGTCTCATAACGGTTGAGATTGTCGTCCCAACGGGCATACCCTTCGTAGAACTTTGCTTCGGATAGTAGTTTTCTTGTGTCTTTATACATCGATACCTCTTTAGTTTACGGAATTAAGGAAAGGGAAGTGCCGTTCAATTACTTGACGACATTTAATTGCAATATCACGGTGCTCTTTTTGAGTTGCATTGTCTGATCTCAAGTCAGTGTAGTGAAGCCATGATCTTAAACTGCCTTGCATGTACATGCGAGAAATCGTTAATCCTTCGGGCAATACGGCTCTTGCTTGCTCTTTCGCAATTCCATTGTCAATTGCCCACTTATACGCATGTCTCGCATGATACAATACATCTTGTTGCATTTGTTGCCAAGCACTATTCAATGCTTTGTTGTCTGTATCAATTGAATTTTGTCTATTGGATTTGTCTTGTAGTCTAGCTTCTCTTGTGACAAACGTGTCGGTATTTACCTCAGCATATCTCTGGCTAAACTCCTGAAATGAAAATGAACGGTGTCGAAGAATCTGTCGAGCAATGTCTCTGGTCGTCTCGATCTCCATCGTCAAGTTAACCATTTCGAAAATTGACCAGTGATTGTGTTTAATACAATACTTTAACAATTTACTAGCCGTATCAAAGTTGCTTTGATTGGATGGGTTAGACACTCTTGCGCAATATGATATCAAGTTCTCTGCATCATTGTCGCAAATGAACTCTTCTGCTACTGGTTGTGTAATTCCAATTAACCGAACCTTCTGATAATCATACATTGATCTACTCCTCTCATGAAATCTCTAACATTGTTTGGATAGCGTTCTTTAGCTAACAACTGCAATAAGTGGAATACTACATTGAATTGATCAGCATCTGGATAGCGATCCAGGTATTGTTCAGCCCAATGTTTACCGTCCAAATAAGCATATTGCGCTAAATCTTTTTCCACTGGCGGATCGCTAGTTCTGCTTGCAGCCCTTGAAACGTGTTGTCGTCTATTACTTGTTGAATCCATTTAGCTGCCTTTTCAATCAATTCCGTTTTACAGTATGACCCAGACACTTTTCGAAGTATCATCTGGTTGATATCTTTGTCTGTGATGTTGTCAGGCCAAACACAGATCTTATATCGCTGCGAAGCTGCAGTCAACATCGTTTCCACTATTTGTTTGTTCCTCGGCTCATTGTCAAACACAAGCACTGCATTGTCTGTCGGTTTGTTTAACTTCGCGAGTTCACTGTGCAGACCGCTGCAAAGACATGCTATCGAATTTGGAATAAACATCGAATCTATCGGACCTTCAAACACGTAGTACTTTGTATTAAAATTCACTCTGTCAATTCCATAGATACTTGGAAGGTGATCACGGGTCTTATCAAGTATGATTGTTATATATCTTGGTGTATAATCACCAATAGCTCTACCTTGAACACCAAACACTGTCTTTGTCTGATCGATCAATGGAATAATCAATCTTGGTTGATCGTAAGACACGTCTTCAAAACTATCAGGCTTAATACTGTTAATCCAATGCTTGAACTGTTTGCAATAATACAGCTGACTGTGAAAATAACTCGGTATTTGTCGCTGCACCACGTACTGCTTACATTTATGTGTACTTGGCAACTGAGAGACTTTTGGCAACTTGATTTGTTGCTTTGGAATTGAGAACTTTTCCATAATAGTAGGCTGAGCAACTGCTGGTTGCTTGCTATCGGAAACCTTTTCCAACAAGTATTCATCGTATAGAATAGGATTAACTAGCTGAAGAAGCTTGCTAAATACCAACGATTGATTGCAGTTGTGACAGTAGAAAAAGAACTTACCAGATCTCTGGATTAGAAATCCTCTGGCCTTTGTTTTTGATTGCTGCGAATCTCCACATATTGGACATGAGAAGTTGTACAGCGTACCATCTTTTTGTTTGAAGTTTCGTAATGAACTTGATAGTAGATTAATATACTTAACGTCTAACCATAACGTATTAATCATCTAATTACCCTGTTATTTGATTGGCACAAAGTGATTATACAGCCAACCAAAACCAGGTCAACAGTAAACTGTTGTTATTGGAACAATTTTAGAAGCGGTCCAGACATCTTAGAGATGATAAACGCGATCACCATACCACCACCAGTTGCAATCCACACCAACTTCTCTAGTTGTGTCACTTTTTTCAGAAGATCGTTGTGACTGTTAGCAGCTTCTGCCTTCATTGATTTGATTTCGTTAAGAATAGATGTTTTCATCTCATCTAGATCATTATCAATGTCTGCTTCTAATTTTCTGATAGCGTTTTCCAATTCTCGGTCTGAATTGGCAGTATTAATTTTTTCTGTCTCGACCATTGAAAGTAAATGTGTAGTAAATTTTTCTTGAGTAGAAAGACGGTTATCTTGAACCGCTATTAACTGAGAAATGTTTTTTGACACCGTTGCTAGTTCGACTATCGTTTTATCTAAACGATCGACTATCGTATCCAGCTGAGCAACATTAGACTTGATTTCGTATAATTCTTTAACTAGAGTTTGATCTATCGGTGCCATATTTCCTCTTTAACAATTTCGTAGCTCTATCTAACAACTTCTTTACACCTGCAGCACGAAACAAAAGAGGATCAATCTTCGCTATGTTACCAGTACCAATAGCATTCGCAGGAACTTCTTCTTTTAACTTCATATTCGTCTTAATGCCTCAACAATCTGTTGGTCCATCGGTATCATGTCCAAATCTATTACCTTTTCAGTATTTATATTATACAATCTCGTCGGTAATATTTGTAGCAAAACCAAAAAAGGTTTGATATATTTGAAATGCTTCTTCAGTTTAAAATATAGTATTCGACAAGTAACGGTTGGCCCAAACAAATTATTCAGAATAATGATATGATTGAGAATCAACCGTTCTTTTAAGTCTTTATTCTTTTCATAACGAGTCAAAAGCTTTTTTATATATCGAATACGTTTTAGGTCTTCATGAAAATCATTAATTGATGAACAGTATCTGCCATCATAATGTCGAGCACAATACAAAATAAAATTAGATTCACTTAACCATTCATCCATTACTGATTAGAAACTTTCTAGAGTAACTCTTTTTAAAGTATTGTTTGCAGTTGCAATGTATAGGTACGTATCATCGAAAAGAATTGTACCTTTTCGCACTGTAACAGAAGAACTTGCTGGGGTCTGTTTGTTCTCTGTTATCAATGTATTACAAACTACAGTTAAGTTGGTTGTGTTACCAAACAAGTTAGTTACTGTCACTTGTTTGGTATTTGCGGTTCCTGATGGACTATCAACGATCACCAGCAGGTCTTCTCCTGCTGGTGCTGTTAATACTGGTAGTTCAGAAATAGCTTTTGATCTATCAGCCATAATAACCTATTAGGTTGTAATTGTGATTGTTGCAGCAGTAGACGTTACATTAGCTGCACCAGTTGTTGAAATTTCAACGACATAAGACTCACCGTTCGAAACGGTATTTGCATCGACGGTTAGTGTTGCTGTCGTATCGCCAGCATAACCGGAAACTCCGAGAGCATCGCCATTTGCATATGTCCACTGATAAGTTAACGAGCCACCTGCTGGGACAGTTGCTGCTGTAACTGTAAATTCGGCTTGTTCATCAGCTGAAGAGTTTGCAGATGCATTTGCTGGCTGTACTGAAATTACGATTGTTTTGTCAGGGAATACTGCATCTTCGGCATCGCCGGACATTGAACCCATTGCAACTAGAGTCTCGTATTGAACTCTACCAGCACGACCGCCTGAACCAGTTGTTTTAATAACCCAACCGGCATGAGCTGGTCTTGATCCAGCTTGACGCGCAGCTGCTTGCTCATTTGTGTCAACACCAAATTGGCCAACTGTTACACCAGTTGTGTAAGCATCGGCAGTTGTGTTGCCAAAGAAAGCTGATTGCGTTGTTGAATTAGCAGGTTTGTTGTATTGGGACACTGCCCACAATACAGAATTTGCTGCTGAATCGTCGTTTTTCCATTGACTCATTTTTGGAAATCCTTTACAAGTGATTGATAGTTGTACTATTTATTTCTTTTTCTTTTTCAAGAATTTAACTGCTTTGTTCAACAGCTTTTCGATCGCTTCAGGATCGTGTTGTTCATCGATACCAAGATTAAGAAAGCGTTGTTTAGCAGCAGCTTTTGCTCTAGTAACTCTGAAATTTTTGACATTGTCAATGTCAGCATCAGATTGTTTCTCAACATGGACATAATTGTCTTCCGGACTTGCTGTCCTTTGCTTGACTTCGTCCTCGACTTTGTCGGCTTCGACTGGCTCAGAGGTATCTTTCACTTTGTCCTCAATATGCTTAAGGAACTTATCAACGTGAGAGTGATCAATATCTACGCCAAATTCAGCGACATTGTGGTGAATCTTGGTTGCAATGTCTTTTGCAGCATTTAATTGTTGAGCTGTTGAGTACCCAGTTGAGTCTACTTGCTTAACAATATTGAACAACATGTCATGCAACTTGACTGATCGCTCCACTTTATCAGGATTTGTTTCTTTAGAAATATCAGAATAAATCCGTTGAGCGTCTGGCGACACCTCAAAATGCTGCGATCTATACGTACCAGCAAATACCTGATCGTTCATATCCTTCTCTCCTTTTGGATGAGAAGGATTATGTACCTTTTCAACGAACATAAACCGGATAGTGTTTTCTAAAGATCTTGACATTTATTAGCCCTTTTGTACAGCTTTCAGCATCCAACGATGCTTCTTGTGTATATCGATTCGGTCTTGAAGAAAATTGGCAAGACCGAGCTGTTTTTGTTTTTCTGCTTCATTGTATGCAAACATCAGATCAGAAATTACTTTGTCGTTGTCGTCCATTAATCGTTGACACATAATCATTGCGGAGGGAATAGTATTTTCATCTGTAATGGAAGATAGTTCTTTGAATCTTTGCAATGCGCCCGGTGCATACGCGTCCAGAGCACGAATTTGCTCTGCAATCGGATCGACCGCTCCATGTACTTCTTCATATAGTTTACCAAAAAAGTCATGATACTGTGGAAAATTAATCCCCTCCACGTTCCAATGAAAGTTTTGTGCTTTGAGATAAAAAGCAAATGTGGTCGCAAGCACCACTTTCATTCTATTAACTAGTTCATCCATTTTTTAGCCTTTTTTCTTCTTCTTGTGGTTCATGTGGCTTTCCATCTGCAGAATTTGTAGATCTTCAACCATTACTTTCTTTTCAATTCCATGGTCAAACATCACATCATACCACGCAATGTTGCCATTGTCATCTGGTTCAGCATGCTGGGAATATAGAGTTGTCCCTTCCCCAAACTGCTCGCTATACACATGAGTTGCACAGTTGTGCTTATCGACTGCGCCTTTTGCAACACCAGGGGAATCTTCCTTGTCGTCCATTGATTCATTTGCCATTTTGACGAATGGGTGTTTGCCTTTTTTGCCATCGTCTGACGGTTTGGCCTTTTTGTTGTCTTTAATAGCGTCTTTCATTGGTTCTTGTTTGTTGCCATCTTTATCGACATCAAGAAAGTCAGGCTTTGCTGTTTTTTCTTTGAGAACGTTTTTGACGGCTTCGATCAATGAAGGTGGTAAAGTTTTAATTGACATCTGAGGTCTCCTTATCGAGGATTAACTTGCTTTTGGGTTCTTTGTATTTCAGAGCTTCTCTGTGCAGCTAATCGAACTCGTTGAGCAGTTTCTCTTGCTCTTGACAGCACAGTAGAAGCAGTTTTTTTAACCAATGACGTCCCTTTACGCTGAAGAGAAGTTAGTTTTTTCTGGCCAGAACGAGCTTTAGAAGTTTGTAACGGATGTAATCCGCCCGGACGACCTTTTGAAGTCTTGGCTCCCACGCCAACTTTCTTCTTTCTTGCCGTCATTCCAACAGTTGACTGCCGCCTTTTCATTGTTGACCCAGGACGAGCGCCACTCAAGATTGTTTCTGATACCACTGTTTTAATAATATCAAGTGTTTTTTGACCAGGCGTCATTTTTTTATACCTTCTTGTTAGTTCTGTTGTACCTTGATCTAATGGCTTCATTTCTTTTGTTTCCGAAGAACATCAAATCTTAATCGACGATAAAGCACATCATCCTTGGTTATCATGTCCAACATCTTATCTAACAAATCTCCAATATCTTTTTGGTATGCTTTATACTTAATAGACCGATTGATGTCTCTTAAAATTCTTTTGTAATACACAATCTTATCTTTATCAACTAATCCGTTTAGCATCAACTTATCTAATTTGGACCAATCTGCCTCAAATAAGATCAGACCAAGATCATCAACGTCAATGTCATTGTGAGCTAATTGCAAACGACCACCTGACAAGTCTCTCTTAACGCCTTTAACTAGATTATTAAGATCTTTATGGGAAAGTTTTTCCTTGACTGCTCTGCCAATTACTTGTAATACTTTTGACCTAACTGAATCAGCGTTTGGCCCAAGTCTGAAATGACGTCTTGCATGTTTCTGATATGTGGTTTTACCGGGACGAAGTCCGGAACGCTTATCCACTTGCTTTAATACTTGAGCAGAAGCCGCTCTGTGTTTTGCCCCTTTCGTCGAGTCTCTATTACGACGAATCATTTGACCGAGCTTGCGAACTACTTTATCAAACTGCTCGCCTTTTACTCTTCGATGAAGGATTGTTCGTAGTGAATCTTCAAATAATTCAGTTTGTTCTCTCAATCTTCTGGTATTACGTTTAGAGATTCTTGCAACTTCTGCGCGTTTAACATATGGAATTAGTCGTGTTGTAAGAGACTTATGCAAGCTTTTTGGAAGAGCATCAATCATTCGATCGATTTCTATTCTCTGAGAAGTAGACAGCTGATGGTAATTAACTCCTCGTGATCCGGCTACTTTCTTTCGAAGCAATTCCCTGGCAAGTTTCTGAGCACGGTTCTTCAACCTATCCTCAGACGCAAATTTACCCGCAAGCAGCTTCTTTTGACGAACCATTTTCTTCGTCATTGAATGCATCTTGCGAGCTCTTGCCCTGCGTTGTTCGTAACCTACTTTTTCTTGTAGTTGATCCATTACTTTTTCCAAGTTTGTTTTTTTACCTATTTATCAGGTCACTTCTTCCCAATCTATTGTTCCTGAAGCATCGTCACCAGCAGTTCCGGCCATTCCAGCAAGAGTTAATATCTCTGGAACATTAGTTAGACCATTTCTTGATAATTGATATTTAAATAATGTGTCTTTTCCTAGTGTAATCATTGCAGCAGTTTGATTGGTAATTCCAACTAACCCTTGTTGAATTACAGTTCCTCCAGATATAGAATTTGCAGTTATATTATATTCTACGGGAGAGTCTGAACCAGCAGAAACAAATGTTGTATTTCCACCAAGAGTTCCACCTGAAATAAGAGCATATTTTGCTCTACCATTATTTCCTTCAGCAAGAAATGATATGTTTGTTGGAACAACGATTGAGTCTAATTGATCTGATTTGAGTCTTATAGAAACGACTGGATACCATACTCCAGCAGTAGTCATAACAATAACAGAGTTTGCTGGTGTTCCAACAGACCTTGGTTTGCCAGTCAAATTATATCCACCTTCTGAAATAACTGATGAACATACTTGTTTTAGAGTAGATGAATTTGCTGTTCCTGAAGTGTTTTTAATTTCTAATCTAACAGGTAAACAAGCAGTTGTCATGTAAGGACCATCAACAATATTGGCATGATGGAATGAATGACAATGAATTAGTTGCCCATTAATAACAAATCCACATCTAACAGTTCCGAGACCTAACCATTCAATATCTATAAACAAAATTTGTGCTTTAGTAATATCTAAAGTCAATCCAGATGGACCAGTTCCATCTAATACATCCATATTCCAATCTGCCTGATTTACTACAGTGTCAGTTGGTGTAGAAGTTGAATTGCTTCTTTTAACAAAAGATAGTGTTGAACCATCTAACTGTAAAAAAATACCATTGTTAGTATCAAAATATCCAGTTCTTTGTCTCAATCCTTCTTTAGCAGGATTCATCACAAATGTCTGTAGTATCTGTAGGCTCTTTCCTGGTTGATATGCAAATACTCTTTTTGATTCTCTGATAACCTCTGCACCAGAAGTAGTATCAACTATCATGTTATATGCAGCAGAATTTGCATTGAATGAGTATGTGCCACCAGAAGTATTTGCTGTGTGAAATTTCTGATTAGGATCGTATCTGTGTTGTGAATCAAATAGAGTTAAAGGTGTTGATACTCTGGCTCTACCAAAAGCATCGACTGCCATTCCTGATGGATTTGCTGCACCAACTAAATTTCCATATTGATCAGCAAGCATAACTGCCTCAAATATGGTCTTTCCATCTGGTAAATATTGGTGAGTATCTTTTCTAAATTGTGCCATAGCTATTTTATTCCTATTGATATAAGATGCTTACCCGTTTTGTTGTTTGTGAATTTGTTTCAAAGTCTTGTCATCAAACCATCCGGGTATAGTTTTGTTACCGGCTCTATAAGCAGCAATCGTTCGGTGATGCCCATCCCACACCATCGGTCTGTATTTCTTATTGTCCGGCGTTCCCGAAACGATTACAGGCGTTAAATGACCACCAGATTTAAGTGTTTCAATGTGTTGTTTCACTGTTTGTTCTCCACGAGCAGATAGGTCGGGGTGTTCCCACGAGTCGTGTTCCGACGGGTCCAGTTGACTAATATCGAAATGGTGATGGGGCGCTAAATGTTGTTGATTTTTGATATGTTCCCCCTCCACGGAATACTTTGACATGAAATCGTCGATGCTCATTTTCTTAGCATCTCGTCTTAGGTTATTATAGTTCGATGATTCAACGATGAACTGAGAAAATGATAACATTAAATTTACCCTCTTTTGACCTTTATTCCGCCAGAAGATAGCTTGCTCCATATTGTTTTCCACTTTGGATGGTTTTGCATTCCAATCAATTTAGCAGCTTCTGGTTCATTTTTGCTGGCGATTGCTTCGCGAGCTCTGGTACCAGATACTTTCTTTCCATCGACCAGTTCTCGAGATTCTGCTGTATGAATTGTTATCGAATGGAAAGTGCCACGAGGAAACATCATGCTGCCGCTTTCAACTTGCTTCTTGATGTCTTCAGCTTTATCTTTATCGTCTGGACCAATGTGAATGTGTAAATGCTGCTTTGGACCTGCATTTTCTAAAACATGGTTGAGAATTGGGTGCAATGCCCCACCAATTCCGCTTACATGAGCAACTTCAACGTTTGAAGGATTGCCGGCTGTGTGACGAAGCATCATTTCTCTTTCTTCTTGAGATAGAGGAGACGGAGACGTTTTTGACGATCTCATCATTCCAACAACAACTTTGCCAACATTGCCAATCTTGTTTGCAGCATTTACCATATGTCGGACCATTCCTCCGTGACCGACAGTTGGTACAGACATGCTTCCTATAGTCACATGATGGTGAACATCTTGATTGGCAATTTCAGGGTTTTGCTTTCGAGCAGTTGCAACTCGTTTATTATACAACTGATCATACATCCCCTGTTGATGCTCTGGTGATGTAATCTTTATAGCAGTTTGAGGATCCGTTTTCTTACGAAGCACTACACCTTCTCCCCATGGTTGGATATGCTGATGGGACCATGGGTCTTTATATCCAGATTTCTCTAGTAGTCCTCTCGCTCGCTTATGAAACTGGTCTGCAATTTCAGCAATCGCTTGATGATCTTTCGGATCTGTTTGTTTCAGTTGTTTACGCAAATCATCAGCTGGAACAGACAGCTCTCTGTGTTTAGTTGGAAGGATGTCATGTGTAATCTTAACTTCAGAGGTGGAGTGCTCAGGCATTTTGCTGATTTCTTTTTCAGAGAATCCTTTGTTTAACTGGCCTGAATATACTGCAAATCCGCCTTTTGTCCCTGCAGTCTTTTCTTTCGAGTAAGGAGTCATTACATATGTACGAACGCCGGGGCTGCCTGGTTCATCAGGCGTTTCGCCTTTGGCAAGTGAATTCCAGAATAACTCGCCATGCAGACGAGTACCAGTTCCGCGCTTATTAACCATCTCAGTTAGTGGATGAGGCTTTGTAAGGAAATGGTCAACGACTTCATGTAATCCACCAATTCTTTGTTCGGTGAATGCCCCGCCAGTCTTATCTTTTTCTAACATTGCGGGACGAAGGGCATTAACGTCTGCTGCAGATCTTAGTTTGCCATGCTTACCAACTTCAATATAAGGTCCATGCTCGTCGTGCCCAATTGCTGAAGGGATTCCATCGGACTTTGCATGTACTGAGAATGTTGTATGTTGGTCACTGTCTCCTAGTAAATTTGAAAGGTCTTTGTGTGCAGTGGTTTTCTTTGCAACAATTGAGTTAGAACGCATTGACCCGTCTGGCTTGAAAGGATTTGCGTGTAATACTGCGGTACGAACCTTCTCTTCTTGTTCTCGAATGAATTGAGCAAATCTTTTCATTAAGCTGTTCCTTCTAGCACTCGTTTTGCATTCAATACATGCTGCGCACCTTTTCCATCATCGCCAGGATGTTGCTGTATGATTTTATCATACCACATTTTGGTTAAGCTCTTATGATCTTGTGGTTTCATATGTTTTTTTGCTATCTTTGCAAGTCCAGTAAACGACGCAACGTCTTCGTGCTTATATTTCGTCCCAAAATGCCTATTAATGAAGTCGTGTAAAGCTTCTTCCTTTACTTGACCAGACCGAACGTGATCATATGAAGTAACATGAACATCATTTGGTTGACCTCCCGGATGAGGTAATATGCCAGCTCTGACCTTGTTAGATTCAGATCCCATACGATAATTATACTGGTCTCTGTCTGAAAGTTTTACAGGCTTACCTGTTTTTTCACTAACAAACCTTTTACCTTCAGCTTTGCCTCCAACAACCTTTACCATAGCACTGGCTAGTTCTTGTCGAGAAACTCCTTTAATTCCTTGTTTGAGATCATCGACTTCTGATCCAGTTCCAATTGCTCGGTCTTTATTTGGAGCATTTCCATCGTATTTGGTGTGCAGTAAGTCTACTTGAACGTGTCTTTTTTGACCTGTATGATCAGTGTGCTCGAACAATAAATGATGGCCCGATCCAGCTTTGATCATTCCAACCATTCGAACATTTCCTTTACCCAACTTCTGGTTAGTGTCAAATATATTGTCTAACCCGTGTTTGGCAATCACAGAAGTGTTTCCATGAACATCGAAATCTCCGATGCTTTCAGCACTCGGTCCTTTCTTTCCTTGAAGACCGAACCAATGGCGAACTGTTTTTGGGTCGGTACCCATTACATGGCGAGTTGATCCCGCATATGCTTGGTGGTTGTGTAGAGATTGGTCCTTATTGCCAAACAAATGATCGCCAGTGTGTTTTTTAAATATCTGTGCTACCGATGCAAGAGCGTGATGGATGTCTTCCTTGTGCTCAAGAGGTAAAGGTTCACTGCTAAGATTACCTTCTCTTTCATCTTTTTTAGGCATCGAGTGAGCGACAATCTTTCCTTGCTGAGGCTTAAAGATTCCAAGCCCTCCGCCTTCTACAATCAACTGTTCTTGAATGAACTGAGAGAACCGAAGCATCAATTATTTCCTTTAAGGTGAGAATATGAGATATTTACTGGGTTACCTCGAGCAGGATCGTTTCGAGCCCAGGTTATCTTCATTCCAGCAACATTGATTGTAGTGGAATGGGACTTACGAGATACTGAAAACTTATTGCCTGCTTCGCGCAGTTTCGATGCAATTGCGGAACCGGTGTGAACTGGTGCTTGAGGAATAGCATCTCTGTGGATTGACATCAACACAGTTTTTATTTTAGGTTCTTCAGGGTGAGTGTTTGTAATTTTATGAATGAAGTCGTGAACTGCCTGAACGTGGGCTGGATTATTGCTTTTAGCTACACGGTCAAATACTTTCTGTAAATGTTGCTCAGCCAACCCAGAATACGCCACAAAATCTTTGTCGCTTTTAACAGAATAAGCTTGATTATATGCTTGTCGGGCCTGTTCTCCAAATTTAGTAGCAGCCTTTTGGTCCGGCTTGGTGTAGTCAAATTTATATTGATCCCCTAACTGTCCTCTACTTGCTTTTCGCAACAAACTGCGAACGGGAGGAACTTTTGTTGTAGATTGAGTAGTCTTCCACACACCTTTTAGATGCTCAATGAATTTGGAGGATTTCGGGTCGGCAACGGACCCTTTTAATTTAGGCGAAAAACTTTCCCATGCCGATTGCAGTTCGGCGTTGCGCTTGCCAAATACTTTTTGATGTAGATCTTGAAGGTGCTCGTGAACTATCCCAGCCCCTGGTGTATTAACTTTAATAATAGCTGGTTTTGAGGACGTCGAGTATTTTAAACTGACTCCAACATGAGTATGCGGACCTTTGTTTACTGGAACTAACACGTCAGCAGCGGTTTCTTGGCCAAAATGCGCTTTGATGGTTTGTGATTGCATTCCTCCAGTGGCAACGCTTGGACCTGATATTCCTCCTTCATTGTCATGCAAATGTTGAATTAAATGCAAGGCATGGTCGTGAGTATCCTCAACCGTTTTGTTGAATTCTGCTGGAGAAATTTGATGAGAAATTTGTTGCACTTCTGGCACGTTGGCGGTCTGTTTCGTTATTTTGTTGCGGCTGCGAGCCACACTTTTCAGGGCTTCTTCGTGATCCATTCCTTCACGTCTTTTGTTGTGATAGTGATCCAAACTATGTTTAAGCGCATACTCGCTAATAAATCCCCGGGTGTTAACTAGAGCTGCAGACTCTGCTCTTTTTACTGATTCTATCAAGAACTGATGAAAGGTTAGCATTATTTTTTCCTGAAATGAAATTGAGTTTCTATGTATTTATAATAAAACTATACGCAGTTGTTGAAAACTCTATCTTTATAAATACCATCAAGACAACAAACACGATGGAGACTTATATGAAATCTGCCAAACTTGCGTTACTAGCCATTCCATTTTTATTCACGCCTGCAACCGCTGCAGTTAAAGTCGATACCGACAATATCAAATCCCATATTTCTAAGTACAATAAAGCTCAGTATCCAACTGGTCGAACGGTGTATGTGTGTTCGGGTCATGGCTGTTCAACAATTCACGAATTTACGTTTGATTTCAAATTCATTGAACAGTTAAAGGCGATGTTCGTTAGCGTCAATGATGCCGAACAAGAAAGAGCTGCTCTTCGCAAAGCAATTGCAGTAATTGAGCAGAATGTTGGCACAGCAACTGGTACGGATAAAGATAGAGCGTCGCTTGGCGCGTTTGGAGCTGGTGATCCTTCACAAATGGATTGTGTAGATGAAGCAACCAATTCCACTTCTTATCTAATTATTCTGAATAAAATTGGCGCATTAAAGTTTCATGATATCATGGCACCAAACTGGAAAGGCGGATTGTTCAAGTGGACTCATTATGCTGCAGTAATTAAAGATCGCCAGACTGGCGTGCTTTTTGCAATCGATTCTGGTGTTGGCGATAATGGAAAGCCACCGTTAATTAAGCCATACTCTAAATGGTACAACTAAAAAAACAGAGAGGCTGCCACCTCTCTCTGTTTCTAATGCTTGCAGAAAATCGCGGACGAGAGGAACCCCACCTCTGACCTCGTCACTTCCTTGGGATTTAGTCTAATAATCCACTTGCCTCTTATAGCTTGAGCTATAGACACGATTTAGCTTAGCTATTTATAATACCTCGATTTTTGAGGAAGAATTCTGGCGTCCATCCATCAAAACCTACTGAAACTGAGTTCAAGTGATTGACATGATGGTATGCCTGGTATGATCGGTCAAACTGACGAATCAGATGACCGGTTGCAACTTCAATCACGTTATATCGGTTAGAGTGCTTAACCACTTGATACTTCATTCAATTTCCTCGCTGTGTTAAGATCGTGAACGATAGAATTCAATGCAGTTGTGATTTCTTTCTTCAGACCATCAACAAGCTCCATCCTTTCATCGCTGTCAAAGTACTCACTTTCTAGCACAAAATCAACAGTTTGATGCAACTGTTGAAGATGAATTAACCTTCTGTTAATGGTAGTAATTTTTCCGTTGACCATCAATTAAATCCTCTAAACTTTGAACGATCGAATACCTTTTTACCTCGTTCCGTTTCTTCTTCCATGAAATGTCCACTGTCCATCACAGGCCCTTCATCAATTTCTTCTTGTTGGGAAGCATCAACATCATATAATCTCATTTTCGACTTGTCAACTCCAACAACAAAACGTTTGTATAGAGAAGGATCTCCGTACCTGTTCTTCAATTGCTTAAACATGATCTGGCCCAATTGATCCAATTCTTCAGTTGAAATCATTGCAATCATGAAATCAACTGTCATTGGAAGACCGATTGAATCTGATGTGTTTTCCAATCCCATATCAGAAGAATTTAGTGCAGATCTATTTGCCTGCGTTGCGGTAACAATAGGTAAATTGAATTCTACAGCAAGCCCTCTTAATTCCTCTGCAATCGATTTAATATACGTATATGTATTTGCCTGAGCGCCATTTTTAATCCTAGCAGAGACGCAAAGGTTAAGGTAATCGATGTAGATGATATCAGGAACGAAGTTCTTTTTTATTCGTAGTTCATTGAGCAAATGTCGAAAGTGAGCTGACCCAGCAGATGCAGTTGGATACTCCTTGATGATCAGTTTTCCTCGTGTTGTTTGTTTTAGTCTGTCAACTTTCTTTAGATAATCTACTTTAGATAAAGCGATTAATTCGGAGATTGTAACATCTAGCAAGTTAGCATCAATTCGCTGTGCAATTCGTTCTTCAGCCATTTCAAGAGTGATGTACAAAACGTTTCTATTGCACAATAAGTTATGAGATGCCATATGGCACATCGCGAGACTTTTTCCTACACCCGTACCAGCCAGAAGGCAGTTTAAAGTCTTTTGAGGCAACCCTCCTTGGGTAATTTTGTTCAGATACTCGATGTTAAAGTCGATTCGTTTCTCTTTGGTGTGGTAACTATCATATCGATCATCTGCATCATCAAGGAAACTATGGCCGATATTACTATCAAAACTGACTTGCAATGCATCCTGAAGAATCTTTGGAATTGCTGCCTTCGTTAACTGGCTGTCATCATCGATAATCTTGATAGATTGTCTGATAGCATTATATACTGCTTTATCCTGACAAAATTGTTCGGTCTTGTCGATCAACCAATTTACATCAGTGGTTTTATCAGTGGATAACCCTGCAATCAGGTTCTTCGTCTGAGAGTATTGCTGCTCAGATAAATTGTCGACGTTTTGAAGGTCGATGTACAAAATTTCCTTTGTTGGGAACGTGTTGTACTTCTTTAGGTGGCTGTCGATCAGGCAAAACAGTTGCCTGTCTGCCTGATCGTGAAAATACTCATCCTTTAGAAATGCAATCACCTTCCTGCCATAAGGTTCATTGTCAATTAGGTTAGCAAGTATCGTGTGTTCCATTATTCTCCCTTATCATAATAAAATCCATAGCACTGTAGGAATTGTTCGTTGGTCATATCAGCAATCGACTTAGCTCTATGCTTATAATACTCAATTACCTTTTGCTGAATCATATATCTATCATAGCCACATGGATCAGAACTATCAATGATACACTGACAACCAAGCGGTTTGCGACAAGTAGTTTCTTGGAGTTCAATGTCATCATTCTCTTTAATCACAATATTATACTTCATCTGTGCCCTCTTCGTTATCGTCTAACATTCCTCCTTGATGCGATGCTTGATATTTTTGCTTGATAAACTCAGCGAGATCGGTGTTCTTTAATCGGTCGATCCAAAATTGCTTATTGTTAATCACGTCAATTTCTCGATAACTATCAGAAACAACTACTCCATCCTTATCACATGCAGCGTACCAGCCTGGCTTAGTCTTTACAACAGACTTGTGCTCCAGAGCAAGTTCTAGTAGACCAGACCATTTGTTGATTCCTCCTTGCCATGAAATTGAGATTGGAATCTTGGACTTTTCTTTGACGTAGCGAGATTTTTCAACGTTGATAATAAAGTGGTACCCTTGAATTTCCTTACCGTCTTTATCCTGCTGTCTTCCGAGAATCCAAATAGTATCTGAAGAATAATAACTTCCTGTGCCCCCAGAAACGATATCTTTTGGAAACATCGATAGCTCTTTGTACGTGTGGTTAACGACAACCATCGGAATGTTTTTTAATGTTAGATGAGGGGTAACCATCCGAAACAACGACTTCAATTGCTTCGCTCGAGACATATCTGCAACAGACTTCTCGTTCAGAGTGTCCTCAACTTCTTTCTTCGATGCAAGATTGCCGATTGAGTCAATGACAATCATTACATTGTCTTCTCGGTCTAGTTCTTGCAGCTGCTTCATTACATCGAATTTCAATTGCTCAACGTCAACGATTGGAGTGTGAATGACATTGTCGACATTGATATTGAATGACTGGAAGTACTGCTGAGGAGTACCAAATTCTGAATCATAGAACAGTACAATGCCGTCAGGATACTTGGTCAAAAACGACTTAACCAAAAGAAGAGTGAATCCCGTCTTAAAGTGCTTTGAAGGACCCGCTAAGGTGGTTAACCCAGGCGTGAATCCCCCATCAATCGATCCAGAAAACGCAACGTTGATCATTGGAATTGATGTAGGAATCATGTCCTTTTTAGTAAACAATTTAGACTGCGATAACACAGCAGTCTCTTTGATTGTTGAGTTTTTCAGTAGTTTGTCTTTTAAGCTCATTAACATTTGTCCTTTATCTGAAGAATAACGAAACGGTGTTAGTCTGTTCTACTTTCCAACCAATAGCATCAAGAATCGTCTTGATCGGTTCAATGAATGCTTTGTTAAACTGTGCCTCATAATCAATGTACTTGTCGAGACCGAATTCAGTTGGAAGTTTGCCCGGCGAAGATATCACATTCTCTCGCAAAGGGTTTGGCATCTTCAAGTAGCAGAACTTGATCTTCTCTTTGTCGAAGATCTGCTGATACTTCGTGTTCAAACGCATTTGCTTCAATTTGTGATTGAACAACAACGCTCCACGCACATGGATCGGCGTTGCTTTCTTGTATATTGTACCTGAATCGTGGTATTTGTCAAGCCCATTTACTCCTCTAGGAAACGCAACTTCTTCGAAAGGTAGCTTGTTGAACTGTTGTCTGAACTGCTCAATGAAGTCGACCGTTTGCTGCTCAGTTCCTTGTAGAATAACTTTCAACGCATCTTTCAGCGATTGCCGGCAACATGCTGGTGTAGACGAACGAACTGCCTCAATGCCCATCACTTTCAGCTTCGGCGTTTCGAACTGAACGCCCTCGTTATTGTACACATTGAGAATGTATCGTTTCTTTGCAACAAATATTCCACGGTCAGAGATCCCTTCTCGCTTCATATGCATTCCTTGCCAATAACATCTCATCGAGTCTGACAGTTGTTGGTAAATCTGGTTGAGGAATGGCTGAATTTGTTGTTCACATAGTTGATCGATAAACTGAACGGTCGACAATTTATCTTTGTTTGGATGTAGCTGTTTAACCAAATCACCCATGTTGATATACAACGAATCAGTATCAGATGCAATTACATAGTCAACATCGGTAGTCCCGAGCTTATCGTTCATCCACTGATTAATATGCTTTTCAGCCCATCGAATCGTTAGCTGCCCAGACATTGTAATCGATTCCGCATAGCGAAGATCAAACCACCTGAAGTACGGATTCGCAAGCGCTCCGTACGCAGAGTTCAATCGAATCTTCATTGCCATCTGAAGATTGTCGTATTTTGCAATCAGGTACTCAAGCTCTGTAGTCTTGTTTTTCTCATACTGCTTCTTCAGCTTGAGCATCTCATCTTTAAATTGTTTACGTTTGTCAAACAATTGTTTCATCAATGCTGGTAAGAAACCTTGTTTATCTTTGGTAAATACACATCCACTTGCAGCCATTGAATAGTTATTAACATCAAGATACTTATGATAGATATCAGATTTGCCGTCCAATAATTGATCGATTGACAATTGATTTGGAACTTTACCCCGAATAGTATCTGGCGAAATGTTGTATGACATGATTAAGTGAGGATACAAACTTGTCAAATCGAACGACACCACCCAATCAAATGCCCCGGTCTGAGGATTCTTAACGTGGGCTCCAACAGGTTGTCTATTAACTTCTGACTTCTTTGGGTTTGGAACAACGATGTTCTGGTCAATGAGGTAGTTGTGAATTACAACATCCCATGATCGAACCGTTGCCAATGAATCGATATAGTTGGTAGTTGAATCGTAAGCAATCGTGTAGACCAAATCCAACAGCTTCATCTTATTATCCAGACGGCGAACTAGACCACAATCTCGAATGTTATACTCAATAAACTTCTGATGGTCATTGACGTATAAGTTATGCAATGATCCATACTCAGAGTAGTCCAGTTTACGTTCTCCAAGTTCAACGAACGCAATATGGTCTAGCTTATAAGACTCTTGTTGCGAATAAGTAAACTTTTTGTACAGATGCAAATAATCAAGAATGTTCACACCAACAGGAGTGAAAGCAACATTCTCGTGCCCCATATACTCAATCGTTCGTTGGTCCAATACTTCAAAAGGAGAAAGCTTTTTTGCATAAGCTTCTCCTAACACATTAGTGATCCGATTGACGCAGTATGGAATATCAAACATTTCAACGTTCCATCCTGTAATCACGTCAGGTCGATACACATCATGGGAAAATAGCTTAATAAATCGATTCAATAACTCTTGCTCATCAGCACATTTGATGTACTTGATCGTCGTATCAGAAGTGTTAAATTCTCCATAGCCAAGCACAAAAGTAATATCGTCATACATCATGGTGATTGCAGTAATTGCAGATTGAGCAGTCTGGATGTCTGGATACCCATCCTCAGTAGAAACTTCGATGTCCAACACTACAGTCTTAATCAGACGAGAGTCATACTTAGTTTGTTTAAAAGTGTCGTGTAGATAGACATATTGATAGTTGGTCGACCCATACACTTCAAAGTTATCAACTTCTTTGTATTGCTCAACGAAGTTACGAGCGTCAGCAATTGAATCAAAGTCCATCCGTCCGACAGACTTGCCGCCAATCGTTTTGTATTTACTGTACTGGTTTGTTGGAACGAATAGATATGGCTTGTAACGAACCTTTTGTTTATATCGCTTTCCATCATTGTATCCACAGACAAGAATGTTGTTCCCTCGCTGTGTGGCGCTGGTATAAAAATGCATAGAGATCGCCTCATCAGTTGCTTCAATGTTAGAGATTGTAATTGCAGGAAAGAGAATTGTCAACGAAAAACGGGGGGATTTCTCCCCCCGTTTATTTATTAGAACGGATAGGTCTTGTTTTCGATCATTCGTCTTGCTCGACGAATCTGGCCTTCTTGGATTTTAACAAATCCCTTGACAATTGCTTTTTTGATAGTGCCAAGCATAGATTTTGCGACGTCTGCAATCCCAGACGTTGCACTTGCAACCGTTGTTGCCATTTGTTACTCCTCAATTTCTAACTTTTTTGGTTTCTTATGTTCTGGAATTACGTTCTCGAGAAACACCTTTAGCATTCCATTAATTAGTTTGGTATTCTTCACTTCGATTGTGTCTGCAAGATTAAACTTTCGAGAAAAAGCTCTGTCGGCAATTCCTTTATAAAGATATTGTGTGGGTTCGTCAGAACCGTGAGATAGTTTACCAGAAACGATCAAAGAATCTTCTTTGATTTCCACTTCGAGATCTTGCTTTGCAAATCCAGCAACAGCAATCTCGATCACGTATTTGTTCTCATCAATCTTGACGATGTTATATGGTGGGTAACCTGCCGCCAATTTTGCTGTATTTTTAGTAAAAGCCTCAAGTTGCTTGACAGCTTCATCAAAACCAACAGAAAAAGCGCGGTAGTTATCTGGAAAGTAGTTCATTGTTATCCTCCTTAAAAAAGCAAGGTTGTTATGCTATTTGGTTGCCACACGGCCAACCAACGTAGGTATATATCATCAAACCACAATAAAAATCAACCAAAACACTGAAAAAAATATCAGCTATTCCTTTTAGTGATGGCTGAAAATGGTTACAACTTTTCTATTGAATTGTCGTCTGTTGAATAAATCACATTTTTAATATCAAAAGCAGCAATTGCTCTGGCGCAACCGGGACACGGCTTTGCCATTCCATAAACAAATCTTTTATCAATGTTGTTGCTAAATTTTACTCTGCAGATATACAAAGTACATTTCGAAAGCTGATCTACTGTAATTATTCGTAGAGCATTTTTAATGCAATCATTTTCAGCATGCAGAAATATCGAATCTTTATTCTTACCATACTTTGCTTGAAAAGGATGAGTCTTTTTTTTATTTATTCCAAACGAAATGATTTCGTTCTTATAAACTAACGCAGCCGCCAGTCGAGCGTTTGCAACAGGCTCAACGGCGACTGCAACTTTCGAAAGCATGTCGATTACTCGTTTATCTTTGTTAAAGCCTCGCAGTACAGTTGGTACTGGAGGCATAATCGGTCGCGGCAGTTCAATTACATTGCTCATAATATATCTCCTTAGTCGACGATCCGCTGGTACAGATAACCACAGATCTTACCATGGTTTTGTTCACACTCGCCGATTACCCAGTTATGATAGTTACCAGTATACTGCATATTAGCGAGCTTTTTCTTGTGAGAATATTTAAAAGTTTTTCCGAGCAGACCGGTTACACGATGCTGCTTTGCCTGTTCAACGGACAGCAGGATCTTAATGTTGTCCTGAGGCATCAATCCAAGCACCTCAGACTTCTGCTTCGCAGTAATTTGATTGATGTACAAATACACTTTACCGTCGAACTCCTTGCCCTTGCTAGCAGAGCAGTCGAGCTTTGCCTGTTCCAGCATCGCAATCGTCTTATCAGCCTGCTCAACAGTCATCTTTAGTCGCAGGCTTTCCCGCTGATTGGTCAGATTCGCATGCTCGACCGGCAAGTACTCTCCACCACGATACACAATTCCCTCAAACACAAAACCATCATGCGGAGCATGCAGTCTGCCTTGACGGTCAACGACCGCTCCGATACTGGAAGCAACTTCGTTGACGCTGCGCGGAGCGCTGTCGATCAAAGCAGAAACAATGCTAGAGATCGAAACGGACATCCGTGAGATCAGGAAGTCAGGGGCGATCATCGTCATCAGGCGTCTCCTTCAGTTGATCAATATGGTAGTTATACCACCAGCAAGAACAGAAGTCAACTGTTAAAATTAAAAATCTGTCTTTTTTACGTGCTTGATTTTTCTGGAATATTTCTTCTTTGAGGAAATTTTCTTTGGTTTGAAAGGGCTATCATGCTTTGTAAACACGATAGCCAAAGATCGGCGAGCGACAGGTAGTTGTTGTTTCTTCATAGCAGCTGCTCATAGAATTGCGAAAGGCTGGTTCTCATTAACCAGGAGCCGATTGCGGCTCTGACCATGCACTACAATCGGAGAAAACAGTTCTACTGTATGCTGAACATCTCCCCCATATTTTACACGGGAATCGACCACCTTGCCCATGTAGGAAAATTCGTTCAGGTAAACGCCTCGGATAATTTGACCAGTGCGATCCCAACCCATTTGCATCTCCATCCGTTTGTTGATGAGCTAGTTATAGACGAACGTGCCAACAGGGTCAACTGGTTTTTTTGAAAAATTAAACTTTTTTTCGTCCGATGGTGTACTTAGAACACAATTCCCATTCAGCTTTTTCTTTATACGGTAGAATTTTAATATGTGACATTGGAGCTCGAGGGGTTTCACATATTGTTGGATTGTCGATCGTATATAGATTCCATTCAGCTAAAAGATTTGCAATGGTATTTCTTCTTGCCAAATCATCTTCAGTAAAATCAGTTTGCTTTCCATCTAATGCAAACAGTTCTTTAAAATGCACAATGTAGTAATTACCTCTTTTATGAAGAATGTGGCACGATTGCCACAATTTCTTTTCTTTTCGTGAAGCAATTCCAATTCGTGTTAATGTTTCTTTAATTTTTAGAAAGTCTTGATCTTCTTTGACAGTAACTTTAATAAATGTATCAATCATTTAACTCCACCTGTTTCTTGTTGTTTCTTGATCATTTCAATTTGCTTTTCAGTTAACACTGAAAGTACTTGTTTAGCTTTTTGAACATTATATTTATAAATATGACAAATTAACTGAATATTATCGTTATTAACTTTTGCTTTCTTTGGCCATTGCTTGAATCTATTCTTCTTCTGAATTGTGTTGAACATATAATCATACTGCAACTTATTGTCCAGATGACTATTAATATTCATTTCATTCGCTTGAAGAATCGTATCAGGAAATAGCGAGAAGTTTCGATTAGTCAAAAAGCCGTTGAATTGATCCTCGACAAGAGGATCAATTGAGTAGTTGTGTTGATTGATAGATTTGATAAAATCAAACGGGGTCATTATTGCCACTCCAATTCAATTGCCATTTCAACGAGAGCAGCCATCAGATTGATCTCGCTGTCGACCGAAAAAGCTGCTTGATATTGATACTTAGCAATGATTAGCACTAACTGCGCAATCGATGCTGGTTTCAAGAACTTATTCGCATTGTCATACAACTTGCGATAAACATCTGTTTCATCATAGTCATTGTTGGTTACCCAGTCGCGCATTGAGTTAAAGTTCTTTTGCTTGACTGCTTCAATCAGCTTAGAGATCGAGATCTCATCAAAGTCTGTTAAGATTCCTGAATCGATTCGCCCATTAATTGCATACTTCTGCAATTCATTAATGATCTTACGGAAATCGGGAAAGAACTTTGCAATCAATTGAACTAACACTTTCTTGTCATATTCAATCGATTCGCTGTTCAAGATCTGCTGAACGCGCTCAAAGATAGCCTTTGCTAAGACTGGCTTATCTGCCTGAGTAAACTTAAACTCAATCAACGAACAACGAGAATGCAATGGCTCGATGATCTTATGCTTGTAGTTGCATGTCAGAATGAATCCACAATTGATTGAGAACTCTTCCATGAAGTTACGAAGAGCTGGCTGCATATGATGAGTCAACGCATCTGCCTCATCAAGGATGACGTATTTACGACCTCCCTTAATCGATACTGATGAAGCAAAGTCCTTGATTTGAGTTCGCAGAGTGTCCTTATTGCCATCCAACGAACCGTTAATCATCATATAAGAGCATCCAAGCTGCTCAAGCATTGCTCTTGCAACTGTAGTCTTTCCAATCCCAGGTCGACCGGCCAGGATCAGGTTTGGAACATTTTTCTGTTCGATGTACTGATTGAACATTTGTTTGTATCGATCAGGAAGGATTGTTTGATCGATTGTTGAAGGACGATACTTTTCGACGAATAGAAATTCTTCCATCATATAGTTCCTTTTTCACTGGCTATCAAGCAAACTGAGACTTTGTAGAGATTCCAACCCAGTACTCGACAGTGGACGATCGGAAATGTGCAATTCCCTGCTTGGTGATCGATACCGTATAATCTGCGGGAATCATCTTCAACTTGTCAGCTTCAATCACTACTGAAAACTGACTGTCTGTCGTTCCAATCTCCGTTGAAAACAGATCAGAGCTTTCATTCTTAGTGTTGATTGCCTGAACTGACAACACTCCATCCGAACCACTGAAACAAATTTCATTGAACCCAAGAATTGCCATTGCTTTCAGCACTTCTTTTAGAACATCGGCCTTCAGTTCAAAGCAGACATCAATTGATGGTAGAACAATTTCCTTGTCTTCTGGTGGTGTTTTGATTAGTTCGACGTTGCAGTACGTATAACGAACTTTACTGCGATCCTGTGTGATCACCATATGATTGGGTTCAAACTGAATCTCAGAGTTCTTGTTCAGAGATAAGATTCCCAAGAACTTCGACAGATCATAAATGCCAAACTTGATTGGAAAGTTATCTGCAACTACTGCTTTGGCGAAAATCGTTTCAGTTTCCGAAATAGTTCGGACAACATTGCCCGAACTAATCACGATTGATGGATTGATAGATTGGAAGTTTTGTAGCACTGTAATGGTTTCATTCGCTAGCTTCATATTATAACACCTCAATAATTAAGAGTTCTGCTTTTTCTTCTTCAATTGACCTGCATCAGCTGTAGCAGATGCTCCAATCTGCGCAAGATCGACTAATGATCCGCCAAAGATCATTGTACCGACGTGTTGCAGTTTCATCCACGGACAAATCCACGTTTTCATCTCAGCTTCTTGAATTTTTTGGCAGAACCAATAGTCTTCTGACAGATAGCGCTTTGACTTCGGGTCAATCTCTGATTGGAAGTACATCATGATTTCACGTGACCCATCGAAATGTTCTGTTCGAACGTGGTCTGGCTTATACGAATACTGAGGGAACTTCTCAATAAACGTCTCAAATGTTCGACGGCGAACCATCATGAAGCCTGTACCAATTTCTAGAACCTCCACCGGTTCACCCAATGGAATTTCTCGCTGACCCCCTTTTGGATTAAATACATAATCACCAACGTATCTGTCAAGAATATTTGGATCTTCGTCAGCCATTCCTTTATCCACAGCAAGCTTGATTTTTTCCCAAGAGATACATTTCTTTGGATAAGGACCTCCGATAACATCGTATGGCGAATCGTCGGACTGCAACGCCATCAATGCAATTACGTCGTTTGGATTGAACCCGATGTCAGCATCAATAAACATAAAATGCGTACAATCAGATCGCATGAATTCGTCACAACAATAATTTCTTGCGCGAGGAATTAACGATTCGTTGAACAGAAAATACATCTTCAGTTCAATGCCATAACGAACGCATAATGCCGATAGATCAGCAATCGAACGAGTAAACATTCCTGCACACATTCCGCCATACATTGGAACAGCGAGAAATAGCTTATTCTTTCTAAGTTGTTCCATCGGAACTTTAATTTCAATAGCCATAATTTACTCCATTGTTATTTGTATTTTTTATCATGTTCACTGGCTGTACCATACGAACCATTGTACTTATGCAACGTCTCAGAATTGAATAGCAAGAACTGGCCAACTCTGGTTCCCTGCTTAATCTTTAGAGGACCAACGCCAACATGCATTGCCCCAGCCATTACTCCAGAATACCCACTGTCGTACAATCCAGAAGTTATGAAAATTCCATTGCGGTTCAAGGTTGATCGAGTAATAATCCACCCAGCTTCTCCTTCAGCAATCGTAACAGTGCCTTCCATTACAACTTCATATGTACCTGGCTGAAGAATCCAATATCCCTGAATATCAGGCTTAACCTCAATTGTTGATCGGTGTTGCTTATAGTTGTCTTCCAGAATCATCATTCCGTCATTAACTTTAAACACCTTGTGTAGACGAACGTCCGTGGCATTTGGTTGAATCTGATCTGAATCAACTACCGACAACTTGCTATCCGATGTTCCATTAATATGAATCATTGACATTATTGTTGCTCCATTTTATTGATACAATGTGTTAATAGCACAATGTAGTGCATCGCTTTCAATAGATCTTTCTTATTGTTTCCTTCCTTCTTACCAAAACGCGTCAGATACTTAATAGCATTGGTCTTACAAAATACCACACCTTCTTCAGGATCACTGAAGAATAGGTCCATTAACTGAACGCCCTTGTCATTGACATAATGCTGCTTATATGTTGATTGAATGTATTCCAGACACTGATCAAGTGTCTTGTCTTCATCATATTTAAACATGATCACTCCTTAGAATAGGCTATCAATGTAGTTGATGTTTAGCTTGGCTAGTTCGATCTGCTGATCGGTTGCTGTGCTATGATTAAAGTCTACATGAGTCTCAAACTTACCATTAATCAGTCCAGTTGGCGACTGATCAAATGAGATGTTGTTTAACCCAGCCCACACAGCAGCAGAAGAGTCCCAAGTATCTATCATCTTGTGCCAACGGCCAAGCAGTAAGATTTCATTTGGTCCATCGACCATTCCCAGCATATGCACTTTCTTCTTGTTTGCATAGATCTTTTGTAACAATCCAATCTCTGAACAAGTTAGCATAAACTTCCATCGAGCACAGAATCGCTGTAGTTTGTTGTCTCGTTCAACAGAATATGCATTAGGAATTGCTAGAATAGAGAACCCGATATAATCCACTAGTGGAGACTTTGCAGCCCACCAATACGAGCGAATCAATTCCTTTAGATTACCGATAGTTGATTGAGGGCAATAGAATGTACCAAATCCAGCATCCTTGAATTGTGGACCGAGTAGTTCAGCAGCGTCACGAGTCTTTTCCCAGGGTTCATTTGGATAATCAGACATCACGATGTAATCTGCACCAACTGCTTTGCCCATCTCAATAAGTTTCGACGATTTGTACATCGGCTTACCTTGCTTAAACAGTTCAAAAGCACTATTATCAAGTATGTAAGTGGTCTCTGGGTTAGCGTTCTTGTTATCGATATACCATTGCCTATAAACAGGATCATCTTCTACTAGATGGGCTAGTAGAAGATGGCTGCGTTGATTGGAACAAAATGTAGTTAGATATTTGGTAGGCGAAATATGACAAAAATCCATTATATATCCTTCTCAAGCAGTTAGTTCATTTTTCTACGCTTACTCTTGATTGCTTCTACGGTTTTACGTGCGTGTTCAACATCTTTTTTCATTTCTTCAGACGGCTTACGTATCAACGTTAAAGGCTCATTGTGAGTAACCATCCCATCCTTGTGATGGATTGTTATCTGATGAAGATCTTTACCTTTCTTTTTCTGCAGAACGTGGGTATTCTTCGTTTCTGCAGTGTGGGTATATCCAGCTTTTTTCCACTTTTTTAACTCTTGCTCGACTGGCACTTGTTTTGGCTTTGTTTGCTCTTCCAGCACCTTCTTAACCAACGCTAGAAAATCTTTGTCTTCCATTTACTTACTCCTTTGGATAGTGGCAGATTGCACCATTTTCACCATCTTCAGAAACTTCAATTACACAATCTCTGCCAGGATATTTACTATTTAGGTATTTATATAGATCGTCACAAATCATTTCACATGACTTATAATCCAGCTGCAGAGTACCGTTGCCATACAATGACTCCAGTTCTCTCTTGAATAGAATGAATTCAATCTCCCTATCATCATGAAATACTTCGATCGAAACCTTGATATGAAACATATGACGATGAGGATAACCAAGGAAACTAACTTGCTCTAACCTTGGATCGGTTAGAGCTTGAGGATACTTATGAATTCCTTCTTTCTGAAAGCGAACCCAAATCATTTTATGCTTGTGCATTAACATTCTCCATCTTGAATTTACGTACCTTGAACGGAAACTTGGTCTTGAATGCATCAAATGCAATCAACGGACCTTTCGCCTTCTGCTTACGAATAAACTTTCGCATCTCGTTGGCATCATACTCGATTGCCCATGCAGTCTCTACACAAACATGGCAAACTCGGTCATTGGTCTTCCTTGGATTGAAAAGCCAACCATCTGGAGAAGTGTCTACAAAAAACAACCCTCTGTTCATCATATTCGCTTTGACGTCCACAGTATATGGACGAGACCAGTGGTTCTGATAAAGAACGATGTCAGCTCCCTGCAATTGCTTCTGCCGATCGCTGGGAAAATGCTGAACTTGGTCATATAGAGGAATTGCATACTTGTAGTACATCAACTCAGCGAGGTTACCCTTTCTGGTCTGTTCGTTGTCTCCAAAAGCTTCGGTAGTAGTGGCAGTCCATTTGTTAGTCAAGCGCTTAGACATGTCAGATCACCCTTTCATTGAAGCCAACAAGAACAAGGTCCCAAGCCCATTTCTGTAAACGAGACTTGGAACCTTTCATCTGTGTGTACTTTTCAAACAGTTTGACTTTACTCTTATGCTTGAACTGGTTAAGCAGAACTTCCATTGCCTGTTGAGCTTCTACCAAGTTTGCAGCTTGGTCAACAGCTTTGGCATACTTTGTTAGATCATTCATTGCAGTCTCCTTGTTATCATGATTGAACGATCATACTACAATAATAATAACAAGTCAACAGCATCAGCCTACAGCGTCTAACCGACTCTGCATTTTGATGTTATCAAAAAACTCTTGCTTAACAGAATTAATATAGAACATTCCGTGAAGTACTGTGGTTTGAGTCAATGACGACTTTGCCATTACGCCTCTATTGGTGCAACATCCATGTTCAGCTGCAACGTGCACTGCAACGTTTTCCGATTCGGTCGCTAGCATAATAGTTTCAGCAATATCATTGCACAGTTCTTCCTGCAGTGTTCCTCGTCGAGCGCAGTGCTGAGCAAGACGAACATACTTAGAAAGGCCAATTACTTTGGTCTTCGGAATAATTCCAATATATGCTACTCCAGAAACTGTTTGGTGGTGATGGGAACAGATAGACTTTAATTCTGCTCGAATTGTCAATAGTCCATGATACGGTTTAGTACCAGCCGATCCGTCATTTGGAAATGCAGTAACTTCTGGAGGGGGAAAGTAACGACCTTCGAATAACTCATACACATACATCTTTGCAAGACGCCGAGCAGTTTCCGCTGAATTGGGATCGTTAACTGTATCAATCACCATAGACTGCAACACATGTTCAAACTTACCAGTCAATTCATCTACAAGCATTGCTCTTTCGTCTTCGAGAATATATTTGCTAATGTTGTCATTAGCAAAATAACGAACGCCAGCATCTTTCAACCTAGCCTTGATAACTTCAGAAATAGCCATTATTTACTCCCAGAAAAATTCAACCCATTGTTTGTCGACCGAACGACGTATTGGCAACGCATAGTGTTTACATTCGATCCCACTTTCTTGATTGTACACCAAAGCACAAAAATCTACCTTTGCAGGTTCAGCCATTCGCCGAACAGCTAGGGCAGACTCTCCTGAATCAATGATGTCGTCAACGACTAAAACTTTCTTCGTTTGCAAAAACCAATGTACCTGATTTGATGCATCCAACATCTTATGATCACGTAGAGAACAGTTGATCGTAAACATTGGAATGTTCAGTTTATGTGATAGCATTGTTGCTGGAATTGTTCCCCCGCGCACTAATGCACAGATATAGTCGTATTTGGTATCTGACTGTGCAATTTCAGCAGATAACAGCTCAATTGACCGAACTGTTCTTTCATAAGAAAATATCATTATTCCTCCTTAAGCAAGGCTAGCATACAAATGCATTTGTAGATTCATTGTAAACCCATTGTTGACACAATATTCAGCTGCATACTCATGATTACGTTGATTTGCTTGCATATTCAACAATCCAGGTTCCCAGAACGAAATTATTTCGTCAACTGTCGATCTTTGATCGATATCAATCCTATTGACTCCTGACTGTCGCAGTAGTTTAGACTTCTTTGGCTGATCGTTATAAACATTCATTGGACTAATAAAGATTGGCTTTGACCCTCTATTTGTCCACTGAAATGCCCATTCAGGAATTGTATGGTAAGGGCTATCTTTATCTGCTGTAACAACAAACTTCAAGCATTTCGCTCTATCCAACACCTGCTGATTTGGCTTGGTGTATCGAACTGGCTTACCATCCTTTTCCAGACACTTTGGTGAAACCACAAGCGTCGTTTCCAATGGAATTGATGGCTGAAACACAATTCCATTAGTCTCAATCTGCGTGTGTTGAAAGATATCTTTCATCTTATTGAGAAATGGACCAATGTTTTTCTGCAAAGTTGGTTCTCCACCAGTAATAACTAGTACCATTTTCTTCTTATAAGAGATTAGAGGACCGTGTCTCGTCCAATCAGGACGATCGATCTTTTGCTTTGCAAAGTGGTCATCAATTGTTTGTTCGATCTTCATTTCTACTTGATCAAACGTCATCCAGTCACCGTCATCAAAGAACGTATCGCAAAAACTGCATGCAAGGTTGCATTTTGCTAGACGAATAAACAGTGCTGGTTTGCCAGCATAAACTCCTTCTCCTTGCAGGGTAAAGAACATCGATGTGACGAACAGCTGATTGTCTTTAACATCATTAAAATACTTCTGTCCAATAATTTCGTTTTTGCCAAACACTGTCAAACTCCTTCAAAAAGGTCTTCGTTCCACTCTCTGTGGCCTTCACGAAATGCCATATTAGCTTGAGTCTCTCGAACCTCTACTCTGAAGCACCATAGACGCAGGGCTTCGCTTGGCCCCCACATGTCAGGGATGTATACGCCATTAACATACTTATACAGATAATCTGCAAGACTCTCGCAACCAAGCTTCGGAAGGATCGTTAGCTTAGCCATCTTCTTGTCTCGTAGCAACAGAAATGTTTCAATTTCTGGATCATCTTCAGCGACCAGTAGAGTGTGGTCAAACAGACTTTCCAGCATATTTTTTAGTTCCTTCAAGCCGCCGTAATCACTACACCAGTTTCGAGCATCGAGCGTATCGCAACCAAACCAAAACTTCATACTAAACGAATACCCATGAATTAAATTGCAATGACTGTCCGCCTTATGTTGACGGTATGCTACAGGAAAAGCATCAACATATTCCTTGGTACTTACCCATTTATAAGCTCTTGGTGATTGATTCATATTTCCATCCTTCTTTATACTTGATATTTTGCTCAACTTGATAGCGTGTAAGATTTAATGATCTCATACACTGCTGCACTGAATTATACACCCCATGCGGGGTCCGAATCAACTTTCCTGTTGTTGGCGGTAGACCTTTAACATATCCTTGTGGTGGCACATCACTTTCCTGGAGGTATGTTTTGTGCCCAGTTTCAGGATTAAAATAGCCGATCTTGCCCTTTGTTGTTCCTTCATAGTGAAGCCCTTTCTTAAACCCAGGTGGCGGGGACTCGCCCTTTGGTACGTAAATTTTTTGAGTGCCGTTATGATAAACTACAGTACTGCCTTTACGCGGCCCAAACCCTTTCCCTTTACAGTTACCCCAAACAAACCCTTCAGGCAATGGTGTGTCTGGAAGAATTCTTCTCACTTCTCCTGTTGCTGGGTGATGGATCGTTTTTCTTTTTCCATTCAAAGGATCTGGAACCCTATTTTTCATCGCTTCAATGTATCCGGGGGTTTTTGACGTGTCACCTCCATCGCCAACTTCGTTAATGAAATTTGCCCACTGAGAGTCTTCTACAATATTGTATAGTTCACTGTAGTACAACCCTTGTATCTTTAATTGCTCTTTTGAAAAAAGTCCTAGAACGGTAGTTTTAATCGTATATTCAGGATGAGCTTTCAAAATCCTACGCCATAAAACCCCAGATCCTTTGTAATTTAAATGGTCGTTTTCGTCAGCGGGATTAAACTTTCTCTTACACAAGTACTTCATGCCTGTTTGCTCGATCTCTTTTATCATTAAATAGTACATTGTAACCCTCCGTAGTTTTTACAGTATTTATAAAACTACGGAGGTTAAAAACTGTCAATTTAATAATTTTTCCCTTGAAAACGTGATTCATTCTCCTTTGAAGTCACTATGTTTGTAATGGTGTCCGGCAGCTTTAGCTTTACGGAATGCTATTTCTAGTGAAAGCCGTGTATGTCCACTGTGGAATGGTACACCATTCAAATGATCCAATTCATGTTGAAATAGCCGAGATGATAGCCCGATCAACTTTCGAGTAATAACTTCACCGTTTGGTTGAGTATACCGAACTTTAATGTTCTTCGGCCGCTTTTTCTTCAGAACGAGCGATGGGTAGCTGCAACAGACCTCTTCAAGATACTCTGTCTCTGTTGTTTGGTCAACAATTACTGGATTGAAACAACAAATCATTGGTGTTCCAGCGATAATGAACGCTCTATACGGCAATCCAATTTGCGGAGCTGATAGACTAAAGCAGTTTGCCTTAATCATCGTTTGAGCAAGAATATGAGCAAGCTGATTTGGATCAATATCGCTTTGTGAAAAGTCAAACTTCTCAGTGTTAATCAATAACGACGGATCTGTATGAGCAATTAATGGCTTACTAACATCTTCCATTATTGAATCTCGATTGTCACTGGAGCTAATCCTGAAGAAACCATACCAATTCTTTGAGCAGCAGCTTTTGACAGGTCAATTACTCTACCTTTGATATAAGGTCCTCGATCATTGATCGTAACAACAACTGACTTACCATTTCTTTTATTGGTTACTCTAACTTTTGAACCACATTTCAGTGTCTTGTGAGCAGCTGTTAAAGCATTCGGATTGAATCTGCCTCCACACGCAACTGCTTGAGGCTGCCAATAGAATGAAGCTATTCCAGCTTGAAATAGTCGCGCGACATCTCCAATTACTGGAATCGACTCAATTTGCTTTCTCAACGATACTTGTTTGGGTTTCTTCTTATATGTCTTGACTGTTTTTGTTTTTTCAGTAGACTCAAAGCATGGCCATTCGCAGTATGCTTTAGCTGGAGAAAACATAGCAAACGCAAACAGTGCTACCACAACAATTACAAATTTATTTACACCAATCATGTTTTGCTCCTTTTCCATTATATGAAACGGCATACTTATTGTCAATCAACATCTTGCTTAGAGATTTACCGTCAATAAGTACATCTCCAAGAACTCTTCCACCGTACTTGTCCCACTTCTTGATTTCAACCTGAATCTTCTTTCCGTTAGAAATTTGCTGTTCAGTGAATAGCTTCGCTCGAAGACTCATCTGTTCTTCTTTGTCACATTTTGCTGCTTTACCTTTTTCTGGGGTATCAACTCCTAGTACTCTAAGTTTCAAAGTTGTTCCTAGCTCTTCAATTAAGAATGGCGCTTTAAATTCAACCGTGTCTCCATCAACCACTCTAGTTACTGGATAATCTCTTGGTTTTGCCAATGCAACATTTGTTGAGATCAGCACAATTAACATCGAAATAATGATTGGCATTATTGCTCCTTTATCTGACTAAAATTTTGCACTTTATGAAACTGAATCGTCCTTTCGAACTTATCAATAATGTTCTCAGTCTTGTGGCTTATTACGATCACGTTGTTGTTGTCACTGAACTTGCTAATGATATTGACAAATTCATCTGTTCCTGATGAATCCAATGAAGAATCCATGATTTCGTCAAGAATTAGTAGGTTGATTGATGATGAGTTTCGAACTTTAGCAATCTCTCTCCACGTGAACAATAAAGCCAAATCGATTCGTGTCTTTTCTCCTTCAGAAAATGAACTGTAAGAGAATTCATCACGATAACGAGACTTGATCTTCTCATCAAAGTTGGAATCGATTTCAAACTTACAAAAGAACCCCATTTGATCCAAGTAACGATTGATCGAATTATTTATCACTGGAATATACTGCTTGATTACTTGTGTCTTAATTCCATCATCTTTTAATAGAACTGAAGCAATGTTATTCAACTCTCGTTGTTCTAACAACATCTTCTTCTGCTGCTGCAACTGTTCTAGTTGCGTCAAATACTCTGTGTCATCTACTTCTTGATATTGCTGAACTTGCTGATTATGCCGTTGCAAGTTGCAAATCAACTTGTTGTTTACCATGATGGTGTTGTTGTTTTGCTGTTGCTGTTGCTGCAATGATGATATTTTACTTTGCAGCTGCTCAAACTTATCTATTGCAATTGATAACTTATCTTGCATTCGTTGTAGCTTATCAAAAGTAATCTTATTCGATTGCAGTTTGTCTTGCAGCTGAGTAATTCTATTGTGTTTGAATTGCTGGTCTATTGGCTGTTCACAGGTCGAGCAAAACGATGAGTTGGAATAGAATTGCATCTCGTTGTCATGCTTTTGGTTGTCTATCTGAAGCTTGTTAATAGCTGTATTAACTTTACTAGCCTTTTGCTGCACTTCAACTACTGCACTGTATTGTTGTTGAAGATTGTCAATCTTCTCTGTTAACTGCTGATTTTGCTGTTGTAGTTCAGCAATCGTTGCAGTGTATTGCTCGATTTGTTTGTTATTGTTGTCTACTGTCTGATCAGACTGCTGCTTTAATTGTTCTCTGTGTGAACGATTAACTGCAAGCAACTTATTGCAAATCGTAATCTGATTGTCTACTTCAACCAGCTGGGCCTTGTTTGCATTAACCTTTTCCTTTAACAATTGATTCATCGTCGTGAAAATCTGAATGTCCAATAGATCTTCGATGAAATTACGACGGGCTGCTGCAGCCAATTGCATAAATGGAACGAAGTTGGCAGAGCCAAGAATTACTCTTTGACAGAATGCTTTGTAGTTGATTTTCATGATTGAAGTGTCGATCATCTTCTGATAGTCTTTATTTTCAGCAGATTGATCGATCAGCTTACCCTCACAAAATATCTCAAATACAGTTGGCTTCAATCCTCTCCGAATTAAATATCCTTTCTTATCAGCAGTAAACTCTAACTCAACTAGTAGATTCTTTCCAGTGATTGAGTTGACCAACTGAGGTTTGTTAATGTTTCGAAATGGTTTACCATACAACGCAAAACATAGAGCCTCGCTGATTGTCGATTTGCCAACCCCATTGGTGCCCACAATTAGCGTAGTTTTTGCACTGTCAAGTTTGATTTCAATTGGCTGATTACCACTTGCCAAGAAATTCTGATATCTAATTTTATGAAGCGTGATCATTATTGTCCTTAACTGTTTATATCAACTTCCAACGCTTGAATGTACAATTCACCCATTAATTGCTTCAATTCAGTCTTGTTACAATTGATCTCCAATCGATCAACTGCACTAAAGATCAACGTCTGAGTATCTTGCACCTGAGTATGATAGTCAATCTGCTGGTCGTCAACAATTGATGGCAAATCGTTAATTTTGATGTCATAAGGTTTCTGTTGCTCGATTGCATCAAAAATTAAGTCAAATCCATAAGGGTTACTCTTGTTAATGATGTCAACTTTACAGAACTTGTCTACAAGATTTGACTTGCTAACCTGCTCGAGCATCTGTTCAATAGTAAATTCTGCATCGTCATAAACTAACCGAACGAACATTGTTTGAGGGTTAACGATGAATTCCAATTGTCGAGTTTCTAAATCAAAGATGTGAAACCCCCGTTGATATCCATAATCTGACCACGTCATTTGATAGGGAGCGCCAAGATAATGGATGTTGGCTTTGCTGGATTTGTGATGAAAATGGCCAGTTAATACGCAATCGAACTTATTAAAAATTGAATGTTGCAACCCATGATCACACACCGACCCTTTAAACATCTCGAACCCAGCAATCTCCAAATGACCAAAACAAAGTTGGCTATTGGTATTTGCAATCAACTGAAAAGTCTGTTCGGAGTTTTGTTGATTAATCCATGGAACAAACACAATTGGAATTCCGTCGATATTTACTTCTGCTGGATCGATGTAGATTTTAATGTTGTGATTGTTACTGTCAATCAGCAGATCTAAAGCATTTAGCTCGTTCGTTGACTTATAAAACACATCATGATTGCCTGCAATAATGTGGAAATCATATCGATTCAATTTATCGATGAAATTGTGCTTTAGTACAGACAATGTGTTGAAGTTAATAAACTTTCGCCGATCGACAAGATCGCCGAGGTGAATGATAGTAGAAATTCCCCGAGAATCAATCTCGGGGAAGAATGTTTGTTCAAAGAATTGAACTTGATGTTTTAGGAACTGAGGCGAATCTGATCTAATCCCAAAATGGGTATCGGTCACAATAGCAATTTTTGTCACGGAATGGTTCTTTCATTGTTTTAACGACGATTAGTTCTTTTGAATAGACGAATCTGTTCGTCGCATGCATCACGAACTCTCTCCAACATCAAACAATAGATATCTCGCTGATGTCTTGGACTTGTATTATCATTAATTTTGTCAATGTATTCAACGATGATAGCTGGCAATTGATTTCTTTTTTGCTCGTTCATTTTATTTTACCTCTACGAAGAATTTACTAACAGTATTTGCTAATATAGCAGGTTTTTTCTTGGTTGTCAACTTGCTTTCATAATCATCGACAAACGATTGAGTTATTTCATTAACTTCAACTGGCTTCAGCTCATTATTCTCAATCATGTCCTCAAAAGCAAGATTCTCAAGATTCTTGACCTTTATATAGTGTTGCTTTTTTTCCTTCTGTATTCTTCGAATGAACGCAAATTTAATGATTTGAGTAAAGTATGCAAATGGGTTGCTAGATTTGTCGGGGTTGAAATTGTGAAGGTACATTAAACTGTTTTCGATTCCATCACTGATCATTTCTTCCTTGAACGAATACCCCGCAAAATTAGGCTTGTTGGCAAGACGGGTTGCGATCAATAAAATACAACTGCCAATGTATTCGGGAATTTTAGGTTCTGGCAACTGCTGTTGTTTTGCTTCACGCAACTGCTCTAGGTAAACTTTCAGATGTTGTAGCAAAGTCGCATTATTGACATAATTTTTACTGGCCATTGCATTTTCTCCTTGACCTGTTTTTCACTGAGTGTATAATCACTTTGTGACAATCAAGCAATTAGTTAATTGACTTTGATTGCGTTTTGAATACTCTACCATCAAACATCTCTTCATCCAGGCTATCATAGATCAAGTCTTTCATTCGTTGATTGATCTGTTCAATCTCTTCAGTTAGATGTCGTTCATGTTTATCAGTAAACACTGCTGACAGTTTATAATAGTTTTCTAGTACAGGTTCGACTGCATATTTAGCAATCAAATGCGATTTGCTAATTTCAATATAAGCAGTCTGATTGAATGGTGCATATGGCATTAATAGTATTGTGTCACGGCCATCTTCTGATGGCACTTGCTCAACACTTAAAGGTTGCTTAACTTCAACAAACTGTTCATCCTCAAAGATAACATCAGCTATCAACTCTGTTCCATTAATTAGTTTGAAGTATTGAATGTTACTCATTATTTAATCTCCACATTGTATGTTTTGTATGGGAACTGTTCTTGCTGGTAAATTCGAATCCTTTCAAACAAATGGATTAGTGTATAGTTTTGTCGCTTGTTCCATGATAGATTGTCTGCTATATCATATAACGTAGCTTGAGTTTTATTATCACTTTTTCGTAGAACACGACCAATTGACTGCAAAGTGCGAACACGTGACTTGGAAGGTGACGCAAAAATCACATTAGCCAGGTTCTTGATATTTATTCCAGTCGAGAATACTTGAACACTAGCAACAATAATAGCATTGTCTAGCGTTTCAATCTCCGATCGAATTGAGTTACGAACTTCTCCATCTACTGCTCCGTGTATAAAATACACTGGCCGATCAGTAATCTGTTTTATCATTTGGTACAACGGTTCACCGTGCTTTTCAACAAATTGAAACAGCACTAAAGTGTTACCGACCGTTGATGCTGCTAGTTTGCTGATTACCTTGTTTCGCTCAACATTTGTAACGATATATTCTAGTTCTTTTGAATAATCGAATGAGCGAACTGCATTACGCACTGCTTGTGGATAATGAAGAACAATGCATTTAACTTTGAAATCCGATAGGTGTTTCTGTTCAATTAGCTCAGACGTTGTCGTTACTTTAATGATTGGGCCAAATAATCCAGTCAACTGCAAAGCAGAAACCTGACTACCATCCAAGCTACCAGTTAATCCGAACTTGTATTTGCAGTTAGTCATTGATGAAATTATCTTGGTAATTGATGTTGCTTTTGCAAGATGAGCCTCATCACAGATTACCAAGTCAAATTGATTGTACCAATCTTTTGGCATTTTATGAATAGACTGCCAAGTGGTAACATTGAATTGACAGTCTGAGTGTTTATCTTTTCCTGAATAAATTTTGTGTATAGGCTGGTCGTATCCGTAACTGACAAAATCGTCATTCATTTGGTGAACAAGACCAGTGGTTGGAACGATGATCAAAGTCTTTAGGTTGTAATACTTGCACAGCATGTAGATAATTAAAGACTTGCCAGAACCAGTTGGAGAAACTATGACAGCTCTATTCTGACGAATGCAGTCCGTGAAAGCCTTGATTTGATAATCTCTTGGCTCAATAGGCAGATTTTGCTGTTTGATTGCAGCAATCGCTTCAGTCATAGCAAATTGAGTGTTTGCAAATTCGCTGGGGTAGTCGATGTTATAGTTTCGCTTTTGACAGAACTCTACAACATGATTGAACAAACCTCTGTAAAGCAGTTTCGTTCGTGTATCGTATAACCTAACAAAACCATCCCACACACCTCTTCGGTATGCAGGCATATATTGATATCCTTTAACACGAAACTTGAAGAACTCTGCGAGTTCTCCTTCAATTCCATTATCGGAACCAGTTACATGAATGTGTGACTGATTGTAAAATTCAATATAAACTGTGTCCATTATCCCCCATTCATAAATTTACGGTCATCCAAGATGTTCTTAATTAGAAAGTTGCGAGTATTGATCGAATCAATGATCGACTTTAGATATCCAACTTTCTCTTCTTGGATTCCAATCTTCAATTCCATTTCAATTAATTGTTGGTCGCCTTCAAGGTATTGAGCAACCTCATTCTTTAGCAGTTTACCTTGAGCTGGTATTTTCCACCCAGCCTTGACTTTTTCTTCAGTAGGATTGATTAGAAATTCATACTTCTCTAGTTTTAACTGTTTATAAGCAGCCTTTAACTTGACGAGAAGTAGCCTTTGCTTGACATAAATTGCATAGTACTTAGCATGCAGTTGTGGGATCTTGATCGTTTCTTTAGTTAGATCGGTTGTGTTGATTGTGCTATCATCAGACCACAGCTGTTCAATTTGTTCAATCTTCATTGATTTCTCCTCACAAATATTCATTAATATACACTACATTTAGCAAAAATCAACCACTTTGTCCAGTTGTTGGATCATTTACTGACTTTATTGAAAACGATGTATAACGAAATGTTGCAGACGCTTCGAGAAACTCAACGTCTGGTTTGGTTGTATCGAAAATTAGAGAAGACGTTGAAACAGGAAAAGCGTCTCTGAACAATACTTCATAAGTTGGTATTCTTGCATTAGAAAGAATAACTAAAGAGATATCTGATACCAGCCCTTCTCCTGACGTTTTTGGTAAGTCAGCAAGAGACTTATATTGTCCAAAGTTATCAGGAAATCCCATTGACTTAATCCAATTGTAGATTTCCAAGTAGTTATTCAGATCTTCATCGACTTTATAGTTAATCATCAAATCGTCAAATAATAGATGGTCTCCTCCATAAGGAATTTTGACGAAAGGGTTTGGTTGCTCAACTTCTCTCATCGAGATTCCGGGAATGTTAACACTCTGAACAAAGTAATTTGTAGTCGGAGTCTTCTTTATCTGGAACTTGAAAAGAAGAGGATTAACGAAATTGATCGATTCAGGAGTTTCTAATCTTGCATCCATTACTTTTCTCCTGCTGCTATTTTTCTTTTATGTGCTGTATATGCAGCATCTGAAACAACTGGATCAGGATCTTTTAATCCGACTTTTAGTTGCTCCATCGTTGCTTTTGGATGATACATCGCTGCAGCACGTAGTGAGGGGTCATTGCTTTTTGAAGCAACTTCTAAATGTTGTATATTGACGTTTGGGTGTCTGAGAGCTATAACACGAACACTAGAGTTTCTATCTGCTAGAGCTTTTGTTATATGTTCAGCAGTAGCTGCTGGGTGCTGCATTACGGTATGTCGTGTAAGAGATTCTCCAGTTTCAAGAGCTGTTGTAATATGTTCTGCACTCATTTTTGGGTGTTGAATTGCTGCTTTAACCACTTTAGCATCTGTATCGTTTAATGCCTTGCTTACGTGTTCTGACGTTGCGTTTGGATGTTTAATAGCAGCTTCTCGAACTTTCCAATTATCGTCATTTAGAGCCTTTGTTATGTGCTCCGCTGTAACATTTGGGTGTTGGATTGCCTTTTGACGAAGCAACGAGTCGCTATCCGATAATGCTTTTGTCAAGTGATCGGCTGCCGCATGAGGATTGCCAAACATAACATTTGCTTTTGCAATTTCTGAATGTGTCGATTGTCCCAATGATTTTGCAATGTCTGGGTGCAAATCCTTGAACGAAACATCTTGGTTTTGTTCGTCTTTTAACTGAGCAGTAGCAGTGTGGAACTGGTATTTCTTTCCTTGATGTTGAACAACATAAACAGGGCCCAATTTATCATGACGTTTAAACTGATTGTCTTTTTCTCCGGACGTGCACCATTTTGTGTTCGCACCATACGCACAAGAAGCCTGTTCAGTCTTTATGTGATGGACAGTAACCCCTAATTGCTTGTCGTTGTGAACTAAATCAGCACCTTCAACTTTAATTTCTTTTTGTTGTTGCTTGCGTGATTTTGCACCAATGTGGGGAGCAATAGCCGATTCTAGGCTAGATAAACTATGCTGATTAACATCAGTTGGGTGTCCAGCAGCCTTTAATTGTCTCTTTACTGCTGGATTACCAAAATGTTCCAATGCATTTCGAACTCGTTCGTGGTCTTCGTGTTTAATATTGCCTTTTTTATACTGATTCATAATCCACTGTGTGTGGATTTTGTTTGGTGTCGGATCTGCATTTGTAGCAAAAAAGTCGACAACGTGTTCATTGCCAGGAAACTGCTTTTTGATAAAAGATATCCTATCTTCAAGGATAATCTGTTGTTCTAGAATGTATTGCTTAAACGATAACATTTATTGTGACCCTTTTACTCTTTTTAGTCTAGCTTTAGCATAAGTTTCAGTCGTTTCAATCGATCTGTCGCGTGAAGGATCCTTTTCCAATGCGATCTTTGCCAGTTCAGCTGCAGTTTTTCTCTTTCCCGCTAAAGGTTCAGCAAATTTGTAACCAACATCATAATTATCAGATGGTTTTACAGCAGCCTTTGCTCTTTTTTGTCCCATCATTTTACGGATCGTATCTAACGCATTTTCGATCTTTTCCGTTTCTGTTTTCCGAGGCTTTCTCTTCGATTGAGCGGCCTTAGCTTTTTGTTTTACTTCAGCAACATGATCAGGAGACAGTTGTTTGTCTGGAGAGAGCTGTAATTTGTTTTTATTTGGTGAGCCTTTAGGTCTTGCCATTGCAAATCTCCTTGAAATGATAGTATTTATCAAAACAAAAAAAGGGAGCTGAAAAGCTCCCTTAGATATCCTCTGTTGGTGTTTTTTTAATTCTCGTTATTCAGAGGATTTGGTTGAGAGTACGCAACACCTTATCTCTCATTTATTATTTATCATCTAGCAAATTTAGCTGTTGACCTGTTCAACTATTGGTGTATGTTGCCTTTGAAGCAATCGAAAGGACTTCGACATGGCTAACACTCGCAAGAGCAAGGCGTATCAGTCGGGAAATACTCGTGTTGTCAAGACGACTTACAAGCAAATCATCAGAAACGGCTGGTTTCAGCTGGGATATAATTCCGTGTTGACCAACAAGCCTTTCAATTACGATATTGCAGGTTGCAAAGAAGCGTGGGCATATGAAAGAGGTCGGCTTTTTGCAAAGGTCTATAATGGACGGTTGATATATCGCAACAACGTTGAGGATGAAGCTGAACGTGCACTCGTCCATGCTTACAAGAACAAGCATCTCGTTTGAGGTAATAAAGTATACCAAACGTGATGCTCCTAAATGGCTGTTGGCATAAAAAAAGAGGGGCAACTGCCCCTCTTTCTAGTTGGTTATTTGACAAACCTTACATGAGGTTTGTAACAAGCACTCTGCGGTAGTATACGTTAGAGTCTTTTGTTAGAGCACCAGCACCAGCTGTTGAACCTTCAGCGAATGGATTTGCAACCATGCCATAACGAGTCTTAAACCCGATCTTTGGATGGAATGAATCCTGATCGACTGCACGAACCATTTGTAGTGGAACGTATGGGCAGTAGAATAGACCAGCATCGAATGGACCAGGACCCTTATAACCAACTACCATGTAGTTAGAACCGGTTGCATATGGATCGATGTAAACGCGCATACGACCGTTGAGAACACCAGCAAATGTATTGCCAGTATCGTCGACGTTTAGCTGATTTGAATTTAGAGCTGGAGCATAATCGAGAATGCCAGCCATTTGTAGAGCAGAAGCAACATCTGAAGAGCAGATGATTACGTTACCCTTACCTCTACGGGTGTCTTTGGCAATCTTGTTAGCTTCACGTTCGATTTGGAACATTAGGCCCTTGAACTTTTCAACTGACCAGCGGCCGTTTGAGTCTGTATCAAGATCGAAAATACCAGCTGTGGTTGTGCCGGTTGTTGCACCTTTTTGAGCTGTTACGTAGATTGTACGAACTACTTCACGGTTGATTTCTGCGAGAATTTCGCTAGAAAGAATGTTAGATAGTTCGGTTTCAGCGTCAAGACCATGAGATGCTTTAAGGTCCTGAGCGAGTTCCATCGTGTACTCAGCTTTTAGAGCACGTGACTTTGCAGTTACTGGAACCTTCTCGATTGAGAAAGCCATTTGAGCAAAAGCAACGTTTGAAGCATCGCCAAGAGCTTCAGCTTGAGCTGTTGACATGCCGGAACCAAAGTTGTATAGACCGGTTTCAGCAAGGTTAGCTGTTACAGTTGTGTTGCCTGGTGTATCACCAACGTGCTTCTGACCAAGTGTGTTAGCACCGGTAACGACTGAAGAGAATGCAGTGTTAACTTCTTGATAGAAGGTTTCTGTGCCAGTTTGGTTAGCATAACGGGCGCGCATTGCGAAGATTAGTCCTGTTGGACCGGTCATTGGCTGAACGCCGCAGATGTCATACGCAATAAGGTTTGGCATTGAACGACGAACCAGAGAAATTAGAACTGGATCGAAGATGTCAATGGAGCCATCGCTTGCAGTTGAAGAAGAAGCACCCATCGCATTGACTGGTGTTTCAACTAGGAACTGTGAAGAGTAAGCAGCGTTTTCACGTAGAGCTTTTTCTGTGTTCTCGAGAAGTGCTGCAGTTACATTACGGCGATGAAGATCTTTAATTGGTGAAAGTTCTTCATGCTCAAGAATTGGCTTCCACTTTGCAACTAGTTGTTCTGATAACATTTTTATTATTCTCCCTTTTATTTTTTGGGTTTATTTACTATTTATAAAATAACTTATCTTTTGATGGTACGTGAAATCGCTTTGGCATAGTTAGCAATTTGTGGTTCCAAGTACACTGGTTCACTTTCGGTTTTCTCAACTTCAACTGACTCGAATAGTGTAGATGGTTTCGCTTTTGCGCCAAAATATTTTTCTTTGATGATATTCAGCTTATTCTTATAAGCTTCTTCGTCATAGTCAAACTCTACTGACTCAGCAAGCGTATGGAACTTCTCAACTTGAGAGAGTGCCAGTCCTTCAGAAGCTTCGTCCAATAGCTGTTTCTTTGAATATTCATGAACAGCTTCGACTAGTTCGAGGTTCGCATTGATTTGGTCATTCAGTTGTTCTTCGAGGTTGTCAACCTTTTCAGCAAGAGCTTCGACAACGTCTACTTTGTCTTCAGGGAATTGAATGTAATGTTGCTCAAACAGATCCTTTAGACCAACAATGAAGCTTTCGGTCATTTCATTGCGAAGTGACGATTCAATCGCAATTTGATTTTCTTTGACCCATTGTTCGGCAACATATGAAAGATACTGATCGACTTGTTCAGAAAGCGTTTCAGTAATCTCACCAACTTGCTGTTCAAGATCGCTATCAAACTTTTCCTTTAGTTCAACTTCGATCTGATTTACACGAGCTGTCACTGCAGCTTCGAATAGAACAGCAGTCTTTTCTTTAAATTCTTCGGAAAGTTGCTCGCCATCGAATAGCTCAGCAACGTCTTCTTTCATTGCACCCTTCATTGCAACTGACTGACGGTTTTTGTCAGCAGCGTCGTCGGGAATGTTTTTGGCAAACTCTTTGGAGTTCATCATTGCTAGTACTTGAGCAAGCATTGACTTGTCCATTGCAGCCATTTGTGTGGTAGCCTGAGCCATCATCGATGCACGTGAAGCGTCTGATGGTTGCATTTCAATTGAATCTGATGCAGTTGTTTCTTCAATTGTTTCGTCAACAGAAGAATCAATTTCTACATTTTCAACTTGTTCTTCTAACTTCTTTTTAGCCATTTATTGTCTCCTTTTGGGATATTTTAGTTTATTTATATTTAAAGAGTTTTCAAGAAATTTTTGAAAAGAACAATCTTCTGTTCTTCTAATTGTGTTTTTGATAGTGAGTGAATGTGTTTTTGAGTTTGTTTAATCCATTCGCCATTTGCTTCATTAAATACCCAGTCAACGTTTTCCATGATTCCATTAATATAAGCTCTTGGGGCTGATGGATCAGCGACAACATCGGCTGCCGTGACCAAGCGGAAGTCTTGTTGAACTTCCATAATGCCATTTTTGCCTTCTTTCAAAGATCCGAGACCTCGTGAAGAAACACCAAGGTTTGCTCCGCCTTCTAAAAGACCTTTGACAATATTACCCATTGGAGTATCAACTACTCTGGCTTTACCAAGTACTTCACCATTAGACCTTAGTTCTAAGTTCTCGATAATGTGGCAAACACGATCCAAATTAATTTGGGGTCCGGATGGGTGGTTCAGTTCGCCATAAGCTCTTTTTTGTGAAACTACTTCATTGACATAACGATTAACTTCTCGTTCCATAATAGAGCGATTGTAGATTCTTCCGTTTCTATTTGGAGTATCATATTGCATGAATACTCCTTCAATATAAAGGTTTTTCTTACCGTCTTCTCTTGCTTCAGAAATGTAAGAAATTCCTTCCATTAACTCTGTAATAAGTTTCATTTTGCTTTTCCTTAGTACTGTACTGGGGTACCTTCTTTCTGCAATTCGATCATAATGAAACCTTGATCGTCGCCAACATTGGAAAGCTCCAATACTAGAGTTGCAGAAGAATCTTTGTTTAATAAATTGCCATTGCCCGCAAAATCAAACCACGATGTAGAGTCCATAACCACTACAGTATTTGCTCCACGTTTAACTGTCCAATACGCTCCGTTGCCCGAAGGACTAGATGCCCATATTTGCTTAATTGCAGCGCCAGTTAACACCTCATCACCAATTGCTACGTTAGAAACTGAGTTGTTACCAGCAATCGTTAACGTAGTATTTGACGTTGCATGCACAGTAACAGATAGATTTTTTCTGTTATGAATGATTGAACTTGCCATAATTAACCTTTACGTTTTGCAGCATAGAAAGCGGCAATAGCTTGCTTTTGACGTTCTTTCTTAGATTTGCCGGCAAACTTTGGGTTATCTGATTTAACAAAATCAGAGATCCACTTACCGATACCATCAGAAACTTTTAGAACCTCATCGAGCGGCTCAACCTCCTCATATACTTTTTCATCAGCGCCAGAACTATACCCATGACGTTCTTTTTCACGATCGATTGGAGCTACTTTTGATCCTTTGAATACGGGATCATACTCTTCTCCGGAATACATGTTCTTGAATTTTGTAATTACGTGCTTATCAACGAACTTCTTCTCGTCTGGAGAACGAGGTTCGTATAACTCAGCAAGAAAATCTTTTAGCAGTTTACCCATCGTTATTCGTCCTCTGACTCGTCTTCAGTTTCATCTGTGTCATCTTCTTCGTCTGAATCAGACGAATCGTCTTCGGACTTGTTGCCCCCAAGATCTTCTTCGAACGTGTCTTCAACTTCTTGATCTTCTGGACCGAAGAATGACTCTGCGACTTCAATTTTCTTTGCTTCTAAAGCTTCTTCAATTTTGCTAGCCATTAACTGATGAAAGGTGCCTTTCATGTCATATGGCTTTTTTTCGATAGCTTCGATGATTAGGTTACTTACGTTTGACATTAGGGGTCTCCTGATTTTGTGCTTGTTATTGCATTATTTCTTGTTGCAATAACTCTTGATTAAATTGTGGGTTTTCAAACTCTTGATAGATCTGTTGATCGTTCTCTTCGATGTCTTTGTCAGTCTGTTTAAGAATGTTTTTACGTACCCAGGTATGGGAATAGTACTTTCCAGCATACTGATCAATTTCTTGAAGACGAACGAACCGATCGTTCATCAATTCAAGGTCTTTGAGCTCAGCAAAGTAATTGTCTTTGTTAAACTTAAACTTCAGATAGCGTTTTAACTGTTCCCAATCTTCCGGCGCAACGATTCTTTTCAACACTAATTGTTTCTCGAGCGCTGATATGAATAAATAGGCAAATTTTGATCTTACTCGATTGATAAACTTTGAAAAGTTTACTTCATCTCTTGTAATTTCAGTCGCCCTACCAAGATTATATACAGCATCAGGTTTCATTCTGGTCAAAGGAACTTGTAACGACCTATACAATCTGTCTTGAAAGTATTGAACAGACTCAAGAAGTTGAGGCAATGCTGTACCTCCTTGAAGCACATCAATTTCCGTGCCTCTACCACCTTCACGTCTTGGAAGCCAATAATCTTCCAGCATCGTCATGAATTTGCGATCATCTTTGATTTCGCCGGTTTGCGCATTGTATGACAACTTGTTTTTATATTTAACCATCATCTCTCGAACATACTGCTCTGCTTTCATTTTTGGCAAATTGCCAACATCAATATAGAAAATTCTTCTTTCAGGAGCTCTTGACAAGTGATAAATCAATGATGAATCTTCTAAAGCTCTTAACTGATTCAACGGTTTAATTGCCGGATGGAGATATGACAATACCATTGTATTGTTCTCATCCATAATTCCAGAAGTCACATGAATGATTGAATCTGGCTGGATTCTGATTCCTGTTGAAGTGCTAGAATCAGGGATCGCTTGTCTGTTTGAATAGTTGAATCCCCTGTCATTATACATATAATACTCAGCTTTTGTTATCTGTACTGGCACGCCAGTCGCTGGATCCGAAGTCTTTTGAATCTCTCTAATCTTTCGAATCTTACGTGGATCAACGTATCTTAATTCTTTAATCCCTTCGTCCAGAGCATTTTCATCGATGATTACATGATAATAACTGCGTCCATCGATGTACCATCTCTTAAACATGTCGTATGCATCGTTTTGGAAATCGATGATGCTCAGAATGTTTTCAAACTCTTGTGATATTACTTTTTTTAGGTTGTCTTGAACTGGCATATCATCGAGGACGATTTCAACGATTGGTTCGTCGTCCTCGATAACTATTGCTTCGTTAGTTACTTCATCGACCGCTTTGCCAATTTCTGGTTGCAAAGCCATTTCACGGTATTTTGAAACCAATTCAGCTTCAGTGCGAACTGTCCCATCTAAATCCACATAAGTACCAAAAGTGCCTCCAGCAGCAACTAATACTGCTCCGTCATCGGTCACTTCAGCAGCAAACGATTTCTGGGTCTGGATATCTTCTTCTGTATCACGCTCAATTCTAAAGCCAAATAATTTCATCTATTGTTATCTCTTATCCGATAGTTAACTGAGTCTCAACTTGTTGGGAACTTGAATTGATCTCATATGGAACCCAATAATCTAGAGCAAACTCAACATCAAACTGCTGAACCTGATCAATAGCTTCCCAATCAAGTGCCATTTCGCTGATTGTTACAGGAAATAACCCAACCATTGTGTATGTCTTTAATAGAGTTCCAGTTTTTGAATAATGATTGACGATGGCATCTCTTTTATAACCAGAGGTAGAACTGGTAGTTGATGTGCCAGGTCTTGGTGCACTATCAGTCGTCATTAAGTTGCCAACGTGAGAATTTAGCTGAGCATGCCAATCTTCCATTGCTTGACGAATTGAGTAATCTTCGTCGTTCATAATAGTGACATTCCAGTTGGTATAAACTCTATCGCCAACTAGTTTAATTCGACGGCCAAAATATGGGATCTCCACCTGACCGATGATTGAAGGTGGAATTTGCGATGCTTTTGCTAATAGCGTAAGTTTCTGTCTGGCATCAGTACCAGCAGACCCTGGCCATTCAGGAAAAACAATTTCAAATAGAGATGGACGAGCGCCACCGAGGCTCAACCCATTCGACCTGAAATCATTAACATTAAAAGCCATTTCGTGACTCCTTATTTTTATTATTGTTGAAAATGGTGTCTGTACTATTTATAATAACAAATGTACAACTCTTCTTGACGTTTTCCTGCCAAGTAATATATTGCAGATTATTAATTGATCCTATAATTTGAGGGTCGATTTTTTTAATAAACCCTTCAAATATAGAAATTTTATGATCCAACTGATATGCGCCTTCAGTGCCACTACGTCCTCTTTTATCATGGTTGGGTAACGATTCAAACCCAGAGTGTCTGGTGTAATGTAATACTGCTCTTCTATAACTGTTTAAATCGTTCGTGTCATAACAATAATGTTTATTAGTTTTACTTCTTGTGGATATCCGTTTGTTTTGAAATTTTTGGTCTCTAACTTTTTCTAAATGATTTTTTTTAACTTCTGGAACGTACATGACGTTGGTTACACCATATTTCTTTAATATTGATTTTTTACTAATATCTGCTGCTTTTTTAGCGTTAATTGTTTTTTGTTCTTTAGATATTGTAGCGAACATAGAACGCTTGCCATATCGTTCTTGATTGGTATCAAGTTTTTTTTCTATGGTATACAATGAAACACATGATACTGAGCAATACTCTGTAAAATTAGAAAGTGTTTTTTCATATTTTAAAACGTTTCCGCACTTGCATTTAGGCTGCTCCTTTATACCAAGTTGGATAATTTTTATACGATCTGACAATTTGGCATTATACTCCAGGAAACAAGTCTCCCGGAGTATTTTTTTTCTTAAATCTTCACTTATTTTTCGTTCTAACCAAGGAGAAACTTTTTCATTATCATTGATTAATCTTTGTTTTTTTAGATCATTTATAATACACATTTTGTTTCATCTCCTTGGCTTTGTTCTAAAATCTACCAATTACTTCCGAAAAAGCAATACCAGTACGGACTGCTACGAAGTTCAACTGAATAAAATTCACGCTTCTGTTTGGTTTAATGTAGATATCACCAACAAACTCATTACGATCAATTACTTCTGGCGTGTTGTTTGTTCCGTCGCAAACAACTAAGAAGTCTGTGATACCTCGACGACCTTGAATGTCGCGAAGATATGGAACAACTAGATTCTTAAATTGCAAGCGTGTAAATTCATCGTTGAACTCGAATAGTGTGTACTTTGAAGCACGAGAAATTGCTTTTTCGAGAACAATGAATAGACGACGGACGTTGATACGATCAAATGCCGATGGCTTTGCTAACAGCGTCTTGTCACCAAATAGAATCGTTCCTTGACCAGGGAAAGTCACTACTGGGTTGATTCCATTCTTATAAAGAGTATCACGTTCAGATTGTCTTGGATTGAACGCTAGTTTAACAACATTTTTAATTTGACCGCGATTGTAACCAGCTGGTGACCACCAAGCATCGTTTGTTGAATCTGTGCGAACGCAAAGACCAGCAACATCACCATTTAGAGGAATCCAACGGTAAATGTCATTGTAACGGTCGTACATATACTTGTAACCAGAATCTAGTACAGCATAAGATGTCGATCTTAGGTTGTTGCGGAACGACACGATTGCATCAGCTTCTTGACCAACGTTGTTTACAACATCGCCTTTTTGAGGAGATACTAGAACGATGCAGTCTTTTCTAATTTCAGCAATGTTATCAATCAGGTAATTTGCTAATTGATAATTTGTTGATTTACCTGTTAGAATTAATGACACTTCAACGTCTTCGGTTGACTTAAACATGTCGTAGGCAGCAGTTACTACTGAACGCTGGATATTAGCTTCGTCTCTTCCATCTCTGCCGAGAGCCATTCTGTATGAAACAACATCAAGCGTTGAGCTTGTAAGATTTTCTGCAGTCTGAGAAGCAGCTCCAGAAATATCGTTTACTGCATATAGATACTGAGATGCGTCATTAATAACTGTTTTCCAGTGATTAGAAGCGCCGTCAATTGTCTTTGCATCTGTTGCACGAGAAACTGCACGATATACTTCAAGTACTGTTCCGGGAACACCAGTGAATTTGCCACCTTCATCTGTTACAACGATATGCATTTCATCTGAATTAACAGAAGAGTTGCCAAATTGACGTTGATAATCAGATTGTCCTGGCGCTGCATCAACTAGATTGAAGAATTCCCAATATCTATTAACTGTACGAAGAGTTGCATTATTAGACGCAAAAGTATAGTCTTCAGCGAGAGTGTAACGGTCTTCAAGGCTAATTGTATATTGCGTGTTGAATACTGGAACTGGATTATTGACTGTTGCTGTAACAGAAGTTCCGTTGGCTGTTGGAGCAGTCGTTACTTCAAATGAAGTGCTGTTTGTTACGCTGGCAACAGTTAATCCATTTGCAGCTGCTGTAGTCGACGTGAACACATACCCGGCAAGCACGTTTGCTGTATTACCAGAAGAAACGGTAACAGTCGTGTTGCCATTTTCATAATCTAATACTAGCGATTTAACGCTATCAAGTCTGGTTCCAGAACTCGTGCTTGTAGCATTTGAGATAGCAGTTACAGTTAAATACTGTGTACCAATTAGTGTATTACCAACCTCGATCTTGTCAGTTGTCTGGAAATTGCCAACTAACGTGGTTGCTTCTGCAACAGTACCATTAACGGTCATTAACGCAGAGTTTGAACCTGAAGTAAATGTAATATTTGCAGTTGCGTTTGAAGACGCAAGGTTAACAGTTGATGTATAACCAGCAGAATTGCCGCACACTGAGATCTTTAATGAGTTACCAAGTTCTCCGGGAAAGCGAGCAACAAATTTAACGTCAGAATCGAATGCACCTTCTTTTGTAGTAAAGTGAGTCTCATTTTTAACAATTTGGTACTCAAGGTTAGCAACTGCTGCAGTGTTTGCAACTGCAGAGAATGCAGTGTTTGTGACAAACTGAACGTCATCGCCAGTGCTGTTTGCGATTGCATCTGATGCCTGAGTTAACGCAAATGCAGTTGAATTTGTAATGCTTGAAATAGTAGCACCAACAGCGAGCCCTGAATTAGCTGAACTGATTACTAGCATTCCAGCTTCAAGACCAGCCGTGTTGCCTGAATCAAGCACTACTGTTGCATTTGAAGCTTCGACAGAAACTGTAACGGAAGGAGTTAGTCCAGCGGTATTAGCAGCACGAGAAACGTACAAGCGGTTGCCATACGCAAGAAATGATGCGGCTGTGAAAAAGGTTTCAGCATTAAGATTTGTCGGCTTTCCAAATCTATTAACTAGCTGTGTCTCGGAGTCAATTAGAACACGTTGTTCAATTGGTCCCCAACGAAATACCCCGGCAATTGCACCTTCAGTTGTTGATACTGATGGAACAATCGTAGTAAGATCTATTTCTCTTACTTCTACGCCGGGTGAAATTAACGAAGTTGCCATTGTATTCTCCCTTTGTTAGGATTGTTATTATTATTGAATTCAAAACTATTTATTAAAAATATAGTTTTGATCAACGATCATCCATTGATCCCTACCAAAGTCAGTGTACTCTACATCTTGAATTCCATCATCGATGAACCCAAACGGCAATAGTTCATTTTCTAATTGATCGTGGTTCAATTCTTTCAATGTTAATAAGGTATTAATATCTGTCAGTTGCTTGAAGAACGGTTGTTCAGACAGATAACCAAACAGCACCAAGCACATTACTAAATCATCATGACATCCAGGCTCTGCTTGATACGTTTGATTCTTTTTGGAAAAGGTGGACAATTCGTGGATCGTATCAAAGTCATTAATTATCAATTGATCTTGTTCAATTAGCAGTTTAAGCATTGAACATCCGATCGATTTGACAGTTTTTGTTGTTCTGATTCCTTTATCGGTCGCTGAATTTGACTTGTAACTTTGAGTGATTCGTTTGCCAGATTTGCCAGCAGATTCGCTAAACAACATATTGGAGTACTCGAAATCAAAGTATAGCGTTTCTGCAACCTGTTGACCAATGTCGTTTACTTCAACTAGTATCGCGCAGTTATTATACTGAATGCCGATTCGATGAATCAGTTCTGCAAAATCTGCTGGCGTTGTCATGTTATCGCGGTATGTTAAAACTTGTTTGTATGGCATTTCAGTAACATCTATTACTTGCAACGCCGAATAATCTAAGCCTTTTCCCCGCGAAACATCTGCTATTCCAACATATGTTCTGCCTTTTTCCGGTTTGCAATACTGCTTGATATTCATCGTCTCGAACACTGGTTGTTGCGCAACTAATTGTTGCAGTTTCCAGCCAGCAATTAGCGTTCCTGAAGACCCAAGATATTGGTTTTCAAATTCTTGTGCAAATTTGTCGTGGTCAAAATTCATACCAGCAAGAGTATCTTGCTTCCACTTCTCATCTCTACCCGGCACTCGTTGCCATGGCACCGAAATCAATTTATAATTGTTTTTGCCTTGACGAGCCAATGAAGTTATTTTGTAGAAATGGTTCAGACCATTAACAGTAGATATTAGAACAATTTTTGAAGTCTTACCTGCAGAAATAGTTGGAAATACTGAGGTAAAGAATTCATTCCAGTTTTCTACGAAAGCGGCCTCATCGATTACTAGTAGGTTGACTGCAAAACCACGAATGTTATTTGAAGATGTTGCAGCTGCGAGAACCTTCGAACCATTTTCTAGTTCAAAAGATCCTTTGTTCCATTCAATCACACCTTGCTGCAACCATTTAGGAAGATGTTCATATGCTAGCTGAATTCTGGACAGAATTTCTCTTGCCGTTTCCGCTTTGTTGGCAAGGATAGCTACCGTTTTGTGCTCGTTGAAAAGAATATACCAAAGAACGAATACTGTGATACTAGTTGTCTTACCAGCCTGACGTGAACATTCAGCTACTGTATATTTTTCATTTAATACAGATGTTATGATTTCTTTTTGATAATCGAATAGAGGAATTGTTATCAGACCATCGTCTTTACTAACAATTTTCATATGGTTTTCAGCAAAGTATAAAGGATCTTTAGAGCATTTGACCAATTCCTCAATCAGCTCTGGAGTCCATTGAATTGGCGTATTAGCTCGTTTTAGGGTTGAAGATCCTCTATACCCTTGTATACTAGAACTCACGTTTCAATCACTCCATGGTGAATTAATGTTCCTTTTGCTAAATCCATTGTTATAGATTTCCGATGAAACTTAGATCCGGGGCCAACGACTAACTCAGCCTCATGTTCTCCTCCCCCAGCAATTTCTTCGCCGGGTCTACTAAGATTAACTGCTCTAGATCCTTTTGGTAGCGATGCATGAATCATGTTAACGAACGGGCGTGCCTGTACTCTGTCTGATGGTTTGATTCCGTATTTTTTGTGCAATTCTGGTGAAGCCGTTCCATTGACGAAATGGTGAACGTCTTGTTGATGTAACGCCACGTTTTTATGAGGTTGACCTTCAAAATGCAAGTAGTGAGGATCAGAAGCTGGATTTGCAGCACTATGACTGTCTGCACGTTCTGTCGATTTATTGGCAAATCTTTGAGCCACTGATTGGTCAGTTGATAAGGAAGTATAAGCGGGCATTGTTATCGTTTTTGACTTGACTGCTGGAGCAGAAGATAAAAATCTGGACTGACCAGAAAAAACATTCCCTTCTTTGCGAGTTGACCCTGACAAAGCAATAGCTTTTTGTAGTCCCTGGTGAGTGTGTTGATCTTCAGCTGAAAGAGGCTTACCTTGGTGTAAACTAGAGTTTAAACTATATGAACTGATTCCATAATGCTCTACTGCTTTACGGGCATGGTTGACGTGCTGATCGCTTTTCATTCCAACAACGTCATGGAATGGTGTTTGGATGTCACTTGCTTCTCCATGCACTTTTATTCGTCTTTCCATCTCATCTGAACGAGTGGGTTTTGGCTGGGAACTGAATATACGAGATAGCATTCCTGGTTTTGGTTCTGCACGTTTGACTTCAACTGCAACCCCGTGCAAGAAATGCTGCCCCTTATCATTAACTGTTGTCCCTACAGATGATGTGTTTTCTAAAATGTACTGTTTAAGCGTTTTCATTTTTGCTTTTCTCTAAAAGTTTTACTAGTTCAGCAGTTGAGCCGACAAACAAATTTTGATTAACTGTTTGAGGATTACTGTCTTTTCGTTGCTTCAATTCGACATCAACCTGTTTAGTTTTTATCTCCATCAATTCTCTATTCGCGGTAGTCATTGCTGAGATTAGTTCTGTAAGAACTCTATATACTCTTGGATCTTGTGATAAGTTTGCCATTGACGCTAGTTCAGATAATGCATTGGTTCCAACATCAATCACGTTCTCCATATTGCCTTTTGCCATTTGATAATCGTCTTCAGAAGAGACCATTTTCAGCTCTTTCTTCTGAGGAATTAAAGGAGTCAAATCTAAAGCTTGAGCTATTTTATCATCATTCATTGTGTTTATCCTGACAGCCGTGGCCTATACTTTGGTTTCATCATAGCAACAATGTTTACAGAGTGAATCGCGTTAAATAAAGAGTCGGGAGTATCGCCACTTGCTGCTACCCCATGTGTTAAGTGCTTTGCTTCTCCAGTTTTTGGATTGTACGTGTGATACAATACTTTATCGCCAAAATGTTTTCTCAGTTTCTTATGTAATCTAATTGCGCCAGGAGATTGGTTATCGTGAACGGAAATTCCATAATGACCAAACTTACCGCTCCATAAATCATGGAACATATGGGCTCCAATTGACGGACCTCCGTCTCTGCTCTGAATTAAGATATCGTGATGAAAACGCTCGTTTGGCAATTTTCCGGCCTGTTCTTTTGTTTTCATATAACCATCAATATCACCGGTTCTTCTATGCACCCATGCATAATGATTATTTCCGTTCTTGTCTTTTACGTGGTAAACTATATGCTGACGAGAAGTGGATTGATACTTTTTTGCCCCTTGAAACTGTCTCTTGATTCCTGGGTTGTCTACTGTCGTGTCAGCTGGCATTTTAGACGAAGTGCCAATTTTGTTGGCAAAAGTTTCTGTTATGTATTGTTGAAAACTTTTCATTCGTTTCCTCTTAAGTATTCGAGAAGTATATCCCGCTATTTAGAACTATGTAGCCCCAGTTATCGTCAACATCGATTGTGTTAGCAGCAACTGTTATGCTATTATTGGTTGTTGGATTTCCATTACTATCTAAACCGGGCTTTACTTGTATAGCGGCAACTTGTGTATTAGTCGTTGCTGTATTACCAACATAAAAGTCTGTGTTGGAAAACTTGATAATTGGCTTAGAAACGATTGGAGCAAATAACATTCCTTTAACAACGAAATCTAAAGTCCAAATAACCATTCGACGTTCTTCAAATGATCCTTCATAAGAATCTTCCATCTGTATCGAATTCAACACAATTGGAATGTCAATTGCTATATCCATCTCTGGAATCAGATTAACAGTCGACGTGAATTCTGGCGTAAAGAATGGAATGATTTGCTCAACGATCTTCGTTCCATCTTCAACATTCTTTGCATACACACTTAAAGTGAAATTGAAGTTGTATGGAACTGGATTATACATCCGGCGAAACTTGTTGACGTTATCATTATCTTTTCTGACAATTCTACCAAGCGTGTTTAGTTTTCTCGCTCCATCATATACCATTGAATTCATTTGAAACGACATTCGAGGTAGTGTAATTGCAGTATCTCTTTGGATTTCAGGATCTGCTTTGATTCTTGCTAGTTCTTTGTCTTTAGGTCCATACTGTAATGGTACTCGCATCAAGTGAGTAACATCGCCAGAACTATCCGTTCTAGTAATGTTGATATCATTAAATATAGTACCAAAATATACTACAAGTTTTCTGACTGTTCCAAAATAAAATGGTGGATGTCCAAACATTAATACTTCCCTTCAGCAAATGGATTGGATTCATCCCACGCCAATAATGAGTCGGCAGTTTCTCTACCAGATTCTTGCTCAATCCGAACATTGTCTGCTAATGGATCAAATTGTTCAAACACGTCTTCATATTGGTTAGTCGTTATTACAACTCCATTTTCAGCTTTCAATGGATATCCGTCTTCAGTTTCAATGGCAAAATCAAATGAATTGAAAGAATGGTTTAGCTGCAATTTGTCTATCACGTCTATTCCAGTATTGAATACTTCATTAGAGTACTCGAACAGTTCACACTGAATGTCGTATAAATGCAACGATCCTAATGGATAAAACATCTGAAACTTGTCTACATACTTAATTTCAAAGCACTTATTGTTCAATGGAAAATAAATCAAATCGCCTTCTCTTGGTCTAACCAAATGAGCAAATGTGTTTGTTATTTCATTTTCAAATGTACGTTTAGCAATTGAAAAAGTCACTTGGTCTCTAATTTCAAGACCAAACTTTGTCATGAACGATCCTTGACCGCCAAATCCTTCAACCGATTTGATATACATTTCAACTAGCAAGGCATTGCTATAAACTGACGTGTCATCTTCACCATATAACCCATCGTACGTATCGTCCGAACGAATGATATAGTACATGTCTTGGCCATAAATTTTAATAGACTCAACGATCAGACTGTCTAACAGTTCCGATTCCATAGAGTTATTAAAATTATTGAAAAAGGAACTTGTTACCATTTGACGCGATTCGACCAATAAGCTGCAGACATCTTGCCTTTTTTGATGTTTTTGGCATGTCTGGATTTAAATCTTTTTCTTCTATTGGCATATGCTTCAGACTCTCCTTTTTTCTTTGGAGAACCTTTTACGCCTTTTTGCCCAAACCGAATAATCTTCTCTTTACCGCCAGAGCAAGCCTTAACGACATGAGACTTTCCAGTCTCACCAGACCCATGTGATTGAGCTCTTGGAGTATTGCATTTCATCTTGTCTTTATCGATTTTTGCCTCATCGATTGGTTCACAAGAGCCTTTTGAGTATGGTTTTTTTCCTTTTACAGGTTTATAACCTTTCCAACATCTTTCTTGAATGTATTGAAGCAACGTTGTCATAATTGTTTATCCTACGAAATCTGAAACTGGGATTGAGTAATTGGTAATCATTTCTTGCTCGAGCATTCTAATCTCTTCAACCGCTTCATCGTAATATTGCTGACCGTTGAATTGAATACCACCGGGCAACATCATTCCAGTATACTTTCTCATATTATTGCCCCATTGACGTTTAATTAAAGCAGTGCAATATTGAAGTAACCAACGGTCCTTCCAAACGTCTGTATAAGTGTCTGGATCAATTACTTGATAAGCTTCGATTACAACATACTCTCCAACATTAATTCTATCCCAATCTGCATCAATGTGAATGATATTTCTGTGACGATTGTATCGAATTGGTTGCTGTCCAACAAGAATCTCTTCGATTAATCTGATGTGTTGAAATGCCATATAGTACGGAACAAGCGAGACTGAGGTTAAAGTATAAAGGTCATTTAAAGCAATTTGGTAACGAATATTGAACAAATCGCCAGCTCCAAACGAACTTGAGATTGGAAAAATGTTAACAGCGCCAATAATATTATCGGGAAGTGTGATATAGCGATTGGTTTTATCGTCTGAAGTTACTTGATGTTTATAATACTGTTTTTCCGTACCATCAAAGTGGTAATCATTCCAATAACTAATAGCATCGTCAACACAATCGTCAACTTGCTCTTCAGTGACATTTATTTCAATTACCGGAGCACCAAGCCTCCTTAAACATCTATCTTTAAATTGTTGACGAGTTGTTGAAATAGCCATTTGTTAACCTTTTGAATAACGTTTTACTACTATTTATATAATAAAAAACTGGGGAAAATTTCTCCCCAGTTTACTTTTTTGTGTTTGTCAAACTGATCAGCCAGTTGTTTGTTTGACCCAATCGACCAGTTTGTCATACTTTGCTTTGACCCAAACTGGTTGGGGAAGTAAATTCCAACCAATTACCAGGCCAATTGCCATTCCTACTAACAGAGTTAGCATTTTAGTCTCCTATTATTTTCGTACTTGAATTGAATTTGCGGTTTTGTAGTAATCATTAAACTTAATCATTGCTCTATTCCCGAACCAGAACGAGATTATGGCTGCGAAGATTGTAGTAGTAGGTTCGTCCCATACAGCTTTCAGCACTTCAATTCCATTATACCCTTCTTTAAACATCAGCGTTACAGCAATTAGCTTAACCACGCAGAAAAGAAAGAAGAAGAAGTATGTTAGAAGTGGACGAATAGAAGCTCGTAATGTTTCCAAGAAGCCATTATAATTAAGAGTAGAATCATGCTGTCTAACAGATTTTCCCTCCTCGACATCGGCTTTAATACTTTCAGCAATAACAGCCAACTCAATCCCACGAGTTGCCGCTTCAACTTTGATCTTTGTAAGTTCAATTTCATATTTGTAATCGATTCTTCTCTCTAATATTTTCACTAGATATGGCAATGCGCCACTCAAAAGTCCTACTATCGATGAAATGATCGTTATCATTGTTTATTCTGCCTTCTTTTTATTATTGGAGGAGGTTCATCCCCAAATTGTTGTTTTTTATGAACTTCTGCTGGCTGTTCCAACGGAGAAATGTTAAACGTGTCTCGTTGCATTTCCATGCCGAACGGATTCATGTTTATCTTTTCTTGCGTTCTTCCCCAAGCAGTAATACCAATAATAGCCATCATTGCCATATGAAACAGTCCTCCGCCTCTAGTAGTTAGAGGTACCCATTGCGCGATTGTTTTAGCGTCCTGTTGAATAATGGACCAAAACACTGGACCGATGATGAAATCGAACAAACAGATTGTGAAGTAAAGCCAGGCCATTGCTGGTCTCCACAATCTGTTTGTTTTTGTTAAAAGAAGAGATTTTGAATTCATTATGGAGCAGCTGTCCCTGTTGTACCTGTTGTATAATATATTACCAATTGTCCATTTGCTAATACTGTAGGATTTATACTTTGTATCCCTCCAGTACCATCTCCAGAAGTTCTTATTGCAGTAGCTGATTTGACAGCTACTTTGTAAGTCTGATCGCCTGATAAAAAGGTATCAGAACTTGCTGTCCCGGTCCCAAGCCTAGCAGTTGCAATTGTTCCAGAAGTTATGGCCGATGCAGCGTGGGTATGAGATGCTAGAGCAAAAGAAGCTGCATGATATCCATCTACAGTATCCGCGTTTGAAGCACTACTAGCAGTTACGGCATATTGAGCTGAATTAACATTAAAATTGCTAGGAACCCAGACATACATATTAGAACCATTATTAGTTCCCCACAAATAAGTTGGCTGACCTGATTGGCCAGCATAATTGAAGGTCATTGCAGTGCCATTTCCCCCACCTTGCGATAAAGTAGAGGCTTTTGTCGCTAATGTAGCAGAAGATGCAGAAGTTGCGCTAGTAGCACTACCAGCTGATGTAGCATAATTAACGGAGAAGTTTGCAGGATTCCATACATAATGATTAACACCATCATTTCCACCCCACAACCAAGAAGGCTGACCAGTTTGACCAACCCAGTTGAAAGTCATTGCAGCACCAGTTCCCCCACCTTGTGAAACTGTGGAAGCTTTTGTTGCTAATGTAGCAGAAGAAGCAGAGGTTGCAGTAGACGCTGATCCTGCTGACGTCGCATAGTTAACGGAGAAGTTTGCTGGCTGATATAGCGCTCCAGTTGATGTAGTCGTTCCTCCCCAAACGTATGTTGGAGTTCCTGCGTTCGTTGTAGAAGTAAATGTTATTGCAGCGCCATCACCGCCTCCCGAAGCAACAGTTGATGCTTTAGTTGCCAGGGTGGAATTTGATGCAACAATTGTATACGATCCAGACAATCTTGCTGAAGGTAATGTGCCAGCGTTTAAGTTTGAAGCACTTAAATAGTACGAAGCCAATTGCCCATTTAAGTAGGTGGCATTATTTGAAGTGATGTTATATGCACCTGATAGCCTTGCAGAAGGAACAGTACCAGTAGTTAGTTCAGTGGCATTTAATGTGGTTAAATTAACAGCATTGCCGGAAAACGAGTTTGCTGTTACACCAACTGCATTTGCTGTTACATGAGTTGTTGTTGAATTTGCAACAACTAGGCCATTACGAACAACGAAATCTTCTGAGGCCATTTCGGTTCATTCTCCCCTGAAATGTGTTTCTATTTTTGTTATTTATCTTGTTCTGGTGGTTGTGGTAATTGTTCGTTTGCTTGTCTTTTCACTTCTTCGATTAACTGAAATACATTTTCATATGGCATACGTCCAAGAGCAAAAAGAATTGCATTCACTTGTTCAATTGATAGATTGAGTTGTAGTTTATCCATTATTAATCTCCATTTGATATGGTTCAATTACTATTCCATCTGCAAGTATTTTTTTATATACCGCATTGTGAGGGTTAACGGGAACTTCAATAGTCCTTCCGTTATATGTCAAAGCAATTTTGGTTTGTGCTTCATCTATATATTTAGCCGTTTTCATTGGGAACCTCTGGTTCTGGTGGTAATGCTACATCTGGTTCTGGTTCTTTTAATGGTTCAAGAATTGGTCTTCCAAATTCATCTGTCCATTGAGTATCGAGCATGTGTTGGTCTTGACGTTCACCAATAACCATCCAAGAAATAGTATCTGTTGAGGATTGGTTCTGTGAAATTATTGTCAGAATGTTGTCGGTCACTGATCCTCGAACAAAATCCCAACCAGATTCATTTTGCAGGAATACTTGAATGTTGCCATTGAGGGCAGAGAAAGTTCCCTCTGTAATTCCAACATGAGTATCTATATTGATGGTTGCTTGACCATTTGCAAGTTGCAATCTTCCTCTATAGATGTTATCTGCCGTTGGTGCTTCAACGAACGAATGTACCAGTCTGTGTGTTTCTGAAAGTTCAGGTAGAGGATGAGGGATGTTGAACGAGCCAGAACCTTTGGAAAGTGCTCCAGAAAAATATGCATCTCCAGCACCATATACAGCATAATTCGTTGAGAAGCCGAGAATCGCATATTTGCTTGCATCGTGATTGTATCCAATGATACCACCAAAACCACTGTTTAGAGTTCTACCATATATTCCGTAATTATTTGTACTTTGACTATAAGCACCATAATTGGAGGTAGACAGCCCATATATACCTGTTCCCGTTGACGACGAGCCATATACACCTTGAGAAGAAGACGATTGGCCAAATACTCCAATAGCAGAGTTTGAAATACCATATACACCATGGTTTGTTGATGAGGAGCCATAAATTGCAATGCCTGAACTTTCTCCAACATGTAATCTAAATCCAGGAGAAGTTGTACCAATTCCCAATCTCCCAGTTGACGTAAGTCTCATAAGCTCGGACCCGTCAATGCTGAAATTAAGTATGGAGTTCGTGCCTGAATTGGTAGGATCAACATTAATTCCTATTGACCTAGTAGAATTACTAAGGTTTATAATTCCTCCAGAATATAAATCGTCACTGGTACTTCCTACATATAACTGAGAAGTTGCTTTTATAATTCCAGTGACTTGCAATCGATTTGTTGGTGAAGATGTACCAATACCAACATTACCGTTTGAAACGGCATACAAAGAAGTTCCAACAATTAAATTATTAGCACCAATAGAAACAGAGGTTGAATTTACTGTAGTATTAACAGAAGAATTTCCAACCAACAAAGAAGTCTTGATTGTCTGATTGGTTACATTGGCACCGATTTCAAAAACACCAGTACCATTAGACGAATACAGAATTTGATCTGTTAGATTTAATCCAAGTTCACCAATACTCAATGTTGATGTATTAGGAACCTTACCCGCTACAGATGAGCGTTTTAACTGAAACGTTGTTGCCATATGGCATTATCTCCTTATAGCCGATATATATCGGCATTAGAAAGTATCTTCGTCTTGAGTTACCTTTTTTTTACTTTTCTTTACTTCTGCTTTTGGCTCTGCAACTGGTACAAATTGTTCCAATTGTTTAACTAAAAGATTATTTTCTTCAACATATAAGTTTAATTCAGTATTCAACCTTTCAATCTCTTTTTGAGCTGACCTGTGAACATTTTTCAAATTTTCATAATCAACAATTTTTTGATTCAGTTCATTGATTAGTTCCATTCGATCCGTACTAACATTTTCACTAGATTTCAAATCAATTGTCAACTTTTCAATCGATGTAGTAGCTTGCTTAATAATGCTATTTTGTTTAGCTACTTCATTCTGCGATTGCTCGAACATCCTTTTATAATTTTCATGAGACTCAGCCAATCCGTTGAATTGGATTTGTAGATTGAATTTTTCCCGCAACAAATCCGTGATATATTTCTCTTGGTTTTGGATATAAGCAAAAGCAAATTTCTCTTTTTCACTATTTTCTTCAGACATTCAATTACTCCTTCCATATTAATTATATGATTTAAAATGCTCCTCCGTCCATCATATCGAATAGCAATGCTGTACCATTTGACTGAAGAACTTGACCAGACGTACCCAAAGTTAGTACATCATAACCATTTGATGTGTTGCCAACGAGTAAAGACTGATCAGTCGTTGTTGCTCTACCAGTGCCACCAGATGTTCCCGCGAGAGCTGTTGCTAATGCCAGTGTATTTGCAGTAATTGCAACCGAAACGGTTGAGTTTGCTGTAATAGAAACTGAGGTAGCATTGGTAAACAGTCCGCTAGAATCTAAATAAGTCTGCAAAGTAGCAGTTCGATATGTTAGATCTGCAACGTCGACAACATTGTTACCAGACAGTTCTTGCGTTAAATTATAAAACAGTTTCCACTTACCGCCATCTGAAGCATCACGAAAAAAACCAGCGTGTCGGTCAGTTCCATCATTGTAATTTGCAGCAAATCCGATATCAACCAAATCAGAAGTGTAGTTATTACCTGCCAGATAGATCATTGGATCGGACACAACGACTGACTGAACGTCAGTTGTTGTTACGTTACCAGAAACAGTTAGATTACCAGCAATCTGAACGTCACCATCAAAGTTACCAGAAACTGAATGGACGTTAGCCGCATGAACTTGGGCCCATCTAAGTGAGTTGTTGCCAACATGATAGGTATTATTCGCAATTGGCATCACGTTGCTCGATACCAATGCTGTAATCGTCACTGAGTCAGCGCCGTCAGAACCAATAATAGTGTTACCATTGATAGTAATGTCTGGAGCTGTAATTAGACCAGTAAACGTAGGTGATGCTTTTGGAGCAAACGTCGTGTTAACGTAAGAGTTTGCAGCCGCATAAGCCACGGCATTTGAATAAGCTGTAGCGGCTTTAGTATCCGCATATGATGTGGCGTTTGTATACGCCGCCGCTGCCATTGTATCTGAGTAGTTTCTTAAAGTTAGAGCTGTATTTCCTCCAACCGTAGCAGCATCGACAGAAGTAACACTTGCACCATTACCGGAAAAAAATCCCGCTGTCAACGTGTCTGTTGCCGCATTATATGTCAGACCAGCATCACCAGAAACTACACCTGAATTATTAAACAACACCTGTGTATTTGTACTGCCTGAGAATACAGTGTTGTTTACAGATAAATCCACATAGGTTTTAATTGCCCAGGACGTAGCAAGTTCATTATTTGAAGCTGATCCGAGATGAGTTGTATTAGAAATAGCATTTATTGCATTGACAGTAGAGGTGCCAATATACAAATTGGCAGTTTTTATCACGTCCAAGTAACTAGTCGAGTTTGCAACCAATGCTTGATTAGCAGTTAGTACGCCGGGATACCTCTTGCCAGCTATTGCGGTAACTGTATTACCTGTTGGAGATCCAATATATAAGATGTCACCATTTGAGGTAAACGCTAATTCACCGCCATCCAATGATGCAGGAATTGCGGTGCTTTGGCTTCTTTTGATCTTGATGCTAGTTGACATTGATTTCCTCTAAATTAAAAATTTCCACCGTCTAACTCACCTAGCGTGTCAATAACATCATCAAGATCAAGCCGTTTTACCACATATTTATCTGTATCTGCATTATACACTAGAGTGGAATTGTTTGCTGGGTTGTTTTCAACAACGTCGGATAACGTATCCAATCTCCCTGGAGTAATTGCGCTTTGAATCCGATTTCCAATTTGTATTGGAGCAGTCGACGTTTGAACTTTGAAGTTTGTTTCCGGAGTACGTACTGTAACTTTTATCATTTCGTTGTCTCTGGAGTGACTAGAGCGTTTCCTTCAAACACTCTGGTTATATTATTTGAAGAGTCAGCCAATTCAACGTCATAAACATACTTACCAGCCTGAAGATTTGCAGTCTGGGCAGCAGTCAATGATAAAGTTAATACTCCAGTTCCATTATTTGATAGCGCTGCAGTAAAAGATGTTGAATTTGCTGATCCGTAGTGTTTTCGTAACTTTGCAGCTGCTGTGTAATCATCGCCAGACAATGGATTGCCGTTATCATCATTCAATTCAACGTACAGATTGTACGTCGTTCCTTGATCGATAACTAGATTTACTTTAAACGCCATTTTTCTGTTGACCTATTTTTCTAACTGAGTATAATAACCATGTTGATTTAAACACTATATAACTTCTTAGATCCTTTAATTGTTGTACTTGTGACGGTTGGTGTAACTGATACGACCACATGAGTAGTATTGGTTGCTGCTGTAAACACCCCTAAAGTACTTCCAGTCGTTACAACACCATATTCATTTATGTCTGCTGTGTTTGCTGCGTGAATTACTAACAGTTTGGATATTTGAGCAACGTTGCTTGAATTGTCTTTTACTGTCACTGTGTATTCAGCGGACGTCCAATTGGCTTTTAAGAACGAATCAACAACTTGGGAACTAGTCGTAGATGTTGTTGTTTGGAACTGCAAGTCTTGAACAGTTGAAGTTCCATTTAATGCAAGAGAAGAAGAGTTTATCGAAGCATTAACAGTAGAATTTCCAACAGTTAATGAAGAAGTGGTAATATTGATATTCGATCCAACTACTAAGCTAGTAGACAAGTCTAACGTATTAGCGCTGATTATCCAACGATTTGTGGTATTACCAAGTTTATTGCCTTCAGTGTTTGACGTTGGATATACGCCTCCAGTACCTGAAACGATTACTGTGTTTGTGTAAGCATTCCATAACCCAGTTGTATTTCCAAGCCAATAGCCATTAGCTCCACCATTGGATACTGGAGAAATATTTGCAGTTGCAGCTAGTTCGGAAGTAAATACTAAATTGCCAGCAACTGTTAAGTTCTCGCTGAAAAATACGTTACCTGTAACATTTGCAGTACCTTCAACTTTGAATGTCGCATCGGCGCTTAGAGCATTTGAACCGATATATCCAGTAGTAGAAACCACTACTGCAGCGTTAATGTTTGCTGCTGCAGTAACATTATTGAATCCAGCGTTTGCGTTGCCAGTAATTGCAGTCTTTGTAATTGTCACATTTGCTGTGGAGTTTGCAATTTTTATTGCAGTTGAATTGGCAACTAAATTTACTGTAGACGATCCAACTTTAACAGCTGTTGTGTTTGCTGTAACATTTGTGCCAATATTTATTGCAGATGCTGCATTAACCGTTGCAGAGCTGTTAAGGTCAACTACCGAAACTAATCCAGTAGCATTGATTGTATTTGCATTTAGTATCCACCGATGCTCATTATTACCAAGAGAAGTCCCAGTTGAGTTTGATGATGGGTAAACTCCATCAGTCGTTGTTACACTTGCTGCATTAATGATATTAAGCTCGGCATTTGCGTTGCCACTAATTGCAGTCTTTGTAATAGTGACGTTTGCAGTAGAGTTTGCAATTTTAAATGCAGTGGAATTGCTGGTTGCGTTAATTGTGGAATTGCCAAAAGACAATAATGTAGGAGTTAAACTGACTGAATCCGTTGGATCAGAAACAGTAATTGAGCTTGAATTTGTAATTGCATTAATAGTAGAATTGCCAAGTTTCAATGAGTTTGGAGTTAGGTTTGCCTGAATTGTCGAGTTTTCAATTCGCAAGTGAGTCGAGTATAAAACTGAGTTGACTGTTGAATTTCCAGAAATAAACGCTGAAGAGTTGACTGTCGAATTTACAGCCCCATTTCCTACTGAAAGCAAAGTATCAGTTATTAAGACATTGGTTCCGATCGTTAAAACTGCAGTAGAATCAATGTTACCACCAAATAAATTTTCTGATATATGAATATTATTGGCTTCCATAGAGCCAATCAACGATAAATTACCTGACGTTGGATCTGATTCGACTGTAACCACTTTCAATTGAAAGGCTTCAGCCATTTCATTTGTTCGATCTAACCAATACTGAAAAGTTGATGTGTTTGAAGTGGTAGAGACGTTTACTGTCATTTATTTAACTTTTCCATTATTGTTTTGAACATTTGCTCGATGTTTTCTAACTTTTGCTCAATAGCATCGATTCTTTTTTCTTTGTTCTTTTTTAGCTTATATGCCTGCAGGGCACTATTGTCTGTATTTATAACAGCCCCTACATTGAATTTATCTCGAATAAATTTATCGTTCGTCATGTTAATTAGTCCACATGTGTTAAGTACGTGCCCATAAAGTATTTTGAACAATCGCCTTCAACTTGTTCTGCTTTATGTAACCAAGGCCAGTATGGAGGAAATATTACGCATTTTCCTTGTTTAGGGGTAATCGTTTTTCTATGTTTAATGAAGGTGGTTTCTCCTCCTTCAAAGCCATCGTTTAAATAAAAAATTATAGCTAAAAATCGCTTTGACATATTCCAACTATCAGCATCGATATGCATTTTGAACTGTTGATCGGTATTTGGTAAATACCTCTTAATTTTTATTGATTCAAATGTATATTTTGTGGGGAATTGTATCGGTACTGAATCTGTAATCTGCTTGTATTGTGCAAACAACTGATTTGAAATGTTAGCCACTTGAAAGATTTCTTCTGTGAAAATGGGGTGCTCCATCAGGTTCAGTCTTGTGCAATTGCAAGCTGTACACAACTTCTTCCCGTCCCTATAACATATTGATAACTGATCAACTTTTTGTCTTTCAGAAAAAATCACATGGTTGAATTTCTCGATCAAACTATTGCATAGTTGTGGAGATAGAGCATCCTCTATCTCCACCAAATAAGGGTCATTAACGAAAGTTTTCATATCAATCAATCCTTTATATTACACTTGTAAGCAAATTGCTCTAACATCATTCAATTTTGGAACTCTAACTGGATTAGAAGAAAGCAGTACGATCTTCAACGCAACTTCTTTGAATCCAACGAACCTTGAATCCGAAGTGTTTGTATATTCTACAATCCCTTCACCACTACCTGTAGAAAATACGTAGAATAGAGCTCCAGTATTTGTTGCTTCGAGGCCATTATCAACTACCATGCTCGTATTGTTAGAGATGTTAGTAATCGTGCGAATTGCAAATGATTCTGCACTAGTATCGATTCTAATTCTATCACCTACATCGAAGAATTCGTTGAAGAACGTACCAGTGAAGAAATGTCCAGTTTCAGATGTTGTGCTGGCTGCTATATTAACATTTGCTCCTGTTCTGCTTTCAGATAAAGCAATCTGGGTAGTGTTTGCAAACGACACATAATACTTATTACCAGCGACCAATCCACTGATAGCAGTGTTTCCACTAGATACATTATATATCACTGGATCTCCAACACTGAAATAAGTGTTTGCGTCAGTAATTACTATTGTATCATTTGTATTATTGACTGAAGTATTTGCATTAAAAGAATGCTGTTTTGCATTTATAACTGTTGATCCACTTTCAATCGTAATTCCTCCAGACAATGGATTGTATGGATTTGTCGAATTGTTAGCAAATGCTGCAAATGCAACTGAGTTTGTTGAAGGGACTGAGAATTCATATTCAATGTAATTATCCGTTGAAGATGGAGATGAGTATACTAACTCTCCTCCGTTATCATACTGCAACTCAGTCCAAACTTTATCATCAAACTGTTCTGGATCTTGGTTATTCAAAAACTTTGCATATACCTTGATATTTGTGGAAGCTGGCCTGTAAGCAGTTATTAGTACTTTAAGATCTTCTGCTTCTTGACCATCAGCTAGAACAATTCTTTTAGATACGTATTTTGTTAATGCGTTTCCATATCTAGTATGCTCGTTAGTTGCATCATTGTTTATTAAGTTCTCAATGAATAGCATGGACTTCTTTTTTAAGCTAACTACTGGTGAAACGTACTCAGACTGAGACTGCAATGTTATTGCAAATTCTGATGATTTGTTTTGATTGAGGCTTAAAATTTCATTGGATCTAGACATTGCATGTCTTTGATAATCTTTGAACTCATATTCCCGTCCATTAACGACGTTTTGGAATCTTGTATCTGCAACATTTGCAGAAGAAGTTCCTTTAAATTGGTATATTAACGAGGTTTTGGAAGGTTCAATTACTCCAAATTTTGGCACTACAGCATGATATTTTAGATTATCAACGCTACTCACGTTAGAATATGCAACCAATGAGGTAGCATTTATAGTCTGAACATTTGAAGCATCTGGTGTTCTGTATACAGCAATCACTGGATTCGTTGTATTAGAGAAGAATGACCCAGAAGTTGCAGTAGAAGAATCCAACCACAGTTCGCCGCTCGCTTCGTTTACGTATTGTATTCTTCCATACACTGAACTCTTCAATGTGTTTGCTACAACGTTTTCATTTGTAAACACACTTATAGACCCATTAACTGTAAACACCACGTCACCGACACGAATGCCGTTTGTCGAGCTTGCACGAGTGAATCCTTCAGCAGTTATGTATTCATCTGTTTCATTTTTAAATACTGCGCGCCCACTTCGAGATGTAAATTTGCAGCGATAAAGCTTAAATTTCAAGTCTTCCTTTTGATATTGAGTCCACGTTTTAGAGTTGGCAGACAGGAACATCATTCCAATATAAGGATTGACGAACACTTGCTCATTAGTGACAACATCGAAGCTACCAGTTTCTGCAGTCCAAACGACATATTCAGGGGAGTTGGCATCTGGCTGAATTACAAATGTATAATCATAATTTGATAGTAAGCATACTGGATGTTCTAATGTGAATATCGTTTCTGCCGTTGAATCATCGCTGACACTTATAGCGGATGAAGGCAGATACGCTTTAGCAACGATCTTGTTAGCGTCTGGGAACCCATTAACCATTTCACAAATATATAAAGTGCAACCTAATGAAGGATCTTTCTGCTGGAAAAATACTCCCACTTTTGATATAAACACACTTGAAATTGCAGCAGGAAGTGATTCAATCGAAAATGATTGTGCTACTGGATCGCCACCGCCACCGCCGTCGCCACCGCCAGATTCTTCAACTGGAGTATATACAGGCAAGGTGACTGTTTGTACACTCGTGGACGTGTTAACTTGTGTACGAGTTTCCGTATTCTGTTGAATACCAATATTTGGTTGTATGGCAGTTAATGTAGTCGTTTGCGTTGTTACTGCAAGGTTATCTGCTGTGTATCTTGCTTTTGAAGAGGTTATAATAGACGACTTTCCAACTTCTAAATCATCAACATTGACCAGCTGGAATATCCTATCTCCTGTTCTAAATGTCCGTTCTGGGATTCTAAACAATCCGCAAACAAATCCTGTAGAATCGGATACTAGAGGGGCTCCAAAACTACCATTTTGATTAACAATTCGATTTTCCTGACCTTCAGCAACTGAAGTCACTCCCGATAAGACTCCAGGAGCACAATGAGCATCAACGTTAACGTCATCAAAGAATGCATGCAACGTGGTGTTTGGCTTCATAGTACGAGCAACAAATGCCACCAATCTGCTTCTCATGTATGGATTGACCGACACATCAGTAATGTAGTTGCCAATCTCATAGTTTTCTGAAAAAGTATCTACGTTGATTCCAGTTACAGTCCTTGCCTGGTTACTAGTAGACGTTGTGGTTGTTGTAGTTGTCGTAGTTATGCTAGTTGGCGATGTTGTTGTTGATGTTGTTGTAACTGGTGTAACAGTACGAGAAACTTCTCTCCAATCACCATATAACGATCCAAATGGCGAGTTCTCAAAATTTTGCCAAGGTGAAGCAAGGTCCAACGTGATGTTTACATCGGGATCTTGATCTTCATCCCTGAAGAAATCATATGAAGGGTATAAGTCAACTAAACCATTCCATTGCCAAAAAGATTCTGAAGCAATTCTGGTTTTTGTTGCAAATCGTTGTGTAATATACAGTTCATCTGTATATGGCAACGTGACGATTGGACCTGTTACTTGAACATTAGAAGAGTTTGCACTATTGAACGCAAAATCCACATCATGACGTTGAATGTATGGTCTTGCTACTGTTTCGTCCTTGTCAATTGAAATTTTGTATTCGATATCAGAGACATTACCAATGTTATGACTATTGAAAGGATCTGCAAATATTCCATTTTTAAAACGATCCAGTCCATTAGCATCTGGAATTGTTAGATCTCTTGCTTGTTGTTCAAGAGCATTTAACACTGTATAGTATTCAACCCGCTTAATTCTTTCCTCAAGCCCTCCAATATCTTTCATCGTGTATCTTTTATTTTTAAATAGGTTGATTTGGATAAACGATGATGATTTGTATTGATCGTATTCACGCTTTGTTGCTGATGGGTATGGAGGAACGTACGTCTCAGCAATTATCATTTGATCGCTTTCGACGTAAGGCTTAATTGGATTAACTGATGGTGTTCCGGACACAACACCAAAATTGCCCATTTTATCCAATGTTACCATATCATATCTTGGTAGATAATACTCAAAATCAGCAGTAAAGTTATTGTCTGGCAATATCATGTATTGCCCCCCAGTGCTGATGGAGAAAGTTTGTAAATTAGCTAATGGGTTTTCAGTTGCAGCGGCCTCACTGGTTGCTGAGTCAGCGGTGTTTGCTTTGAATGGTCTAAAATCAATTAAATTACGCAATTCAAGATCTTTATACTTTGGCAATTCAAACGTCTGGATTGCAGAAGTATTTGAACTATCAGCATCGTCTATTGGATATGACTCGACAGAGAAGAATCCTACTGAGCTTTCAGTGTTTGCTGTGAAATGGTCCAGTTCAACTAGTATTCTCGTGCTACTTGTTATTTTTGATGCATATTGTGGCTTAATAATTAATCTTGCATGGTCATACATATCATCTCTTTGACCATCATCTAGTTTGAACCAACTAATTCTATCAGGATTTGCCTCGCTGTATGTTGTTCCAACGTACACGTGGCGTAGTTTGTGCACATCTGGTAGACCGATAACCCATGGTCCAACCGTATTTGCTACGTTAGTAGAGCAATTAATTTTTACAAATCTATTTTTGCGAATAACTTTCTCAATAGAAGTTGCTTGGTTTCTATTTACTGGGTATGAGCAATACACTGTTTGTATGCCAGAATCTAAACTTAGACCTGAATTGGCTGTAAATGATGTGTTCGAATTAATCGTCACATCTTCCAAAGGAAGAGGAGTGCCGGCAACAAAATACTGCTGGAAATTGCAAGAAGAATTCGACGCTGGAAGAGGAGTATCCAATGTCATTTGCGTTGACGAGTTGATGGAAACAACTCTACGCAAATACGTTTGAGTGGTATTTGCGTAAATTCTAATAATGCTATTAGATGTTAATTGCGTATTTAAAGACGTTCCTCCAGTAACCAAGGTGCTGCCAGAAGATATAGCAATTGTACCAGACAAATTTGCTGTGTAAGCATTTGCTGATAAGTAGACATTATATTCCTCTAGCAAATTACCTGTGAGAACTGAACCTTCTGTTTGGTTTAACCTTTCAGTTGAAGCACCGGGCGCTGCTGTATCTAAAGTAACAGTTACTATACCATCAGTTGTAATAGTAGCAGATTTGGTTTGGTTGTATGTGTAATTAGTGTCACCAATTCCAGTATTGTTTGTCAACCTTTTAACTGCAGATAACCCAGAACTAAATACGGTAATGTTTTTTGTCGATTCTTTCAACACTGCAACACCGTTTTCTAATACGACGTCAGCCTTTGCTTTGCCTAAAGACCCTGACAAATACAAGCTTTTGCAATCGACACGAAAACTTTTTCCAGAATTCATTCGAATGTTAAAAAGATATACTAAGTATTTTGCAGTAGGAGAACCTTTAACACCTTCCTCAAACACCACTGCTCTAACGTTTGCTTTACCCACAATGTTGCCTGTAGGAGAAGACGAAGTTCCTTCGTATTCAGAGATTGCATTCTGGGGAGCGTCATACAACGTAACCTCAGACAGTTGTTCAGTGTCGAATACTCCTAAGAATTCATCGCAAACTACATAACTACCATAATTTGCTGTTATCAATTGATTTTGCGCAACTTCTGTCGTAGATGCTTTTAATGCTTCTATCTTAGTTGGTGCTAATTTTTCAATTCTATATCCTCGAACGTACCCTATGCCGGGAGACGTATTATAATAAAATGTTTGGCTATTTGCGCTATTCGTTAAAGCCTCAATCTGAAACGGTCTAATTAAATAATTGCCGGATTCTTCATACGTTCTATTAGCAAATTGGTCTAAAATAGTACCATATTGTGCAGAATCTTTTTGTTCTGTTGGGTTTTGGCCGTCAAATTCCACTATCGCAAAGAAATTTTTGTTTGTCGACGTCTCTGTTTTTAATTTTGCAACTAAGCTTGGTATTAATTTAAGTCGATGTGCACCAGGAGCATTTTCGTTAGGATATCCAAGAGCATTGTCAGCAAGAGAAGGATCGATGTTTTCATCGACAATTTCTTCAACAGTATTGAATCCAACGACATATCCAGTTACATTGCTTGAAAATGGATTAACTGATATTACTTGTGGAGTAACTCTTGCAAAAAAACCTTTTTGAAAGATTGTTCCTTCTGATACGCTCATGCAATAGGAAGTGCCATTTGAAGTAAACACACTGTTTGAAGGTAATGTTTCAATTGTATATAATAAGTTATCTGTGCTTAAATTACCAAACTTGCTTTGAGTGTTTGCGTAAATGTAAAGAGTGTCCCCTGGTAAAAATGTGTTGATATCATTACCATCTGGATCAGTTCCAGTGGTTACATAATCAAAGTATAACCTATTTGTGTTTGGGTAATCTGAAGAAGTTCCGTTATAAGCTAGTTTTATCGAAGCGCGAACTGCTGCGTCCGAATCAGTTGAGTTAGTAACCAGCATGGAAGAATCTAAATCTGTAGGAACTATTTCAGCCCCACTTCCGTCGGCATTTGAGAAAAAGTCATTCAGAGATATGTAGCTAACTGAAGGGTAATAAGCAATTGAAACGCCGTCAACGATAGTACCATCTTTAAACATATGATTACCAAATGTTTCGATTTGGTCTTGCAATGTAGTCTGAAGCTGTGTTAATTCTCTGGCTTGTACAGCTACTGAAGGACGGAACAAGATCCTGTGATAACGATTGTTAGCATCAAAATCGTCGAAGTAAGGAGGGACGTTGAAATCTTTTTCTGTCGCCATTAGTTATGCCCTGATTATAATTTTGAAGGTTTCTGACTGATCATCCGCTCTTTCAATGTCGTTTACATTCTCAACATATATTGGACGGAAGTCTTTAGCGTAAATATCGCCACGATGTGTTATATTTATATTAGCAGTAGCAGACGTGTCTACATGTAGGATCTCTTCATTGTTAATAAAATGCTTATCGCCGACTAAGTAAATTTGAGAAGTGTTGGAAAAAACTACCTTTCCTTTAGCACCACTCATTTGACCGATCACTATAGTGTCCTTGTCCAATGCAGTGACTAGATCTGGATTTAAATCTGCTTTAAAGATTTGGTCAAAAGTGTTGCTACTGAATTGCACAGTTCCCTTTTCGCCAACTCCATATAATTCATAAGGATCTTTAATGATTCCAATCTTGTTGTAAGTTAGATTTGCGGAAACTGACGTGTTGCCTACTTTTGTTATGATCGTGTTTGATTCAGTTTCGACGAATGATGAAGTAATACACATTCCAACAGTATATAATTCCGAAGCTGGATTGCTGCCATGTCCGCCAGGTGGAGGAACGATACAACGAGCAGTTGCTCCAGTGCCATAAGCGGCATTTGCAGTTATCGTTACTTCTGCTCTAGTAATTCCGTATCCCGACTCAATTAGAACAACATTTGCAATTGTGTTTGAAATGCTATTGACAACTGAATAAGCTAATGGCATTTGATTGCCGTCTGAATCGATAGTTACAGTTGGAGAGATTTTATATTGTGTTGTTTCTTCAACGATATAATCTATGTTGATTTCTCCATCAACATAGCACCATTTTCCTGTAGAGTTTGCAACATAACTGTTAATCTTTCTCAATTGAGCTGTTGGCGAACCTACTGTATAAATGTAGATTGAACTGTCCGTGTAAAAATCATTGTCACCACTTGCAGTATTAGAAATTTGAATTAGAGTTGTGTTAACAGCACTGAGAACTGTTCCATCGTGATACGTTCTATAATCACTTCCAACATTAGTTACTAGAATTTTGTCAACGCCTGAGTAATTATACGCTGCTGCAGTTAATGAGTTGTTTGGATAAACTGGAAGGTAATCGTCTGTTGCAAACTTCGCATAGTTTGAACTTGAAATTGAATATATGTATCTCCAAGTGTATCCATCAGATAAAGTATAAGAATATGTTTCCCTTAAGTCAGGTACTTGCGTTGAATAGCCATTTGACGCATTATCAATACATTTGTAGATATGATAATATCCACCTGGTGCAGATGGAGGAACTGATACATAAAACGAACTGTTGCCAGTATTTGCAAATGATACTCTATCATCATATGCAAGATACTTGGTATTTGATTGCCAATCATATCTTTTAATGATTGCAGACACGTCGGTGTTAGCAATCTTTTTACCAAACAATAGATTCCATCCATTTTCGAAAGCAGTGGAGTAATCATCTACAGTGGTATTTGGCGCTGCTCCAATATTCTCTGTTGGATTGGAAGCAAATGCGTAGTAAATTGAAGTGTTGCCAGCAATCGACTGAATCAAATCTTCAACTAGTGCTTGTTTATATCTTGGTAGTAACTCTCCAGTCATCTGTTATACTCCAATCGCAGTATAGTAAACATCAATTGAAGTTGCATTTGATGTTTTGACATTTGCCGTAGAAGTGTTGGAACCAACAACCATTGTAAAATAAGAGTTGTTGTAAGCAGCACTATATGGCGTTACTGTAATTGAATATAACGTAGTAAATGTTGTTGGAAAAGTAATTGTAGTTGTTGTATCATTTGCTGATACCTTTCCCCACTGATACAATAACCCATTTGGCAATCTAGAATACCCATTGGCAGCAATGCTAGAACTGCCAAGAGACAATGTATTTGAACTAACATTGATACTTGCAGCTGAGATAGACGTAGAATTGACTTGACTAGTACCAATTTTTAAAAGACCTGGCTGCAAATTTGCTGTAGCTGATGTAGTATTTGCAACTTGGATAATTGAGGAGTTTACTGTTGAATTACCAACGCTACCATACAATTTAATTGAAATGCTGTTTACTTGCGCGTTTACCGTGGTGTTTCCAACCTTTAGGTAACTCGATGCGACAATGGTGTTTCCGAGCGTTATAGACGAAGGCACAATCGAAATTGTATTGCCGTTGTTTATTTGAATCGTTGAAGAATTAACAACGGCGTTGACAGTACTGTTGCCAAATAGCATATTATTGGCAACGGTAACATTATTTGACGAAAATGCTCCAAATGAGCTATAAAGCTCATCGAAATTTTCATTTACTTTCTTAAACGCGTTATATAAAGAGTCTCCTTGACCATCGTTAGGAGCACCACCTCTATACACTAATTGTTTTGCCATGGAGTTACCTTCTAGTGTGTTTATAACTATTTATTCGGGTTGAAACTCAAAACTTCCTGCTAACGTAGAAAATCCTTCAACGTCACTGTATGAAGTAGCTTCTGTAGCCTTTTCGAGCTGCGCACCATACGCAAAGAACAGTTGTGAAGAATTTGCTTCAATTGTTGGCAATCTTGTAGCATTAACATCGTTGTTAGAGAATGAGATAATCATGTGAGCACCATCAGTATTTGCTATTGCGTCTCCTGTTATTGAGCAACGATACCACCCATCTCCGTATAGAAGAGTGTTTGCAACCATTTGAGCGTTAGTTGATATTCCATAAGTTCCTATCACGCCATTTGCTAAGTCGAAATTTGCCCATAAATCAGATCCAAATGCATCACTACCAGCGGCAAGTTGAACCACATATTCAGTGTTTGCTTTTAGAAATACTGATAACGTGAATGTATTCGTGTTAAATATAGGAATATTGACTGGTATAGATTCAATATAATGCTGATTGGTAGAGTTCGTTGCTACAATCGAATCTGCTACTTCTAGTCCATTTGGAGCAAACGCAGAGTTATTCGTCACTGTTATATTAACTTGCTGCCATCCTGTTTGATTACCAAATTGTGAAGTATAAATTAGGTAATTCTTGCCTTTGGTTGTTTTAATATATGAAGTTGCGGCGGTGTTGGCTTCTAACTGAGCCCCCCAAATATAAATTCCGTCATTCCCAACTCCATCGTACTGTTCAACGCCATCATTTTCAGCAATTTGAAATCCTGGTCGATTGTTGTCAGAAGCAACGTCAGCAGTTGAAGTGATCCAGCAACGATACCACCCGTCGTACAATTCAATCATATTTGCATTGGCATGTTGTGTGTTGCCTACAACTCCATTTGCAAGATCAAAAAACGCTAGTGGGCGATTTGTATATGACTGCGTATTGTCCGAATGTAAATCGATCGATATCCAATTGCGTTCTGAAGCTTTTGCATATACACTATATGTATATGTGGTATTTGCATCAAAATGGATATTAGATACAGGCTCGATTCGATGCACTGAATTAGAAGAGCCGTCTTCGACCAGTTTTTCAGCCGTAAACCTGCTGTCCGGCGCGGTTATTGAGTCTCCTTGAGCCTGACTGTTAACATTTACCCACAAAGGAAAATCGAAATCTTCAGAGTCCAGTACAATGTTTGTTCTAGTGTCTGGTAGATACTTGATACCATACGCAATGCCTGGGTACGAGGTTCTGTCAGATAATGGAACGTTAATTGTTTTGGTGTATGGTAATTTGTCACTTCCACGCTCTAATTGAGCTCCCCAGATGTTGATTGCCAACCCCGCATTCTCAAAAATGACTTGACCATCATCTTGCGCTACGCAAATATACCACTTAGAAGGCGATGCTGCTGGAACAACTTGCATTGAGCAACGATACAATCCTCCATTTGATTGCTCGATAGATAAACTCGTTGGAGCATATGTACCATAAGAGGAACCAATTACGCCATTAGCAAGATCAAAGTAAGCAACAGCTGTTTCAGGACTATTCCAAACCAAAGCTAACCAATTGCCGGTATTTGCTGAAGCATGAACTGAAAATTGATACGCACTTGAGCGACTCAACTGAGCAGTGTTTGCATATACCCCATGGATGTTGTTGGAGCTATCAGCAATGATTTGATCGACTGTGTTTGCTCCATCACGATCTTGGGCAACATTGCTGTCTACAGTACTATAAACTGCTGTCCAATAAACATTGTCAAATTCCTCACTGTGGGCAAACAGATTCTCTTCTAGTTTAATATCATTCTGAGCCATATCAATTGTAACAAAATCCATGTCAGCAGTCAGGATTCCAGAATCAGCAGTGTCAAAATCTACCATCGACTGGACGTAGGTGCTCAAATCAATATTTGATGGGCCATCGTTGTATTGTAACGATTGCATTTCGCTCTTTAACAAGAACTGACCAAACAACTCTGTTCCCGCTGTATGGAAAGTGTTATATAGAACGTCTTTGTATTTGCTTAGAGATAGCGCGGCATCTATTTGGTAAGAAAAGTCCTGATAGTAGTGGCTGTCTTGAATATACTTGTCGGAATTCAAGAAGCTGTCAGTTGTTGCCCAATATCCTTGTTTTCTTCCAATTCCTCTTTTAACTACACGACCTGTTATTTCATATAGATCGTTATACTCTGTTACAGTCGTTTGAAGCTTAGCACCAATACCATTCTTAGTTCTCACTGATATTTCTGGAGCAGCTGAGTACCCAGCACCATTATAAGTCATGGAGATTTCTTCAATTGTTCCAAACGCATCGGTAATTACTGTTGCAGTTGCTTCTTTTTGAGGCAATCCTCCACGGAAAATCAACTGCTCTCCATTTGCATAACCAGTTCCCCCATTCAGTACTTCAGGAACAGTTAGTCCTCCATACAAATACAAGTAAACGAATTCGTCTTCTTGATATCCCCTACCAGAGTTAACTACAGCAGTATTAGAAATAACATTGTTACCAAACGATGGAGAGCCGACAATCGAAGCATTGCGACCGGAAATTGAACCGTCTGGTCTTGCAACTTTTGGATCGTTAACATCGAAATTTGATTGATAGATTCCCGGAGATACTTTATAGACAGCATTTGCAGTTGATGTTGAATTTGGCTTACCGTATAACGTCAAACTTGTATTATTTGCTACAGACTGAATTACATGGAATTCTTCAGTTGCGCTATTAGAACTGTCAGACATAATTGCAATCGTATCATCGTTTGCAAAGTACGACTCAAACACAGTTCCCGTAAACACATGCCCAGTTTCAGAAGTTGTGCTCGCTGTTATGTTGATGTTTGCACCATCAAAAGTGTCGCTGAGTGCAATGTGAGTAGTGTTAGCAAATGAAACGTAGTATCTGGTATTCGAAGTTAGCCCACTAATTGCGGTGTTACCAGCAAGAACATTGTAGTCAATGATATCATTAACATTGAAATGACTCGCATTTTCAATAGCAATTGTGTCGGTTGCATTGTCTACGTCTGTATTGGCATTGAATGTATACTCAACTGCAGTTATTGACGTGCATGCATCATTAAACTGAATCTTTCCAGGCATAGCACCTGACGTAATCACAGACCGAACAAATACTTTTAATGGCTCGGTGTAAAAACTGCCAGTACGAATCTGAGCAAGTGATGATATCGACCCAAATCTACGAGTCTGATATGTTAACACATCGCCAATTACGCTAGATAAGTTTGCTGAAGGTTCTCTTGGAAGATCATACGTTGCTGTATCAATTGGCTTGAAAAGCAGGTTGGTGATAACGTCAGTGTTGTACGTGACTATCTCTGTATTGAAATAAGAACCAAGATTGAATGATGCACCCGATCCAGTAGTATCAGTTGCCCCATTGTAAATGATCTTTTTTGAATCCAAAGTGTAACCAGAACCGCCAGACAAAATTTCAAAAAGAATACGTCCTCGACCACCAAACGTCTCGGTTACTTTGACGATTCCATCGATTCCCTGAGCGATTGTATCGCCAGTATACAAATCTTTTTGAGCAATTTTGATCAAATCGCCCTGTTTGAATTGTCTGCCGCCATTGACAATTTCAATTCTATCTAAGCTGCCAATTACACTTGGAGCCTGATTCAATACATTTGGTAAGTTCGATGAAAATAGATCATCGTATAGTACTAGTTTTTCACCTATTTCAAAGTCTCCATCAACTGGAGCGATATTAGACAAAAAGATTGTATTGATTCTGTTTCCGTTCAATGGTTCGCGAGTATAGTTCTCGACCACTGCAGAAACTTTCGAAGAAGAACCAATTACCGTTTGCCCAACAAACTGCTTAGAATATTCGCTTTCAGTTATTTCACAATACCGTATTTGTTTCCACTTGCCATCAGAAGCACGTAAAATATCTCTGCCTGGCAAATATACTTCAGCATCTTCATTATAAATTAGACGGAATAACAGTTTATAGCATTGTATAGATCCTTTAGATCTGTATACATCTAACACATGCTTCAACAGTAACCGTTTATTAATGATAACGTCAAATGGAATGCCATAAAGATATTTTTTCTGAAAATGGCTTAGAAACGTTTCCAGAGTATCATCAATGTCTCTTAGAGAAATAAAGTTTCTTGCATAGTATAATGGATTGTTCGTCTGTTCCAGCCATTCATAATACGCTTTAACAAACTGAATAAAAACTGGTCCTTCGTCTTTATAGAACGCTGGAAATTGATGCTCAATTAATGGAGAGATTTTCTTTTCGATTCCAACATCCATTATTGTAAGATTCCTATAACATTAACGGTTACGTCCTCAGCTTCAATTTTTATCACTGCCGATTTGTTAATAACAATGTCTTTGATTCTTGTTGAAGCGTATAACGAAATGTGGTTTCCGTAACTTGAAACCAGCAGCTTCGATAGTTTAACAATTCCTGTATCATGGTCAACAGAACCGATTGAGTTGTTTATCGTCACTGTTTGATTGTTGATTGGCGTTCGTACGATAATGTTACCAAACCCATCGTCTTGCAAGAAAGAATAAGGATAGTATACATTCTGATCGTCGATATATGTAAATAGACTTGACACTATCACTGGCGTTTGAAGAGCCGTTGGTCCTCTCATCGGATGCAATTGATTGCCAAAATCAATTTCAGTTGTATAGAAGCGATTCAAAGTTGGATAAAACTTCTTTATCATTTTTACTTCAGTGTCGTTACTTGTGATAGCTTCGTCAGCATCGTCGATTGCTCGAACGAACTTAGAATATCTAAAGTCGCGATCAAATCTTTCAAGGTTATTAGTACTAAAGTCAAGAATCTGATTGAATACAATATCTTTAATTAATGTTGCAGTTTTCGTTGTTAGAATTGGATCATACTGAACAGTGGTCACTACTTGACAATGGAAAGTGTTTGGATCAGTTATTACAACTCTTGTTGGCAATGACACGTAATCCAACAAGTAGTTGCTGATTTGGTCTTTCAGGTATGATGGAACAGCATCGCCTGTTACTGGTTTTAGAGCTATAACTACTCGTCCATAAAGTTTTGGTTCAAGGTTTTCTCCGCCATATACAGTAACGTCGTCAACGTTTGCACTAAATTTAGATAGTATTAAAGACGCATAATCATCAGAAGAGACGGCTCTTTGCTGTGTAGCAAAATAACGAGGAGCATATTGTCTAACCAAATCGATTGGCTGGCTTTCTGCTGCTCCAGATGCATTTTGTACTGTTTGAACTGTATATGTTAGCATTTCCCCGGCAGACGTGGGATCGAAATCCATTGAAAAAGTCTTTGATCCATTTGCTGCAGTACCAGACGATAAACGATAATCGATTACGATTTGTGATCCAACTTTTGGCTTTGTTCCAAGTACTCCATCGCCAAATAGAATTTCATAATACCCACTTCCGGTAGATTGAATGAAATATACTTTTGAAGTTGCTTTTAATCCAAGCAGCGTCTGTGTTAGCTTATATACATCTGGAATTTCACTACCATCTTGATATACTGCAACAGTTATGCTATCAACATCAACATTCTTATTGGTAATCTTGAAACGCTGAACATCATCAGATTGCATGAACACATAAGTATCTTTAACATAATACCCTTCATAAATGTCAGTCTCAAAGTTAAAAACGTAACCGGTATTTGCACTATTTCTTGTCGCTGAAGAAACAGTTAATGTTTCAGGAATGGTGAATGTATATGCATCAGACTTTACTACCGTTGATAGCAACGATCCTTTTTCTATTACATATGGTTGTGAATCACCAGTTGCTTCAAATGTAATATTGACTTTTGCTCTTGCTGATCTGTAC